TCCTACAGTCGAAATCAACAAATTTAGATAATGCGCAATATTTTCAGGAAAAGGCACTTTCTTTTCTTTTAAGATATCGCTAAACATCTTAAAGAAAATTTTATTTTTATATTCTAAAATTTCATTCGAAATATTTTGTATTTGTTCAGACATATTGTTATTCCTTACACAAATTAACTAATCCGTTTCCACATATTTACGACAATATATGGAGGCATATTATTGTGAGGTTGGTTTTTGCCGGATGGTAACATATTTATATTTAAATTGATAGTATGATTATGAGAAGCATCAATAACATAATTTCGTCCTGGTGAAGAATTTCCACCATCCTTAGCATGAATTCCATATTCACTTTCTTTTGAAACTATTCCAAAACCATTTCTATATGGAACATCTGTTATGTCTCCATTTGGTCTAATAGATGAAGAAAATTTGCCAACTAATTTTGCTGTACTTGTAGTATTACCATTAATATTATTAACATCATGACTATGAGAAGCTAATTCATCTTCTGTTAAACGATGTTCTTTTTCGCCGCCAACTTCGTTAAGATTAAAACCGTCGCCACTATTAACTAGCATACGACCAGAAGGCATACGTTCCCAACTGCCACCAAAAATAGCTGCCGGATCGACATTATTAACGTTCATATAAATAGAGCCAACAGGATATAATTGACTAGCTAATCGATTAAGTTGATCGAGCGCTGAACTTAATTTTTTATTTAACTGTCCTACTGTTACCACATCATTAGCTTCGATACCGTCTGCGACATTACTAATAATACGTTTAGTCGTATTGTTACCGATAGACACTTGATTAGGAAGTGTAGCAACCGAGTCTGCACCTAATGCAACACTGTTTTCACCAGTTGCTGAAGCATTAACGCCAACGGAAGTACCACGGCCCAAAATAGAATTACCGATAGACATTGCTTTATCTCTGAGCTTGTACGCAATTGTCGTAGCGATTTTTGCACGACCGCTCTCAGTAGATATAGAAATATTATCGCCAGCAATAATGCCATTAACACCTGTTCTTTCATCGATCTCCTCTTTAGAATACGTTTCGTCACGGCCTATAAATAATTTAGCAGTTTGCGTCTTCGTATAGTAAGGACTTAAATCGACTTCGGCACTAATTTCGTTATCACTATTAATGCTAATAGAACTACCGGCTTTTAGTTTATTTTGTTTCGATTCTTTTAAATTTTGAATATCTTCAAAATTCTGAATCATTTCATCGGGATCTTGAATATAGATCTCGCTTTTTTTATATTTATTATTACTCTTAGCAGTCTTTAATTGCAATGCATTTAAAATATTGACCTTAAGAGATTCAACTTTTAATTTATTCACGCCTATATTCCTTTCGTTGTTAAATAATTGAACGCAAGTATATTACAATATTATTTAACACGTCTAAAGAAATTAATGCGATTTGCAAGCATACATCTTAAAGGATGTTTTGCTCCATTTGCGCTAATAAACTTATATCCCAGATAAATACTTTTTTTAAATAATCGACACCATCTGCGATCATCTTTAATACAGAAAATTTTATTTTTAGTATCGATAGCTACAAAGAAATCTTTTTCGTTGACGCAAACTTTTACGTCAGACGGGTTTACAGTTTTGCCGAAAATATAATAAGCAAAACCGTATCCACAATTTCGATATAGCCAAGCACAACGACATACATATCGTTGGAATCTTTCTTTTAGAGTAAAGTTATCGTCGATAAGATCGACGTATCCAGGAATCATATATCCGTCGCCTTTGCTTTCAAAATGATATAGATAATGTTTATTAAAATCATATCGAGCGAATTTTGGAACATTGTTTTCGTAGATCATCCAGGCGACATCTAAACAGTTATCGTAAGTTTGCCATAATTTAAAAATTTTAGGAAGATTTCCGTATTTATCGGCAAATAAAACGACGAACCAATTTGTTAGATAGCATAATGCCATGCAGAGCAAATTTGCTCCGCATAACACTAACCATTTTAAATAATACTTATTCGGCATCATTTTTTTCCTTATAGCTACCAACTTCGCTATTATATTTACTATTAATAAATTTATTAGCGACTTGAGTAACGGCAGAACCACCGCCAGCTAAGCTAGCAAGTGTTTCATAGTGTTGCCAGTTGTGACCGGTAATAACTAAATATAACGTTACTCCGATCAACAAAAGCAACAAGGAGAAGGAGATGACACGCGTATAACTTAACTGTCCGTTTTCAAATAACATCATTCTAAATAATTTAGTCATCTTTCTTTTCCCTCAATTTAAGCTTAAGTTCGCCAAGAGAAACAGCCTCTAATCGATTTAATACAGCATCGTCGAGTTTAGAAATTATATCCTGATTATATTTTATCAGCATATAATTTTCTTTAAAGCTCCACAACTCAGTCATAATAACTACTAAGTAGCATATGATAGAAATAGCATCGACTAACTGAGCAAATCCACTATGAACCGTAATCGGTATCTTAATTACGTCGATACCGAAGGCGAATAAGCATAATAAAGAATATTGAAAAAGTTTAAAAACAAAGCCGCGATAAAACACGCGGCTTGATTTTTGCTGTCCCCAACCACCCCAGAACACTTCTATGATGGTCTTGTAATGCCATAAGCTATGTTTAATTATTGTTAAACTAAATAACTTCATTATCGTATCGATAATAATAAGGATAAAGCTTATGCAAAAAAACATAACTAAGCGTTCTACGGCATCAGGGGCATAATTATTTAAAAATGTGAAAAAGTTAAATAATTGCATAGTCTTTTCCTTAAAGTGTAGACGAGAGAAGATTTAGAACTCTAAGGAAAGGCAATATATTATTCACCTTTTAATGCTTTAATTGCATCGAGAATAGGTTGCAAGTCAGCTTGAGTGATAAAGCCTTTTTCTTTTAACTTAGTTTCGATATCTTCAAGTTTTAAATATTTAGCTTCTGCTTGAGCTTGAGTTTCGTAAGCACTTAAATCTGGAGTATGGATTCCATCTACAGTATTTTTCAATTCTGTGATTTTGCCTTCCAACGCTTCTTTAGCTTCATTAACTTTACCTTCAGCAGCTGTAAGAGTTTGGTTAGCAAGTTGAGTTACAGAATCTTGAGTAGCTAATTCATTTTTAAGTTCAGCTTTAGCGTTGTCAATATCTTCATGAGATGCATAGCCTTTGCCAGTAAGAATTTCATCTAATTTAGTTTTTTGATCTTCAGTGAAATCTGTAGGAGCAGCTTTACCTTCTAATGCAGTTACACGAGTATCGATAGCTGGAACAGTCGTATCTTTTAAAGTATTGATACTAGCTCTTAATTGACCAATGTTAGTATCAATGCTTGCACTATAGCTACCAAGATCTGCATTTGTAGCATAGTTCTTATCACGAAGGATAGATTCTACTACACCTTTTTGATCTTCTGTTAAAGTGTCTTTTGGACCATATTTAGCATCGGATTCAGCTTTTTTAGCATAAGGAGTTAAGTCAACACTTACGCCAGAAGCTGTAACAGTTTTAGTACCTTCGTCATAAGATAAACCAGAACCGAATGTTAATTTATCTTGTTTACCGGCAATAGTCGGATCAGCTTCGATAATATCGGTTACGCCTTGAGCTGTTACGTAAGTACCTTTAGTAGCATATAAACCGTCGGCAGTATCTTTATCTAAGAATGCTTTAGCCGTAATAGCATTGTTAATAGCGTTAGTAAATGCAGGACTAGTAGCAACATTATCTAAATCGCCACGAGTCATATAATCGCCACGAGCTTGGAATACGTTTTGAGCAGCCGTTAAATCAAGTTTACCAGCAAGAGCCGTATTCACTTCATCGATCTTAGATTTATTTTTACCGATTTGATCGTCGACATATTCGATAGTAGCATAGTTACCTACGCCTTGATACAAACGATCGGATTCGTCTTTAGTGATATAACCATCTTTAAGAGTTTTAGTTAACTCTTCTTTAGTAACGTAGTTACCTTTAAGTTGGAAGATACCTTTAAGAGTTTCCAAGTTAGTCGCAAGTTTAGCATCGATAGCAGCATCTGTTTCATCAGCTGTCATCATATCGTCTTTAATACGAGCGATTTCTGTACCGTATGTATCGCGAGCCCAGTTTGCAAATTCTACTTTAGTTTGGTAAGCAGCAGCAGCTTCTTCAGACTTAGTTTTAATAGCTTCTTCTAAAGCAGTTTTAGCAGCAGCTAATGCATTTTCTTGAACTTTAATTGCAGCGTTAAGAGTTGTTTTAGCTTCTTCTAAATCAGTAGTAGCTACCTTACCGGCAACTTCGTCTTTAGTAGCTTTCTTAGCCAATTCAGCAAGAATAGATTCTACGGAAGATTTATTATCGTTAACACCGGATTGGATATTAGCAATAGTTTGAACGGCATCTTTAAGAGCGCCCAATTTATTATCGACAATACCTTCGACTTGAGTTTGAGTCAAGCCAGAGCCGCCAGCAGCTAAAGTAGCGTTTTCTAATTCTTGTTTTGTTGCGAATTTACCGTCAGCATATCGCTTAATTTCAGTTTCTTTTTCGCCTATTTCGGCAGTTACTTCAGCTTTCTTAGCGAATGTTTCAGCGTCGGCTTTAGCTACGTATACTTCGCCTAAACCGCCTACAGCCGCAGCGATATCTTCTGTTACTTTAGCAGCTCGAGCATATACAACAAGATCGTCATGATGAACTAAGTTGTCTTTATCGAGACCTTCGATAGCAGCTTTATTTGCATCGGCGATATCTTTAACTTCGGTAAGTTTTTCAGCTGTCGCATATTCGCCCTTCGGTTGATAATCACGATCGCCAGCTTCTTTGGTTACATATTCGCCTTTTTCTTGATAGCCAGCAAGTTTTTCGTCAATCTTGGTCGCAATTAAATTAGGAACAGTAGCTGTTTCTAAAGTATTTAATTTATTATCCACTTCGTTGGCTTTAGCTTCGAACACAGCTTTATCGGCTTTGTCCGCTAATGCGGATACATCAGCTTTGCCCAATAAATCAGAAGCATTTTTATCGGCTTTAGCTTGAACTGCAGTTAATGCACTTACATCAGCTTTATCGGCAAGTTTTTCGTTAAGCTTAGCTTCTCCTACGAATTTTTCTCGAGCTACGATAGCATCGACAACTTCTTGAACTTTGTCGGCTACAGCTTGTGCATCAAGGCCTGTGCCAGTACCACCATTAAGAGCAAGGTCGTTAACTTTAGTCGTTAATTTACCGAGATCTTCGATAGCTTTTTCGACTTTAGTTTTAGCTTCTTCCAAACCTTCGGCGTTTTCAGTCGCCTTAGCTTTAGCTTGTTGAGCAGTCGTATTTACTTCACGAACAGCAGCATCAGCTACATCTTTAGCAGCTTGAATATCTTCGGCTACTTTTGTTTTGTCGGCTTTATCGCCAAGTTTAGATTCGACGTCAGCTTTTTCTGCATATTCAGCAAGAGCAGTTACGTCGGCTTTCGCCGCCAATTTTTCGTTAACTTCATCTTTAGTGAATACTTTATTTAACTTATCGAGTACAGCTGTTAAATCAGCATGACCAGCTAATTGTTGAGCAAGATCTTTTAAGGATTGAAGTGTAGCTGGATCTAAAGAACCGATAGCTTGAACTTCGGCTTTGGTAGCATATTCACCTTTAGGTTGATATGTTTCATCAGCAACAGCTTTAGTTACATAATTAACAAGAGCAGCTTCAACTTCTTTAGCTTTAGTATCGGCAGCAGTAGCTTTTTCTTTTGCTTCAGTTACAGCTTCGCCAGTTTTAGCTTCGGCTTTTGCTTCAGCAGCAGCAGTCTTAGCAGCTTCGATAGCTTGAGTTAATTCGTCTTTAGCATCTTTTAATGCTTCTTTAGTAGCCAATGGTTCTAATGCAGTAGCATCAGCTTTACCTTCGAGAGCAGTATTTGCTTTAGCAGCTTCTTTAGCAGCATCGGTAGCAGCTTGTTTAGCTTCGGCAACTTCGGCTTTGCTAGCTTTACCTTCGAGAGCAGTATTAACAGCTTCTTGGTCCGCCTTGCGGCTTAACGCTTTTTCGTTTTCTACTTTAGCTTGAGCCGCATCAATTTTCAATTTAGATACATCATCAGAGATACCTTTTACTTTAGCATCGTTAAGAGTATCGGCAGCTTTACGCTCAGCAGATTCTGCACCTACAGCAGCTTTGTTAGCAGCAACTTCAGCTTTAAGATTATCCAATGCTGCTTGATCAGCTTTAGTAGCAAGAGCAGTAGCGTCCGCCTTAGCGGATACTTCTTCTTTTGTAGCCAAAGGAGTCAAATCGCTAGCATTAGCTTTTTTAGCAAGTTCAGTTTCGATAGCAGCTTTATCGGCTTTATCGGCTAAATCAGATTTTTTAGCATATGTAGCTTCGACTTCAGCAGTTTTAGCGAACGGAGTTAAATCGACAATAGCTTTAACTTTTTCAGTAAGTTCGGCAGCTTTAACTACGTCGTCAGCAGTAGCCGCTTTAGCGATAGCTTTTTCAAGATCAGTATCTTTATCGTTAAGTTTTTTGATCAACTTATCGATAGCATCTTTATCGTATACTTTATCTTTATCGGCTTTTTTAGCGATTTCGGCAATGCTATCTGGGTTATCGCGAAGCAGTTCAATAGCATCTTTTAAAGTTTTAAGATCTTTAGCAGATACGCCACCAGTTGCTGTTTCGAGTTCTGCTTTAGTCGCAAATTTAGCAGCAGCAGCTTCGTCAGCTTTACCTTGAGCTTCGGTAATTTTTTCAGCTACTTTAGCATCGGTGATATATTCACCTTTAGGTTGATATTGAGCAGCAGCTTCAACTTTACTTAAGAAAGTAATAACGTCTTGTGCTTGTTTAGCAGCAAGATCGGCAGCTACTTTAGCAACGGCAGCTTTATTAGCTTCGGCCAATACTTTATTAGCAGCAGATGCTTCTTTGTTTGCACTAGCTTGTTTTGTTACGTCTTCAACAGCTTTGTTATCGACTGGAGTACTGGAACCACCTTGATTATCAGAACCACCAATTTCAATACCTTTATCACGTTTTGGATCGTATAAACCAAAATGAGCTTTACCTACAAATTTTTTGGACATAGAATGTTATCTCCTTTAATTCCAATAAATTAATTCAGCACTAAGTCTGTTTTTCAAATCATCAATAGATTTATTTAAATAATCGTCGACTTGCGCATGAATATATTCTTGCAATGCGTCGCCAATTATTTTTAACAACTGGTCTAATGTCGGTTGATAAATACGTTGATTCATTTGGTCGACAAATTTTGTTAACTCATCACGAACAGTATCTCTTACTTGATTAAAGTCCGGTTTCTTTTTAAGAGCTTCTATTAAATCCGTATACGTATTAATAGAACCATCTTTTTCGAATTGCTTTAACGTATCAGCCCAGTATTCTAAATCATGGATATCTGGTTTATTATTAACGACACGAATAACTTCATTTAATTTATAAACCAGGTACTGAATACTCGTTTCATCTAACGAGGCTTGATCGATAAAATGTTTCATTCTCTTACCTCATAATTACGTTCGTAATAACTGACTGTTGATTTCCTGGTTCGATCGAACATTCGTCATCAGTGCATTTAATAAGAACTGCAAATTTTTCATTACCAACAGTAGTGGTCGAGTTCTTCTCTAAAATAGATACCGGAATAATTAAATCACCGATATTCGATTCTTCATATAAACCAGAAATAACGATTTCAGATTTATTGCTTAATAAGTATGCAGAATAAACGCCTTCATAACACAAAGTAGAGCAGGTATCATTTTCCAATAATACCTGCTCATCATTCACTAACAATTCATCTGATAAAGATAATGAATTAGAGCCATAAGAGATTACGTCTCCGTCAAATATATTTTTACCGTTTAATTTTAATTCTTTTACGAATAAATTGTTAACCATTATCTTATCGTTACGTTGGTTTTTATTAAGATACTCGCTATTTATATTACTCAAAGTAATACCATTTTGGTCTAAATGTTCATTAATTTGAGTATGCGCTTGATTAATAATTTCAGATACATTATGATTTAAACTCATAAGTGAATCATTAATAGCGCTTAATGAAATTTCATTCATTGAATAGCATCCTTTTATCTTATAAAAATATTAGAAACCTTTTCGACGTTATCGATAATTAAGTTATTTTCTAGAATAGATACGATAATTGTTTGATCGATATCTTTATAAGTACCAGATTTTTTTACGATAAACAAATTGGAAACTTTATTATTATTTTTAAAAATAATATTTATTTCATGGGCATGAGATAAATCGATATTTTCTTTAATCGGGATTTCGACCCAATCATAAGAATTATCATTTTTAGATAATAATTTTATTTCGTTGTATAATTTACCGGACAATTTTCTGCCACCAAGCTCGATATGATCTTCATCGATATTTATACTTCCAATAATCTTTTGAGTATCCAAAGTATCGACTGAATAATCATATCGTTTAGTTTTTTTATAATACTGGTTATCGTCGATCGTATAGTTCTCGATATTAAGAGAAACCATATTATCGATTATATCATTTTTTCTAGTATTTAAATAATCTTGAATTTCGATAATTTTATTTTGTAAGTCGGCAAGGTTAACAGAATCATCATGTATTAAACTAATCATATGTTACCTTTTATATATTTTAAATTCATTATCGGACGTAATAATGCCATCTTTTATCGTGATAAGATTATTTTTAAAATCTTTCCCGCAATAATTAATAATTAATGGGACAGAATATCCGCTTACACTAACCAAAATATAATAGTCGCCTTTTTCTAGTTTAGATAAAGTATATTCTTTATATTCTGGTAATGCCATGTCATAATTATTTTTAACGGATCGATTATTATAAGATAGTCGCTGATCGAATGAAAGTGACTTATTACCGACAGAAATTTCGCTAGAGCTAATCTTATTATTATTTAAAAATATAGATCCAGCAATATCGACAGTGTCGAGTGATAAATTATTTAACGTTTCATTTACCGAAATAAAATTATCGTAAAAATCTAAGGCATTAACATACTGATCGTTATCGATAACGGTTGATTCGAGGCTATTTATTTTAGAAATAAGATTATTAATCTCGCTTCTCAATGTATTAATATCTATCGACATTTAATAATATATCCTCCTAAACCTTCCCAATAATCGCTATAACTACTATGGTGTTTTTTACGTCGACGCCAGATCTCATGAACTTCGAATTTCCAGTTCCATGGATTTTGATCGATACGGGAAATTGTTTGATAGTTCTTATCGCCACCATAATAGTTTTGGAACGATACCGACATATTTGTCATCGGGCTTGAATTATCGCTAACTTCATATGGATTATATTTTCGTTTATAAGCATCTTTGATCATAAAGAATACTGTATGAAAATCATTTTTATATGGGTTATATGCATATACTTCACGCCAATCATTTTTATTCGATTCTCCAATGGAATTACCGTCTTTCCATTGAGGAAGTTTTACGAATTTACGATAATTATTTTTAGTAATAATCGTTTTATCGGTAGCCAAACCATTATTATTTATTTCTAAATATTTATTATTATCTTTTGCAATAACGAAAGGCCAAACAGAAATATCGACACCATCAATCGTAAATAATACGCCATTGGATTTATTAAACTTTATAGCTGGTTGATTACCAGAATTAATCGTTAAATTACCGTCAAGATTTAAATCGTCATAACGAAGATAATCGACAGCATTATTTTTATTTAAAAACTTATTATCTGATTCTTGTTTCGTATAATATCCAGAAAGTTTATTATTAATGAAAGCCAATAAATCATCTATAGATGTCGGAACAGTATTCGTTAGATAATCTTTCATTTGATTAATACGATTAGTATATTGATTAAGTAAACCGTTAACGCCAGTTCCTTCAGCGGCGTCTCTAAAAGATTTTATGGCATCAATTATTTCATTTATTTTTCTTGCTTGTAAAAACGTAGTCGTTCTACTTCTTAAATGTTCTATCATCGCCATAACACCTTCATAATATTGCCGTTATTACGGCTTTGATTATACCCAGTAAACACAGGACCAGTCTTTTGTGTTAACTTAACATAAGATGCTGTTACCTCGACACCGACCGTAGAATACGGAGTTAAGAATTTAATCGGAACTTCGGCTCTACACATATATACATAAGCTGGCGCAATACGATGATCGTTTTGCAAATCATGACCACCTTCGTGATATGTATTATCGACGATAAGAACTAAATCATTCCATTTCGCCGGTAATTGAACTGTACCGCCTACATTGTTAATAGAGCTATTTGGGATTTCGTTCCAAGCTGCCGGAATATAAGTACGCTCGCGTAGCTGGAAGATATCTTCACCTAGAGAACGTTGAGTACCGGTATTAATATTCTTAGCATATAGCTCAGATCCATCAGGATTGATTAATTTAAGCCAATCACCATCGATAATTAATTTTACACCGTTAAGAGTCATTAACGTGTTGCCATTTTTATGGCCTATAATTTTATTGTCGCCAGCAACGATTAGTTTATGTTGATAATCTAAATTTTGATTCTTTAAAATTGCATTATTTAAACTAGCTTTTGTTAAATAACGAACATCTTGTTCTTGCTTGTTGAAATAAGATTTAATAGTTTCATTAAATCCGTTTTTGATATTTTCTAAAGATTCAGAAAAACTTTTTCTAGCATTATTATAGATTAAATTAATTTTATTAAACTCTTTGATAAAATCGTTTGTCGAAATTGTTTTATCAGAAGTATCTTTAATAATATCTTTTAAACTATCTATAATTTTATTAATTTCTTGTGTCGCTTTATATGACACAGAAAATTTTTCCATTCGTTTCGCCATATAAAACTCCTATCGATAATAAACTGCCTTTATAATACCGTTAAATCCTTCTTGGCTCCAATCAAGATTGATAACGCCATTCTGCAAATTAATCGTGCAATCACTATCCTTATAATAAGGTTGACCTAAACTTAATTCGATCAATATATGATTGATATATAAATGTCCGTTATGATTGCCGTCATGATATTGGTATACGATTAACATTTGATTCGCATCGTCACCGTATACTCTAGAGTAATTTACGTTTCGAGTATTTCGACTACCTGGAAGTTCGACCCATTCACCAGGAGAAATATAACTAACGCCAGTAACTATTTCTTGACCGTTAATATAAGTAACACCATTTCTAATTTCGATCGGAACATTGCCGTCCGGAGAAATCATTTTAAAATATCCTGAACGGACTTCCCAACTACCGTTGCCAAATTGAATGATTGGACCGCTAGTATTATTTAAACTAATATGACCGTTAATATTAAAATTATTATTAATAGTTTCATCACGATCTTTGCGTAAATAACTATTCGCTGTAGAAGACGAAGCAAATAAATCATTACTATTAGCCTTAGTATAATAGCTAGATAATTTATTGGCTATCGTATTTCTAAGATCATTTAATCGACTTTGTAGACCTTGAATAGCATCTTCGATTGCTTTTTTATTAGTTTTAATAAAGTCTAATAACGTTTGTTTCGTAACCGTTGTACCCGAGATACGTTTAAGATCTTCAATCTCAGTATCAAATTCGTTGATCTTCGCGTTAATTTCGCGAAGACCAACAAGTTCTTTTAATTTTTGAATCATACAGAATCACCGTAATTCAATACATCGTTTTGTTGAGTGTAGTATAGAATATACCCACGTTCTGGGAATACACTATGAAGAATTACTTTGTTTGCATTATATTCAGGAGTAATCGTACTGAGTTTCTTATTAATACCGTCATAAATCACGACCTGAACAATTTCGACATTAGGAATATCCAAGGATAATTCGTAATTGTCTTCACCTTGTTTAATCCATTTATTAGTGCCGAATTCTAATTTTTGAATAATAACGCTTTGATTAATTTTATCGACAACATTATTAGGAAGAACACTCTTACCATTTCTTACTAAAATCTCCCAGTCTGTTCCATTAAACCGATAGAGAGATCCTGCGGTATCTCCACCGTTAACAGCTACAACATTGCCAACTGTTGCATCTGGATATGTCGTATATAGTTCGGTTACAGAACCAACACTATTTTTCCAATCGTTATTATCATTAGCTTTTATAATAGCTGCATATAATTCGTCGCGCAACAAGAAGTCTTCGATCGGATGGCCCATAAATTTACGAGTATCTTCACTTAAATCACTTCTATCTGCAGTGCCGGCACGATCAGATAGTAAAGCATGATCGACAATTAAACGTCGAAACTTTTCTTCTAATGTTTCACCGTCGCTAAACATAACTTGATCGGCCGTCGTTTTTCCGTAAAACGGATCCTTGCCACCTGCGCCATTGTCGACAAGGATATTACCTTTAATATCTGCCATTTTATATTATCCTTTTCATAGGGTTTAAATAACATCGATTACAGAATTATATTACAAAGAAAGCCTGTCTATGACAGGCTAACTTTCTTAACAATCATCTTAGAATCAGATTCTTTTTTACCAGATAAATAGACTGTTTCATCATATTTAATATAAGGCAAATTATTTAGATAAATAGAACTAAAGACGATTAAATCGATTTCGACGCCGCCACCAACATCGCCCTTACAGAAGGCCATAAGATTACCAGATTTATCTTTGCGTTCATCGACTTTCGTAATTTTAACTTTAACGTTTTCTACTTCAGTTTTATCTTCCATAGAAAACCATTCCGGTGTATATGTTACCGGACAATTTAATGTTTCCATTTCGAAGCTCATAATGAGTTCCTTTCCGTAATCTTCGTTATTTAAACGTTCATCTTTATCTTTTCTTAAATCGTAAAATTCATTCATTAATTCTAAACGATTATGCTTAATATTAGAGAAAGCACCCGATTTAATTAAAGCTGAACCGACACGCTTATTAAATGCTTTTTTACCGATTTTATTCATAGCATCTTCTAAAGAAGTATAAGGTCGATGTTCGATTATGGCAGGTATGGAAGATAGACCCACGCCCTTAATGGACCCAAGACCAAATAAGATAGTGTTTCCATTAGGAGTAAAATCAAGATTTGAAACATTAATGTCTGGAACTTCAACGTCAATCCCTTCCTTTCTAACTAATGGAATATAGCGAACTAAATCTTCTAAAGATTGCATCGATAAATATGCAGAAAAGAATTCTACTGGATGATATAGTTTAAGCCAAGTAGTGAGCATACTAGTAAAAGAATAAGCTACGGCATGAGATTTATTGAATAAATATGAACTAAAACCTTGTATTAATTCAAAATAATCTTTCATTTCTTTTTCGGTATACCCATTAGCAATAGCCCCTTTAATTTCTGGGCCATATTTACCTTTAGGATCATACCAAGGAGCTTTGTCATCTTGTTCCCAGCCTTTTGGACCTTCGCAATTTTTTTTACCATAGATATGACAACGCTCTAACATAGGCATTTGCTCTACCTTTTTTTTGGCCAGAATTTTTCTCGTAAGTGAATCTGCTTGGTTATCGTCGAAACCAGAAACTTGTTTAGAAATCATCATTACGTTTTCTTGATACGGGATTACATAATATGTATTACTAAGGATATTTTCGATACCACGTAACGGAATAACAAGATCTTCTTTACCTTGTTTACGTTTAGCATATTGATGATGCATGTTCGCAGATAAAGGGCCTGGCCGGAGCAAAGCTGTGGTTGCCGCAATATCGTCAAAACAAGTCGGCTTCATTTCTTTTAAATAATCTTTAAACATATCAGATTCTAATTGAAACACGCAATCTGATTTTGCTTGTGCCAATAATTTATACAATTTTTTATCTTCGATATCGAAGCTGTCATATAACCATTGAACATCTTTATCTAAATGTCTTAATGTTGTTTCTATAATCGATAAAGTTTTAAGACCGAGAATATCGAGTTTAGCTGTACCTAATTCTTCACATTCTGTACCGGTAAATAACGTAATTGTTACTCCGTCTGCATCAGTACGTGTCGGAAAATAATCGTCGACACGGCATGGCATTGCTAATACACCAGAAGCATGAACACCGAAGTTACGTTTAAGACCTTCGAATGCTCGAGCCAATCTAAATAATTCTTTATTATCGGCTTCTAATTTTTGCCATTTAGTATATAAAGATTTTTCTGTTTCGTTACCATCTTTTAATGAATCATAATGTTTAAACTTTGGTTGAGGCGGAACGACATCTTTAAAGTCGTCGATAATTTTAGATAATGCATTCATTTTGTCGAACGAAATTTTAAGTGCGCGGCCAATATCTTTTAATCCAGATTTAACGCCCATTTGAGAATATGTACCAATATGTGCTACGTTACTTTCACCGTATAAATCTTTTATATGTTCAATAACTTTATCTCGACCAAAGTAGCTAAAATCTGAGTCTACGTCAGGCAAGCCAGTTCTATCGATTGTTAAAAAACGACCGAATAGTAAATCATACTTAATTGGATCAATATTTTTTGTGATACCGATACACCATAATACTAGACTACCTGCCGCTGATCCTCTTGCAGCGCCAGTCATTACGCCGTTATTATCGGCCCAATTAATATACTCACGAACAATTAACATATAATCGGCGAAATCTTTATAATTAATAATATTAAGTTCGTATGCTAAACGTTGTTCATATTGTTTAATATCGTTAGCTATATAATCATATCTTTTAGCTAGCTCATATAAACCTTTATATGCTAACTCGCGTAATTTGCGTTTAGTATTTTTAACGCCAGGAAGTTTCGGCATTAACGGTATATCGCTACCTAATTTATATTCGCCGACTTTATTAGCGATTTCTTGAGTGTTGTGCATTGCTTCTAAATACAAAGCATATTTTGCACGAGCAACACTTGCTTCAGTTTCAGATGTATTAATTAGATATTTAAATCCGTCCTGCATCTCTTCTTCGCTTTTAAGCCAGAAGTTATGATCGTATTTCATACGATTAGGATTATAGATATCGGTACCAGTACCGACACATACCAATACATCATGATCTTTATTATCGATTTTTAAGATATAATGAACGTCGCTTGTTGCGACAAGTTTAATATTGTGTTTTTGTGACATCGTTAAATAAAAATTATTTACTTTAACTTGGTCATCGAATGCATTAGGCTGAACTTCGAGATAAAAGTCGTCGCCGAAGATATCTTTATATTCTAAAATAAGTTCTTCGGCTTTATCTAAATCATCTTTACGAACACGACTTGCTACCATATTTGCAACACATGCTGTCGTGCAAATAACACCTTCACTATATTTACGAAGCATCGGCATGTCGAATAGGAAACGGCCATTATATGTACATACTTTAGCAGATTCACTTTGTAATTTAATTAAATTATTTAAGCCTATTTGATTTTTAGCTAATAAGATTAAATGATATTGTCTAGTATCGTACATATGTTTTTCTGCACGAGCTTTAATATCTTTAATACCTTTAACACCTTTTTTACCAGATGCTAAATCTTCAGCTTCTTTTTCTGTTAAGTCGCCAGCTTCTTTAGCCCTTAAGGCCGCATCAGCCCAACGTTCTTCAACAGGTTTAGATAGCGCAAGCGTATCCCATGTTTGATATCCTTCATATCCTAAAATAGGTTTAATATCTTGTTTTTTACATTCTTGTAAAAATTCATAGATACCACCCATATGATTATGGTCGGTAATAGCTAAGCTTTCCATACCAAGCTCTTTAGCACGACTAACTAATTTTGGTATATGACAATAGCCATCTAAGAAGCTATATGATGTATGTACATGTAAATGCGTAAACATTTTACTATTCCTCCTTAAACATACTTTTTACGTTTAAAGTATATAATCTAGGCTTCATAAAGTTTTTCTCGATATCACCACACATCGTAATTCTATCGCCAACTTTAATTCCGAGATCTCCTAATCTCCATGCCCAGATACTTAATTTTGTTTTTCCATCGAATACTGTATAACATATATTGTCAGGATTATTACCGCTAGGTTTAACGTCGAGAACGCTTAACCCAGATATTCTAACTTGTGGTTTGGTAAAAGTTAAACCGTCGAACGAGAATAAGTTAAACGATTTATAGGATTCTAATGTTAAATCAGATAATGTAAGATCGATATATTCAGGTTCTTTTGGCTCGATAGCAACTTCTTCAGGTGGCACATAGGATGCGATTTTTGCGCTCAGAGCGAGTTTAAATTCGTCTTGCATATCTTTATATATCGCAAAGCCACAAGCGGCTGCATGGCCGCCATATGAAGCTACAGACGGTTCATTAAACAACAACCAATCTAATGGATACGTATTGCTTCGAGCAGAACCATGAACGACTTCACTGTCAGACAACCCAACAAAACTAGGTTTGCCACTATACTCTTGAAGTCGTCCTGCAAGTATACCGATAATGCCAACTGGTATTTCGTCATTAACGACTAAAGCTATTTCACTATCGTCGTTTTGCTTATCGTACTGTTTAATGATTCTTTCACTAAAATCTTTAGTTAATTCCTTACGTCGAGTATTATATTCTTCGACAGTATTACATGTTTCAATCGGTTCTTCGCTTACGTCGAATAACTTAATAGAAGCATCGATATCGAATAATCGAGAACATGCATTTAATCTAGGAGCAATTTGCCAAGATACGAGATCGGCCGTAATTGCTTCTTTAGTTAGCATATCTAAAAATACTCGTAACGTATTCGGAATTTGCTTCTTCTGAATCTGATTAAAACCTTTACGAACGATAGCTTGATTAATATAACTACTTAATGGCATTACGTCGGCAATCGTACCGATAGCCGTTAAATAAAGTAATTTATCGCTTTCATAATGATTATAACCCAATTCATTTTCGATAGCTCGACAAAAATAATAAGCGACGCCAGCACCACATATTGCTTTTGCCCAATGATCGTTCTCGGTGATATGCTGATCGACAACGATTGTATCTGGTAAAATTTCTTGCGGTAAATGATGATCAGTAATGAGTACCGGTATATTATATTTCTTACATAATTCGACTTCTTCGACTTTCGTAATACCGTTATCGACAGTCATAATAAGAGGCTTAATTCGCCGTTCATATTTTTTATTTATGTCTTCGATAAACTTAACACTTAAGCCATAACCATCACTTCGCTCAGGGAAGTAAACTTCGCTATGAGTCGGAACAATTTTATTTAAAAACTTTTTCATAATCGTTCCGCTCGTCATTCCATCGACATCATAGTCGGCATATACATATATATCTCGACCCTCTTTAAAGCATTGTACTAAGAATTTAGCTGCTTTATCGATATTAATAATCGGTTCTTTCTCATCGATATTCAATATTTTATCTTGGTCGTATAGAATATTATATGCTACATCTAATGGAATTTGTTTTAGGGCCAATATTTGAGCCACTAAATCGTTAACTTTTAACGTTAACCTGTACTTATCTTTATCTATCATATAAGTAACCGCCTTTCCTAACTATTATAACATATAAACGAGAAAAAGGCGAGCATTATTCGCTCGCCTTCAAAGGTTTTAAATATTTAGTTTTTAATCCTGTAGCCGCTTCCAACTTGCTTAATGCTAGTCGCCTATGCTTTCTATATTTAGCTTCAGAAATTCCTAATTCTTTTTGAATATCTTTAGGTCGTTTAGTCTGAACGAATATTTTAACGATAATATTTCGTTCAAGTTCATTAAGTTCGTCGAATACGTCAGAACAAGTTAAACCCGATAACCAGGAATCACTAAAGTTTCCATTGTCGTCGATCGTAACTTGATCTTCGATATTCATATGATGCATCGAGTTATAACCGTTAAGGTTAACTTCTTCAAATGCCGTTCTATCGTAGCCGTTGTTAATTCTATCACGTAAGAATTTAGAAATAAAATGGAATAAACGATATTTAAATACATACGTTACAAATGTATTGAAGCTACGATTAGTCTTCTTATACGTTAACACCATTTGAGTAAATACATAATGAAGGTCAGTCATTACGTCATTATTCTTACCATAATTATCCCGAATTAAAGATAAAGATCGGTTTACTTCGTTGAATTCAGTTTTAGATAATCGAGTATTCCTAAAGATTTTAAAACGTAAATTTTTATCGGCTATATACAAGCAGATAAAATCACGAGATACTTTATTATTTAAATATGTTTTTTCGTTGACTAATAAATCATAAAACATATTAATAAATGGCTCGAATCTAATAATTAATTCTTGGAGCAACTCATCTTTTCTTTTGTTACATTTAGTTTGCTGACACTCTAATACGATCGCGTCAATTTCCTCCCAAGCTTCTTTTTGTCCTTCGAGAACTTTATATTCAGACATTATTTTTTCTTGGATTTCCTTTTTAATTTTTTAACGTCGTCTAGCTGCATCCATTGTCCATCATGAAACTGGATACATTCTAGAGTTAATTCGGGGAATTTATATTCGAATATCTTTTTCTTGAGATTAAAGTCGACCGTAGTCTTACCTTTAATATCGATGACACGAATACTTTTATCTAAATTCTTTACGACAAAGTCTGCTACGTAATTAATAGAACGAATCGTTTTTTTATTTTTTTTAAAACTTGGTTGTAGTTCGTAATTAACTTGTCGTTCAAATCCAGAAATTAATTTATCTTTAAGTTGCTGTTTTAAATAAATATAGTAGTTAGCTTCCATTAAACTATCGAATTTAATATCGTCGACAATAGGTTTATAAGAGAAATATCGACTTTTCTTAATTCGATCTTTAACTTGTGGTAATTCAAAAGATTTAATTAATTTCTTTTTCTTATATTCTTTCCATAGAATATGAGTATCTTTTAAGGCTTTTGTCTTATAGACGCAGCCATCTATTTCGTAAGGCATTATTATTTTCCTGTAAATGTTCTAGAGAGTTCTGGAATAAATCGACTCTTAGAAGATTCTTCTCGTACCGGGAAGAATATCTTTTGATCGATCCCCCGTAAAACATTATTAGCGATAAAGTTTAATCGTTCTATCGAACTAATATCACGATATGCAATAAATGTTTTTCTAGTTTTAGCATAATAAAACATAACGCCACTCAACTGAAAGTCGAACGCATCATATGCTGCTTTCCAGTGGAGAGTACAGTTAATATTACTATCACATTCTTCTTGTGAAAACGTATGAGAAAATACAGGATAGAATAAAAAGTATTTTCCGTTACGATATGCAATAGGGCCAATATCGACTTCAATTTCTCCTGAGTCAAATTCTAATATATGAGAATGACCGATTGAAATAATATTAAGTTGTTCTTCACTACAATATTCATAAAGACTTGAAAGATAATTAATACCTTTTAACACATCTTTATTATTAATACGGTGAGGGGCAGTATTTAAATAATTATCTAACATTTGAGTCATTTCCGGAATGCCGATAATTTCTTTTTGGTAAATACTACCTAAAAATGCGTATGCTATATCATGCAAAAACGAGCGTAAAGTACGCTCGTCTGTCGGTATTGGAGTATTATATTTTATATTATAGTACCAAGGACTATCGAGATAGTCTAGGAACTGTTCGTTAGTTATTTTCATACAACTTAGTAATGCAACGAGCTACTTCATAAGATTCAGCAAATAGAGCATCAGGAGTATTAAGATTAGGTCGTAATTGAGGAATTTCAGTTTTCTGACCTAATACAGATTCTGCAGATTGAGCAATTTTTAATTTAAGATCTTCAATAAGAGCGCTGTCTTCAGCTACTTCTTCGTCGCTTAATGCGAGAGCAAGATCTTTATTTAAATAATCGCGCACTTTAAATATACTTAAAGTATCGTCTACTTCATTATCTTTATTTAACACTAAAGTAGAAACATATTTAGCCGTTAACTTAAGAACGTCAAATACTACAGGAGCTGTAGGAAAACGTTCATTAGTTAAACCTTTAATTACCGTAATCCAGATACCTAAGAAATTTGATTTCTCCGTAGTAGTAGCTGGAAAACTATTTAATAAACTTTCAGAAAATGCTTCGTACACTTTTTCGTAAATAGTCATTTATTAACCTCGAATGATATTATTAAAACGCTCAGTATCTTGTTGATTAGCTTCTGTAGCATAAGAGAACTCAGGTACAAAGTAGAAGAAACTTCTACCTTTAAATTCGCTTCGTTTATTCTTGGCCCAATCTAGCTCTATAACAGGCTGAATGTCGGCATAGCCTTCTCTGTTATAAAATACTTTAGCATTATTTTTATTTTTGCTCACATCGTTGTGAACAAGGAATACGACACTTGCATCGTATTGGTATCGTACTGACTCCTTAAGATCGTCAAGAGATGGACGGCCATTATGATTTAATTTTCTTAAATGTGCCGTGCCAAATACCGGAACTTGTAAATCGACATTAGCTAATTTTTTAAGTTCTTCCGATAACGCTTCATGACGTTCTTGCGGTTTATTAAAAGTTCTATTTTTAAACCGCAAGTCAGATAAGGAGTCAATACCGATAATGATATTATTTTCCGGATTTACCGATTTGACAAATTCTTGAGCTCGTTTTGCGTGTTCGCAAATATCTTCAAAAGATTGAACTCGAGTTCCGTCGGTCATCATAAATTGATGGCTCTGTTCCTTTAATAGTTGGATACCGTCTTTTCGACGTTGAAGTTGAGCTTTAATTCTTGCGAAATATTCTTCTTCTTCAGGGCATCGAGGAATAATCGATGATATTTTTTGGTAGCGTTTTGGTTTACCGGCAATTGCGATCGGAATTTGTTGGTCCATCGCAATAATACGAGGAATAACTTCTCCGACAGTATCGTCTAAGGTATAGTAAATGGCTAATAAGTTATTCTTAGGGTTAGTCCCTAAATCTTTTAATAGATTAGACATAATAGCTGTTTTACCGCCATTAGATTCACCGGCAAAAATATATAAGCCTTTTGTTAAGCCGCTTAGATTCTTATTGAACGAAGGGAATCTAACCGTATCATAACCCTCTTCTTCGTCTTTTTCGCTTTCTATTTCATATTCTTCATAGGTCGCTAAAGACTCTTTATAAAAATCAATACTCATTTTTAACTCCATCTGTAGAAAACTTTATCTAAACCAGCTCTATGGTTATCCCAATAAATAGATTCAACTTTCTCAAGTGTATCTATTTCGTAATTAGTTAAGTTAAGTAAAGAACTAACTTCGTGTGCATGATCATCGATCAGATAAAGCAGAATATCTAATGGATCCATAAGTTGACGATTATATCGATTTAATAAATAATCGATAGCACCGACATCTCGTTTTGCATCTCGTATCGTTAAAGAATTAGCTTTCTTATAATAATAGGATAACAATTGTTCTTTCGTATAAGAAATTTTCATTTCTTTAAAAAACTTAACTTCTTCGACTTGAATATCGAGTCCGATATTAAGCTTGGGTGGTCGTGATAAAATTTGTAATTCTGGATGAAAATAATAAGTATCTCTTTTAATGAGTCCGTTCCAAAGAGAAGATGGCAGATCACAATATTTAATAAATTCTTTACGAAACGTGGACAAAATTTTTACGATATCGTTTGTACTGTAAAAATTATCGTATAAGTAATCTATCGTATATTGTGTAACATACGTTTTATCTGTCGTATGGCCTAATATATTTTCTTCGTACCATAATCCACTAACCATATAAAATATCCTCCGATTAAAAATAATACCTTCATGGATTATTATAGCATAAGAATCCGAAAAAGAAAAGGCCCGGACACTAAGTCCGAACCTTTAAAAATTCTATACTATACATTGCTTTTTTAACCGGAATGTCGGCATAGAACACTTTCGTATTTCGAGAAATTTGATTAACGATATCTCGAGCATGAGTTTCGATCGGATATAATAAATTACCGTTAGATAAATAACTATACAATTTAATATCCATTTCGCTACATGTTGTATTATGTTTGCTATATCGATTACCGACTTCATCGGCTGATTGGTCAGATATAACGATATTATCGTTAATATATTTAATTAAATTTTTATATTCATTTTTGATTACGATATTACTATTCTTCGTATCGAAGTTCGCATTATATAAATAAATATGGCGTAATCCGAATGGATACATACCAAGATTATTTACGAACGTTAGTTTGAAATTAAGAACCATTGTCTTAATACTATATGTATTATCGAATAAGATTCGTGTATCTTCTAATGGTTGATCATAGTCGATAACGATAGCTTTGTTACTTAATTGAGTGCCTGACGTCGTAATAATCGTAACATTTTTTAAGATAGACGCGCCCGCTAGAAACGGAGAAATTTCGATAGCGTTACAAGTCGCAGAACCGACGATAGGATTATCAGGAAACTCGATTGTTAATGTAACAGTATCGGAAGAATATTGAGAAAATGTCGGCATCTTATTTAAGATTGTATCGTGTTTTAATACGTCGATATATTCTTCTTTAACTTCTTCGTTAATAGAAACTGTTGCTGAATTTTTAAAGATATAACCAGCAGCAGAATTAAAATTAAGTAAATTATCTAAGTTACCGACAATTTTAGGATGGATACAATTACCATATTTCTCATAATTAGAATTAGCTTCTAACACTTTATTTGTATCAGCAAATAAAATCTTATTGGCATTATAGATATTCTTTTTTAATACTGTTTCACCGTCGAAAATAGTTTCGTTGATGCGGTTGCCATCCTTAAGAGAATCGATATAGCGAGACATCTGATTATTTAAATAATTACTATATTCTAATACAGCATTCATAATTTCGAGCTTCTTATCATAAGAATTATGTTGTTTGATAATCGATGTTTCTAAATCGTTATATTCTTGTTGCATTGACTCAACAAGTTCAGTAAAATACTTAGATGTATTTTTTAATTCCATATTATACCTCAATAGAAATTAGAATACTGACGATATGTTTTAGCTAAAATATTAGATTCGACTAATTTTTTATACGTATCGTTTATGGATTCATTTTGAGATTCTAACTTTAATAATTTTTCTTTGAGTAATTTAATTTCGTTAGCCAAATTATAATAATTTAATACGAACTTATCATACTCCCATGATCCATTAAATCGTATATTATACTTGATCATATTCGTTATACCTATTCTGTTTAATCGCTAAAGAATTAATTTTAAGAGTATTGCCAGACGGATTTTCAATCACGGCTACTGGATTATCGTAATTAACTTCTTTATCGTAAGTAATAATTTCTAACATATTATCGTAGGCGCCATCATAGAAAGTTCTAGAATAAATATGATTATCTTTAATAATACAGTTGTCGACAGCCGCAAAAACGATGCCATCAGTATTGAAAGATACTTGTCCATAAGGCGGCATTCTAAATTTAAAGTATTGCACTTTATCGGTAATCGTTACTAAATGATTATTAATATTAGTTTTAATAGGATCCAGCGTAAAACTAAAATCGATATGAGTACCTTTATATATATAAAATTCTACATCGTGTTCAGAAGGATTTTGAACGTTATTATATTGATTTAATTCTATACATTGATTATCGACTTTAATCATGTTATGGCCAGAATACAAATAATATTGAGACTTATATGTATCTTCAAATTTTTGTGGCAATTGATAACTGCCAAAATATTTATTACCGGAGTCTAACGAGAAAAATTCTGTTTTAGTCGTAGGCTCACCTGGAACTTGATATAACGATTCATTAGATTCGTAGTTAAGAATATTTTCTGTCGGCGATAATTCTAAGACTACGTTCGCATTATTATCTTCGACGTTAGCTAAGAAAGCTAACGTAGACCCAGCATATGTCGTAAATGCTGGCAACTTAACGTAAGTCTTACCATCTTTATTCTTCATATCGAAGTTATTAGATTGGAAAACTAATGTATCGCCAAAGATAGCGATTGTTTCTAATTTAGATCGATTATAATATTGATTGGCAATACGCTCTAAATTACTTAATTTAATATTTACCAAATCTTTAGTATTATTAAATTTCTCGACAGTTAATTCATAAACAGTTCTGTATAATATTAATAAATCATTATATAAAACATATAATTCATTATTAAATTCGCTCACATTTAGCTTAGAACCTTCTTGAATGTAACGATGTTTAAATAATGCTAATTGAGTATCATATTCTTCTAAAGCAGATTCTAAAGCACTATCGCTAATGTACTCGCCAGATTTTAATGCTTGATCGATTAATCGTTGGCGATAATATTCTAATTTATAGATCTGATCTTTATACATTAGATACCTGCTTTCCTAAACATAATTTTAAATTAGCGATATATGGAGAATAATCGTAAGCGACAGGAACCATTAATGCAATTTGCAATGTCGTAATTGGCTCATCGATATACTCAACATATTTTTCTTTAATAGGATTTTTAGAATACTTAACTAACTTAATTCCTTTTTTGTCGCTGTTAACAGGAACAACGTTATATGCGACACCGTTAACGATTAGTTGATATTGAATATCTTGACGCAAAGCATCTTGTATAAAATCAGGAATATATTCATTACAGAATATACCGGCACATACTGCCTTACCAGAAGTTATAATATTTTGAGTCGTACCGGAACCATCTTTAAAAGAATTTCGTCGAGCTTGCATCGCATCGATACGAACAAATTTACGGTATACGCCATCTTTTATTTGATCGTTAATCTTTATCTTTTTAGAATCGACAGCATTACTATACATCGTAATTCTTAATAGCTGAGTAACCGGAAATACTAATGCACCACTACCATAGATATACGTAAAGTCAGAATAGCTATGATCTTGTTTATTCGGTTGAATATCGCCATTAAATACTGTACGCCATTCTACGTTATTATCGGAAACTTCAATCTTGATGATATGTGTAGTTGCATCATCGTCGAACACAAGTTCGTTAAAACCATCTTCAGATTGAGACTCTAACGTAATTTGAACGGTAGCCGGTATATCGTCGATGTTGATTAAATCACTTTTGTTAACCGCATCATAGCTAAATAATCGGCTGTATTCCCAAGCACTGTTTCTAACGCCGTCAAAAACGTTTTCCGTCAGGGATGTATCGAACAGTTCTTTTTGTAGCACATCGTATTGTTCCGAGACTACATATTCATTACCAGAATAACCGTTGCCGTTAATATTCACGATTTTAATCGGAATATCTTTTTCGTAAGTTTTACTTGAAGTAATACAATTTCTATATTGATATAAATTAGATTTAATAGAAAAATGCCCAGACGTAATCGGAATAATAGAATTAAAATCGGAGATATTACCACATATCATATTAATATCTTTTACGCGCTCATCTTCGGCATCTATCTTTTCTTGAATAGAAGCAATCTTTAAATCAACCTCGGACAATAAGTTTTCGATATCGTACGCAGAATCGATACAATTAAAACTTAAATTCATAATATCGAAAATAGATTCTAATGTATTCTGATGTACTTCGGTATATTTAGGCTCATCTTCTTCGCTAAGATAATTAGGTTTAAATAATGGAGTCTTGGAATCTTGCAAGCTTTTTTCTTTAAACTTATCCATGAGCCCTTCATCGACTAATGCTTGAAGGTACGCATTTTTAACGGTCATATTTTTTAAATCTTCCAATTTAATTTTCCTCCATGAGCATTAACGATAATATTATCTATCTTAACAGGATTTTTTCCGAAATAAATTCTTTTAATTAGTTTTACGGCAATACGATTATCGATCGGCTTAATTCTTTTAGCATCGAACGGTACATAACTAATAACCAATTCCTTAGATTTTTCTTTAAGAATATTATTTAAAGAATTAATGCCGGCAAGATATTCATCATAATTAGCATATGTATTATATAACACTAAACCGTCTTTTGTTTTTTCGTGAATCGTAATCTGATAATTCTTATTAATTTTAAATCGAGTTTCGAGATTATAAAATAACTTTTCATATAATACTTGAGTTTGATTATACGGAAGAATCGGAACTTCTTTGTTATTATCTAACAAATAAAATTCTAAAGAATATTGTTCATCTTTAGACTGTTCTTTTAACGACGTTATAAGTGTTACATAATCACAATTCTCTATCGTAATAAATTTAGAAATAATCCCGCTCACGCTAGTCGCGTTATTATAAGAGAATTTAATATTATTTATACCAAAATCATAAGAAACGACAGTAGAATCTAATTGAATATTTTTAATCTCGTCACGTCGAGGAATTGGTCGAGCAGTTGTACTAATCGTATCTTTATCGTCGAGTACGATACCGATATCTTTAACGGTTAGAGATCTACTTATCTTTGTTTCTTCTGCCATTAGTCTCACCTATGTATTTCGTGACATCATTTTCGTAATAAATTTTAGCCATACGCTGTTCTTCTGTTTTTTCACTACCTTTATCAAAGTAGGCAATTCCAGCATAAGCGTTGTCCATAAATCCTTTAGATTTTGCATATAATACCTTCTTTTGTTTAACTTCAGGATTGCTAGAATTCAAAGTAATAACAATTAAAGATATTTCTTGCGGATCAAAATAAGAGTTAAAAGAATATTGATTAATACTATTATTAATCGTAAATGAGCCAGTACAATTTACTAAATCACAAGATATATAATTTAACATAATTGGCTCGCTTAATTTAATCATAAATGTAGCAGTTTTTTTATTTAACTCTGTAATCATATTACGTTCAAAAGATATAACTGCAGATCCATGATCTTTATCTATATTAACAGAATAAGCTTTTGTCGAAGAAATATTTTTAAATAAATCTATTTTGCCTTCTTGTTGAACGACATAATCGACTTGAGATATCTGAGTGCCATCTCTGTCATAAACAACTTTTGTATCATCGAAATCTGGAGAATAAGAAATAAAATTTTTATTTTGATATAAAGAATAATTATTTTCTAACGCAATTAATTTATCGCTCAGTTCTTTATATTTCTTATCGACTATATCGTTAACATACGTAACCATATATTGATTACAATCTTCTAATGATCGTATCATTCCAATTAAATCGTTAAGAGATTTTTCGATGTCGGCATAATAATTATTATATTCTTCAGAATCCATAATCTTAGAAATATCGTATGCCGGAATAGTAATCCCTTGTTTGATTACGTTAAGTTGTTCTAAAAAATCTTTATGATCGGTAATCATAGTCAATCCTTTAAATAAAAAAGCCGAGAGCTTTCGCCCCCGGCTATAACAGTTCGTTATTCGAAATCAGAAGCAAAGCTTACTGTAATTTCTTTTAGGGAACCCATTTGTTCTTGTTTCGTGATAGAGCTATCACTTAATTCAGGATTTTCCCAGTATACTTGAACTTCGAAATCATTATAATCTACGACTTCTTGTCCTTCTTCATATAAAGGTGTTTCAAAGATCAAACGATCGCTAACGCCATCCATATAGCTATGTACGTCTTTAACGACTTCAGTAAGCGGAACAATGAATCGTTTAAACTGACCTTTAGTAATGATACCGTCTTTAAATTTATATTCACGTGCTTTAATAGCTACGACATAGCCGACACGATAAACAGGATCATTATCGTTAACTAATACTGGACTAATTGTCGTCATAGATTCCGTATTGAAACCTTTTACCTTCGTGATATTTTCACCGATGACAACATCGACCGGCATAGAGATATCGGAAGGATCACCACGACGCAATTCCATTGGTTTATTAATTTCAGTTTTTAAACCTAATTCATGTACTGAATTAATTGTACCATTTTTTGGACTTCTTTTCAAGGTAATTGCTTCAGTTGTAAACAAAGATGGAGAACTTAAAGTGCTAGCTTCATATAAGCCCTCACGTTTAATTCTTAGTTCGACACGAGCTTTAGAAGCACGTTGCAATCTACGATTGTAAATATGTGCAGAATATAAACCTTCGTTTACAGGACTAGGTTGATTAGTTAGTTTTTGTTGAGTTTTAAATTGGAAATAAAGATCACGTTTTTTAGTTTCGTCTGTTTCTGTTAATGCATGAGCTACAGCAACATCGGATTTGCGTTCATAATCATAGAAAATATTATTTAATTGAAGATCGCTCTTGTTATGATTAATCAATTCGATTTCATAATAATTATCTGTATTAACTTCCATGAACTCTACGATTAAACAATAACGTGTAGGATCTTGATAGTAATTATCAGGGATAATAGGATACTTACCGTCTTGTTGGAAACTAAATTTTACGTACTGACGTTCAACAGTTGCACTAACTGCTTTAGGTTGAGTCTTAGCGAAAAATTTAAACTTATCGTCTTTATTAGCTTGAGAAGATTTATAAGCGGCTTCAGCTTGTTGACCGTTTTTAAATAAATCGACATCTCGTGCGTCGATTAAATAACAATTAACAGGGCCTGGATTACCGTAAGCTTTCAAACAAAGTTCGACAGTTTTTAAATAACCAGTTTTGCCTTCGCTAAATTTTAAAGTAGTCGCATAACCAAAACCTGGTTTCATCATTTTAACGAATTCACGACTAGTATCGTCAGTTTCGCCGGATGCATATTCTTCATCGCCCATTACTGTTTCTAAAGGACGAGCAAATAGGAAGTCGCCATTATAAATAGCGCCATAAGATTTGTATACTTGATAGTATTCTGCATTTTGAAGAATAACGCTATTTGCAATATTGCGATCTAACGTTAATTTAAAATTAGCTTTATCGACAGCAGCTACTTGACGAATACATTCTAATCCAGTATTACTATTTACGATAGCAATAAAATCATATTGAGAGAATTGATCCATATCAGTATTCGCTGGGAACACTAAAGATTTTCTATCAGTCTGAACTGTATTTTTAGTATTTGCTAATTCTTTATTTAAATGAACTTGGCTAAAATCATGGAAGCAATCATAATATCCATCATAATAACCAATATCTTTTACGTAACCATTTTTAGCTAATTGACCACGAAGTTGATATAATTCGTCACGCAATGCTAAAATATCGCTACCAAATTTAGATTTAATATTTTCAGTTCTTTTATTTAAACTATTACCTGTCGTAGTAGTCATATAATCGGCAGCTAATTTACCGCCGAGTTTTAATGCATTAGGAACTGTTTCACGATCACCGTCGATACTTACAGCGATGTGGTCGGCAGCAATGCCACCGACCTTATCTACATCTTCTGCTTTAGTATCACTATGATCCCTACGGTATACCAAATTACCTTTTGCGATGACTGTTTCGGTAACAGCATCCATGTCGATTTGGTTTATTGTAACTTTAGTAAAGTCTTGTGCCATTAAAGTCTCCTGCGTTATACGCGATAATCATAAGTGATATAATGTTTTATACTTGTTGTATATTCTGATTTTCCAGTACGCTTTTTCCACGCTTCCATCTTTTCAGGATTTTCATATAAATCGATATACAATGGATCATTAGCTAACAGCGCAGCGACTTTTCTATCAGTAAACGTAATACAGCTTTTATATTTATTTAAAACATATCCATTTACTATATTACGACTCAAACCAGTGAATAGACCATTTATATAGAATAAAACTTCATCCTTGGATTCGAGAACTTGAGGATCGATTTTATAATCGTTAATCGGGAATTCTGGAACACGATTATAACGCATTTTAAATGTCTCTTCTTTGCGTTTATAATCTTGACGAATTTCGATCGTAATTCTATCTGGTTGATGATGATGTACAGTATAAGACGTATCTGTTTCTTTCTTATAGAAAGATTCGTTAGGATAATTACTTGCTGTCGTACCAATATAAGGGCGATCAGAATTAATAATTTGAATTGTTTTATTCCCGATCAAAGTCCAATCTTCTTTTGGTAAACGAACACCGTTACGATATACGACTAATCGACCTGGATATAAATATAATTCTGTTTGCGCCGGAATTTCGTACACATTAGTGCCGATAGAATTAGTATTATCTAACGTAATAACGTCCATTACTTTAGAAGCACCAGTTTCTAATTGTTCGATCGTATAATGAATTTTTTCTCCGGCTTTAATATCGTTAGCAGGACCTAAGAATTTAATAGACGCACCATCTTCATTTTCGATATAATCGATATCGAGAATTTGACGAACACCGTTTCTAAATACTGTTAATGCATTTACACGAGGAGAATATTTGTCGTATTGCATATAGAAAGATCGGTTAGTAGGGTCAGTAGAATCCATAATAAAATCGCCAATCTTAATTGCATTTTCACTATCGCCAGCAAACTTATAAGCAAAGATATCGATACTATCTTCCGGTAAAACAGGAACATTCATCTTAACTGCCGACACAGTATTTTCATAAGATGTACAGATAGTTTTAATATCCTTAAGTTCTTTATCGTTAGCAAGTCTCCAGATCTTTTTATAATCGTCGTAGATTTGAACGGTTGCAGCATCGGTTAAATCGTCAGGCATAAATAACACGACTTCTCCATCGGCCGTACTTTGTTCACGTTCTTTAGGAGATACCGGAGAAATTAATGGTTGTTGATTACATAATAGTTTTCCGTTATGATACACTAAACTGTCGCTTAATGCTCCAGTAAAATATGTATCCATAGCACTAGCGCCATCGAATAATCGATCGTCAGGATCTCGTAATAATAAGTATTGTTGACCTGGGAATAAACCATCTTTAAGTGTTAAATAATGATAATCTTTATTCCATTCAATATTCTTAGGATTAATTAACATACCGTCTAAGAATAAAATGATTTCATCGGTATTCATAATAACACGAGGATCGTAATAAATTACGTTTTGTCCGCTATGGCCGATTTGACCTTGTTGAACGATAAGAGAATGTTCACCGTTATTATACAAGGCTGTTGCATCGATATTCGGTGTACCAGTTTCAGTTGCTAATGTACGGTTAGTGCCGGCAACAATATTATTGTCGAAATTTACAGTACCGGCAGCATAAGCATTTTCTTCGCCAGGGATATACGCTTCGATGACTGTCCACGGCATATTTACTTTAGCACGAGGAACGAAGATTTTATCGTCGCGGAAAATTAAGCCACCGAATAACGGATGAATTAATTCGCCGGCCACGAAGACTAACGGAGATTTAAATTTCTTATGTAAGTAGATAACACCTTGGTTATCCAAATTGGTTTCTACGATATAACCAGAGTCTTTAATATAATTTTTAAAGACGTGTACTTCGTCTTCTTTGTAGATCTTATCTTCTAATTTTACTAACTGATTTTTAACGTCGACATCGTAAAACTGTTCTTCGAGCATTAAGCCGTCAAAAAATAGGTTAATAGATTCTGGAAGATCAGGGATATGGAAACCTTCGAATAAATTACCATTATTTAACTTCTTCAAAGAACCAGTATAATTAATCCAGTTAAAATCATAAGTAACGGCTAAGATATAATCATAATTTTGAACGGTTCGATAATTTAAAGAAATTTTCTTATGTAAAATAACGTAATCACCAAAACGATTATCAGGATCATCTTTCATAGAAATGTCGCGACGTATTGTTCTATTTTCAACAGTTACTTTATCTGGTTTATTATAATTAATTCCAGGATTTAATTGTGCATTAATTTTGTCGACACCAGGAATACCGGAGGTATTATCTAAAGCTCTTGCTGTACTATGCGTTAATCCTGTTTCTACTTTTTCATAGTAAGGATATAAATGATCGCCTTTATTCTCACCAGCTCTAAAACCATAGAATTCAGTATTATTAGGATTAATATCGATAATAGCATTTGTATTACTATCGTCTTTATTAATTTTAAACAAACGTTTAGTAATGTTAGATAATTTTTGTGCGTTAATATGTAATGCACTCAAATTCTTCTTCTGAGCTTTTACAGTCGGATATTGGAAACAAACAGTGTTTACTTTTTCATAATCGTTAAGTAAACTGTTCTCCATAAAGATTCTATCGTGATTAACGTTAGGAATAACGTACTGTGTTCTATGATTAGGATCGACTAATTTATCGTGAGTCGGAGCCGTAAACGGATCTTCCCATTCAAAGTCAAACGTATCGACTTCTTCGACAGCATTCTTTTTAGAACGTTGATATCCAGTCTTCAACTCATTTTCATAGCGTTTAGAATCGCCATCCTGTAAGCTTGGTACAGTTACGTGTCCAACAGAAAGTAATGGACTAACGAGAGCAAAATCAGCGAATGCTGCTTCATTAAATTGTGCATCGTCAGCCGGAATCGATTTAATCGGTTTCCATTCTCGACCATCGAAATACAACATAATACCGTTATAAATCCATAACTGACCTTTAACAGGATTTACCGGAGTCGTTTCTTCGGTCAAATGTTCGATAATTTGAAATTTATTATCGAATACGTTAACCCATTGTTTCTTAACGCCGTCATAATATTTTAATTCATTGGTTCTATCTTTACGCCAGAGAGAACCATGAATATTGTTATCGGGAACTGCACTAGCACCGACAATTTTTTCTTGCTCGGTGATATCTGGGTTAATATCTTTGACAGCAGTAAAGATATCATACAGCTCTTGATTTAAGAGTTGTTCAGATCCACGACCTTGTTTAAATGTTCGATTTTTCTTCATTGACTATCCCTTAACCCATATTCTTTGGAGCATAAATCATATATTGAAATTCGATATTGGCAGCACCGGTATTTCCGACATAAATAAAATTAGAATCTTTTTTAACCCATATATCGCCAGCTTTCGCTGCACTATGCAATGGTTTAATCGATACAAAATCAGGAGTAATCCCGACATTTCTGTCGTCATGTAAATTATGCGGAATTCTAACTTCGTTAGATTTACCTAAAAATGTAGATTGACCTACTTTATATAAAATAGTATTGCCACCAAATAATCTATATTTATTTTTATATTTTAAATAAAAGCGTTTCTCACCATTATGGAAATAAGCATCGTTATTATTGTCGATATCAAAATGATTATCGGTCGTAACAAATTTACTTATCTTATTATTATATTTATCTTTATTAACTTTAGACACAAAACGATGGAGATTATTTGTTTTAATTGCCGTCGCAAGTATTTTAATCTTTTTAATTTCTTCGATACTGGCAAGTTTATCGAATAAGCCCAAGTTCTTAATCGCTTGGGCTTTATCGGCTAAATCATTTAAATTATAAAATATCGAAACGTATGTAGAAAATGCTAAATCTTTTATTTCGTCTTTTAATTTAATTGACCATTTCATCGATTAACACTTCCTAACGGATATACAATCATACATTGGAATGCACCAGTAAAAGAACCAGTATTGTAAATATTAATAAGCTCAGACGTGTAAGACACGGATACTTCACCAAGATCGCCGCCAGTATATTCGACACATTGAACGTCGACAAATACAGGAGAAATTAATGTACCATCTTCTCGTGTTTTAGTATTACGAATAATAGTCGGTTGAGAATTGCCGGAGAAAAATCCATTAACGATTTTAATATTATCGAGAGCAGAAGCGCCGCCAATAAGAACGTTTTTATTATTTAAACCGATATAAAATTTTTCGTTTACTTCATCGTAACCAATTTGATTTTCTTCCAAGTTGGTTTGAATTTCGACCGGTTTATTTAATTTATTATTCCAGTTATTTTTATCGCTGTCGCTAACGAACTGATGATCGGCATCAGTTTGAATATTTTCCGGAGTAAATACATCTGGTAAAAATCCAGATTGTAAAGCTTCTTTAGAAATAAACTTATCGTATAAGCCAAGATTTGTAATAGCCGCATCTTTATCTTTTACATCAGATAAGTTTTTATTTCTATCGAGAATTTCGTCAGAGGATATCGGAACCCACTTTTTAAGTTTGTCGACATAAACACTAACTTTCATTTCGACCTCCTTAAACCACGGCAGGACCGGCTACACGAATAATGCGACACATTTGAGGTAAACCTTCTTTGCCGGTAAACGTATATGTTTCAGGTAACATAATAGTATGAATATTATCGCATGCAACAAATGCACCGTCTCGAATAGTTTTTACGGATGGCAAGAATACTGTATTTAAATTAATACAGTTTTTAAATGCAGAAGCATTAACGTTAGTAACAGCTGGGAACTCTAAATGCATAATTGTTTCACAATCGTGAACAGCATTAGAAGCAATACCGACATATGCTGTCGTTGCTTTCGCAGCATTTTCAGTATAGCTTGTAGAAATAGTATCGGCTTGAACGATAGTCGTAGAACCAGTTATGCTAAGAGTTTCGATAGCATCGTCAGACGTAATATCGTCGACTAAAGTACTTCCAAGACCAGACATATAAGATAACGTTTTAATAATGTCGACCGCATCAAGATCTTTTAAAGATTTTGCATAGTTATTATTAGTTGCCATAGAAGCAAACTGAGTATTAACATTATTTAACTGTGCATTATTTGATGCGACAGAAACAGCAATATCTTTTAAACCTTTATATAAAGCAAATAGTGACTGAATAACAGTTGCCTTATTATTAGTATTAACATTATCTAATAAGTTTTGAATATAACCTTGATATTCAGTATTGTTAAGTAATGTATAATCACCGACATAAGTCGCTTTTAATGTATCGACAAAACCGGCAGCTAGTGCTTGATTAACGAGTGTATTAATACGAGCATTAATATTAGCATTTAACTGATCGATCGTATTAAGTTTAGCTTGAATACTTGTATCGAGATCGGACATATTGATATCGTTATCTAAACGACGATATTCAGATAAGTCGTTTCTAACGACTACATTATCTAACTTATTATAATTAGACTGAAGGGAAATAATTGCTGGACGCAATGTATCGTTAACATCGTTTACGGTAATCTTTTGATCTTGTAATCGATAACGAGCATCAGCAAAATCTCTTGTAATAGCAGTGTTAGGTAAATCACTAATGATACGTTTTAACTGTTCGATATCGTTAGCGACAAAATTAAGACCGGCAAATGTTGTATTTAAAGCATTTACTTTATCTATAATATTACGAATTTGAGTTTGGAATTCCTCACTCAAATCTGTTAATTGAAGTTTTTCAGTTTTAGCACGATATTTATTATCGGCATCAGAGATATTTAATTTAGTTAATAATGCATCTGCGAAATCTTGCATATCGTCGATAAGAGATTGCATTTCAGCATTAAGCATTTCTTTCGTTAACTTGTCGGAAGTTTTGTTGAACCATCCAGTTTTCGTAGCAGAGTTTTTTTCAAGAGAAATTACTCGATTACGAATCTCGGAGTCATCATAAGAGATGACTCCTTGAGATGCATTTCCGATATTCGTTAACAATGTTTTTAATGAAGCGTCCAATTGATCCATATGGACTTGAGTTAAATTACTGACTTGATTGATCTTGTCTTGAAGATCTTTAGACAGCATAAATTCTTCTATTTTTTTAGCCATTGATTAACCTCTAGTACTAGAAATAATATATTATCGTTGTTATATTACGGGTTTTCTTCCGTATCAACTACTTTTTTATCATTTAAAACAACGGCCATAGACTTATCAAATAATTGCTTTTCTGGCATATCTTTATTAATAAAAATATTATAACCAGGCTGAGTCATTTTATATATGTCGTAATATTGAACATCGACCCAGCATCCCGGAATTAATACATCGAGATCGATACCGATTCTTCGGCTTGTTAACTCTTGAAGTTTATAATTCTTATCGTTACATTCAATCGTATTATTAATTGTTGCCGAAATTAAATTCTTATTTTGAATATAAGAACCTTTATCTAGCTCAAATACGCCAAACCAATCTTTTTGATAACGATAAATAAATTTATGTCGACGTTCATTTCTATGATTTATATAAGTAATAGTATCGTTTTCTTTGTCGATATCGATAACCAAAAATGGCTCTTTAATAATTCGATTACCGTGAATAATTAAATTAGAATCTTTAGTTAAAACTTCTTCAACTGGCGTCCAATCAGTTTTGCCTTCTAATTTAATCCTTACTTTGCCATTCTCTTCGTCGACCAAAAGGGATCCATTTGGTAACAGATCCCATTTATAATCGCTATCACTATAAACAAAAGTGGCGCGACCATTACTTATTAAACGAGAAGATATCTTTTTACTTTGTTTAATTGGCATTTATCTAACCTTCTATAGTGGATCTAAAGTACTACTAGGGAATTCTAATCGTTGATCGATATAGGCGTAAGCCGATAATTCAAATACTGCATCAGATTTTGTTTCCCATGGATTATTACCAGTACTAGGAGTACTTACAATTTGGGCATATACAGGGACTAAATATGTATATGTATTTCCAACTTGTTTAATAAGTCGAATACGACCTTGAGTTCTTGTATTAGAAATACTCGGAATAATTTGTACGCTAGAAACTGTATTAGGAACAACGAGATTTAATTTTTGATATTTAATACCGGCAATTACTTTTAATGGTTCATTACTTAATTCTAAACGAGCTCTAATTTCTTTTGTTCTCTTAATTTGAATACTTGTTGTAGCCACTGTCGATACAGCATTTTCTTGAACATCGCTAGCCATGAAAGAAACGTATTGAACGCCGTCTGCTAAACGTACATCGTATTCATAATCATAACATTTTTTACCGTTATCTTGATTTTCGGTTACGCTGCGATAAATAAGATTTTCTGGATTATTAGAAGCCGTAATTAAATTTAATTGTTTATTATAAACAATACGAACAAATAATTTAGCTGTTTGATCATAGATAGTCGGAGTATGATATGTCTTCTCGATAATCTTAATCGGAATTTCGATAGGATCTTTAGCTTCGATAAGAATACGCTCGAGTTTGAAAGATAATTTACCTTGTTTATGAGCAGTAATATCGACATAATAAGATTTATTTTTGCGATCAAAACTTACATCGTATGCGTTATTTAAATCGTCTGGAATAAACTTAACGTTAGAAGTATCGGACGTACTATATACAGTAAACTTTAAATCTGGTTCGCCGACCAAATGTAAACTTATTTTATCCTTTGTAAGAGATAAATTTTGTAATGCAATATTTACTTTAGAAGTAGAATGAATATCACGAGTAACTTCATTAGTTAAATAATCATCGTTCTCGCCGACAATTCTTAACGTATAAATTTCGTTATATGCCAATGGAACTTTTAAAGTCGTCCATGAACGATTGCTTGTTTTTGTTGCAGCTAAATTCTCACCTTTATAAATTTTAAAAGTACTATTGCTAATCGACTTTAAAAGGACAGAAAGCTGCATACTATTATAATCGTATCGGATATACGGAATAATAGGAAGCTTTTGCTTCATGTGTTCACTACGCTTACTATTAATCCAAAAATCACCAGGTTCAGGATTTGCTGGTTCATCTTCTTGATTGTAGAATCGAGGAACAGGGTTTCCGACATGATATCGTTCGATATAATATACATCGATTTCGCAACCTTGTTCTAATTGTGTAGAATTAAGAACAAAATGTGTGCTATCTAATTCTTTAAGAGTCTTAGTGGCCGGAGAACATTCTATCGCATTGTTAATTAATGCTTTAATATGATGATTACCCGGAATATATTCACCTTTATCTAACTCAAATACAAAGTTGTCTTGTCGAGTTAATTTAGATTCTTTATATACACCATTAATAGAATAATAAAGTTTACCTTCGATACGATCATAATCGATAAATATAATTTTCTCACAAACCATCCTAGAAGATTCTTCTACGATTAATGATTCACTAGCTGGTAGCTTAAGAGCTACCCAGCTAGGACCATATTTAGAGAATGGATCTTTAGGATCTTGATTATCGACATTATATTTTAATTTAATACCGATGTTATTATCTTTTGGATCGACAACTATCGTACCAAATTTTGCGGAGTTCCAATCATATGTTTCATAGTCATGATATATAATAGGAAGACCTATTGTTTTTTCAAAATAATCATTAAGCTTAGACATATTTAATTTTAACTCCTAGAACAGTTCTTTCTGTAGGGTTAGAAAAATCATTTTTAATATTTATTTCTTCTAACGCTGGCCATCTATATTTTTGAATATATTCTTTACTTCCAAGTAACGACATCATGTTCGAAGCAGGACTATATGTAAGAAATTCTCTAATGTCTTGTGGCTGCATTCTATTAGACATTTTTATAACAAGTTTTTTTATTTTAATGTCATTTTTATTTACAACATTGGAAAATAAAGCATAAAAAGTATTCCAGTCATTAATTTCTAATGTTTCAAGATTTGCATTAGTGATAGAATCTTGATCATTAAAATAGCTAATATCGATGCCACTTGTTGATCCACCAAAATCATCAAGATGTCTAGCCAGAACTAAAGGTTCTTCATATCTAAGATAATTATATCCAAAATCTATACGTGTTCCAGGTTTTGCAATATAAGAATGTTTCAAATTTGGCATATTGATTGTGTGAATCGTACTATATGCACCGAGATCTTCAAACATAAATATTTCATTATTTATTGCATTTATTTTATAATTGTCTGGATCATCATGAAGTTTTTGATTTTTTAAGAATCTGTCGCTCAAAATAATTGCTTTAACGCTATTAGAATTAATAACAAATTTTTCTAAAGGCACATCTAAAAATGCTTCAGAAAAAGATAATAAATTTGAATTATTTAATACGACTTCTTTAATGTTTTTTGCTCTACAAAAACATTCATACACAAAATTAACAAAATTATCTTTTATTCTATTAAATGATTCTTGTGACATATTTGTTTCATAGAAAGCTTTATCTTTCATTTTTACAGGGAATTTATTGCCTTTTTCAATAGATTCAAGATAGCCATCATCAATAACGACTTCTTCTCCATAGTAATCTGTAGTTACAGTACGTTTTTCATATATAAAATCAGTAGCATTAGAACTAGCAAATGCACCATAATGAATAAAATTAAAATAATTCATATTTATAGGTGTTCGAAGTCTTTTTGTGTCATAGAATGAATTATAGCCAGCTATATTTGATGCAGATGTTATAAATCCAAGATTGTCTATTTCAGCTGCATAACAACTCGATAATGCATATTGTCCATCGATAGTCTCTTCATAATGATGTGAAATATATTTATCTGGGAAAATTACTTTTATTAATTCATTATTTCCTGCAAATTCTCTTGTCTGTAAAAAATAATTTGTAAATTTTCTTAAGTCAATTTCTTTTAATCTGGTATTAGCAAAATGACCCATTACATAATTACTATTAATAATAGATACTCCATCTGGAATATTATATCTATCTTTTACAGTATTAAATTTTCTGTTCATACCTAGAATTCTAGGAGTAGACGGAATATTTTTATAAGAAATAACTTCTCCAAATTCATCGATAAAAGTTACTGATGGAGATTCTATATCGAAAGATTTTATTGCAGAATTATTAAATAAAAGATCCGATATTTTTAAATGATTATTACCACATTTTATTTTTAAATCAAAATAATCAGAACCTGATTCATAAGAAGGAAATGGATATATTTTATCAAATACTGAATAATTCATATCTGAATTTAGATCGGCTAGCTTATATCTTACGCCATTATCAACATATTCTTCATCTTTTAATTTTATTGTTATAATATCATTAGGCCCAATATTTTTTACTCTTGGGCCATTATAGCCAATAAAATAATTTGAAAAAGCAAAATTATTTAATTCTTTTAATTTTGTATAATCTATTAAAACATATGAATTATTTAAAAATACAAATCCATTTTCAAGAACTCTTTCAACATTATTTGCTATTACGCCATTTTTTAATGCTCTATGATTATAATCGCCTAATAAAAACGATGGAATAGTTTTGCCAGAAAATTCAAATATTAAATTAGAAGAAGAAACTTGTTCTAAAAGTTTTCCATAAGTATCACTATTTTTTCTTATTCCAATTTCATCAATTGATTTATAAAATTCTTTTATAAAATCACTATTATTAATTTTAACTCCAATTATATTCTCATTGTTAACATTACAATTTAAATATAACATAGGTGAAGTCCCATCATCATTAATTATATAATTACTATCATCTATACTAATAGATGCAAATAAGTATGAAAATCTTAATGGGAATAAAATTAAATCAGAAGAAAAATCAAGATACTTAAAACGTGTATCAAAAATTTTTCCATCGACAATTATTTCATCATAACTATAATATTTTGAATCTCTGTAATTATTGTCAAGATATTTCTTTTCTTTTAATTTTGAGATAAGAGCATCATATTTATTCTTAAAATATCTTTTATCATATCTAATATTTATAAACTTAATAAAATTAGGATGAATATATTTTATATTTTTATTGACAGAGTAGCAATTATCGCTAACATTTGCTGAAGCGCTATATACTGCTTTATGAAAAACATTATACTTAGTATTAATTTTATTTTCAATAGAGCTATCTTTGTTAATACTTTTATCAAAATTTCTCCAATGAAGAATAGTCGTCGGAACATTAATATCGTTAGTTGCTTTGTTATTAACTTTAATATTAATATTTCTATTTTCCATTAAGTCATAGAAATTATCGACTTTGAAAATAAAGTAATAAGACCCGTTGTTGGCTTCATAAGCGTTAGATAAATAATCATTAATTTTAGGTAAAACAGTTAATGTTTCTTCATTAGATAAATCATCTTTACCGTAAAATTCTAAATAAGAAGATTTAGAGCCATTAATCTTATCTAAAAGATTTGACCCAAGATATTGAATAGGCTTAGCATTTGTTCCGCCATATGATAATGTTAAATTATTTTGAATCTCTGGATGAGTATCGAGAGTTAAATGAACTTTATCTAAATCTTCAGTCGTCTTATATAGTTTAAGTTCTAATACTTGATAAGCATCAGAATTATACATATCGGCATATGGATTAATAACATAAGTATTTAATAACTCAATCTGATGTTCTGGCAAATGCGCGCCAATTACAGTTCTCGTCACTTCTTGATCGTTATATAAAGGATGAGTACAAACAAATCTTACGGTATAATCACTATTCTTCTGTCTAAAAGAATAATAACGGCCAGCAAAATAACGCATTGTTTCATCTGATGTTGTAACAATACTATCTGTATTATCTTTAGTTTTAATTATATTATTATTCGCATCATATGCCGTAATAGTCGATCCTTTTGCATAATCGAACGACACATCCCAAATTCTATTATTAAACGTCACATTGTTTACGTTAAAAGGAATTTTTGCATTTACTTTTTTATATCCGTTAACAGTAACTGTTTTAGATTCAGGAACTTTATTAGTTTTATTAGCTTCTACCGTAAAAGTTTTTACTTCTGGATGATAAAATAACGGGATTCTATAAAGTGTTTCTTCGACAGACAAATTAGAAGGTTGTTTTGTGTGAATAACGGCACCGGAACTATCTTTAATTATAATAGTAGAACCTGATTCTGCTTGAATCGATAATGCATTTGTTCCTTCGTAATCACCAGTTAGAGAATCTTTTCCGTCGACTACATAAACAGAAAGAGGCGTAGCTGGAGTATGAAGTAATATTTCAATATTTTTACTAACGGTATTATCTGCTTTATCGTTAGAAACTGTTACCGTATATGTTTCAGCTTGTTGCGCCAAAGGAATATTTACTTTATATTTTCCGTTGTCACCGACAACAGCATCTCTAGCAATTACTCCACCGGCCATAGGACCAGCGCCTATAATCGTTATTTTTGACCCAGGCAAAGTTGTCACGACAACTTCTGTTCCCGAGGTCGTTGTGACATAACTAATATCGGCCGTTAAAATTATTTTTCGGCGGTCGACAGTTAATACTTTTTCTTTACTTAACCCATTACTAGGATTACGAACTATAACAGTAATATTGTATGAATCTTCTTCACGAGGTAAGTTATATTGAACACCCATACCAATATTTTGAGAAGCATATAATTTTTTACCGTCACGTTTAAATGTTACGATATTACCGATTTGTGTTTTTACAGAAGCTCGACCCATTAAAGCATTAGGATATAACATTTCAGCATCTAATGTTAATTTATCTGTTTCAGTTTGAGTACCTTTAATTAATGCTTTACTATAGTTAGTTTGATAACCAAAGTAAGTCGAGAAGAGATTTAAATAATAGTCGTGTACTTTACGCGGCACTTTAAATTTAGTAATACTACGTTTAGTCACGTCATTAAAGTATTCGTCACGACGATGTGTCGCAATTAATCTAGATTTCTTAGTCGTAAAAACTGTAACTTCGGCATGAGCTGGATCATCGGCTGGATAAGAAACTGTGTAGCTCATCGGTGTAATCGCTAAGCCGTCTTCAGATACGTTTTCTGCCGTATTAATCCAGATATCTTTATCTTCGAAGAACCAAGGGTATCTTTCTTGAATGAAGATAAACGGATATAACTCACTTAAACGTTCATAGTTAATATAACGAACTGTAACCGTCGAACCTAATCGAATATCGTCGGCATCGATTTGGAAATACTTCATATTAATTTCTTCGAGACTATCGTCCAAAGTATTACATCTTACAGTGTCGTTAATTAATACTTCTAATTGATTTGTCCCCGGAATATATAATCCAGAACCAACTTTAAATTGAGCCTTGCCGTCGATCAATTTACCGATACGAGTAATTTCTTCTCGGTCATGATAATAAAATCGATTATGCTCTAATTCGAATTTAACAATCGTATAATATTCGACATTGATTACGGCATCTTTAACGAGCTTATCTGTACCATCTTTACGAATACCGACTGGCACCCAATCCGATTCACCAGTTAATTTAATACTAAGATTACCTGTTTTGTCATTTACTAATAACGATCCATCAGGAATATCGGCCCAATAATAGTTATCTTTTTCGCTATCAGTAATAATAATAGCTGTATCTTTACTTATGCTGTATTCATTTAATTTTCGAATACCCCAAGTAGGTTTCATTATTTAAAGGCCTCCTTAATAATAGACAACGTCACAAGTTAATTCTTTGAGATCGTTAATTTTATACTTAAGATCTTTCGGTAACTCTATTACGATATTAAAATCGTAATAATTATGTTCACTATCTCCTTTATTCGGAGCGCCACTAAGTACGACTTCATTTGTTAAGTTTACCGTTAATGTATCACTTAAACGAGTTGTCGGTAACTCAGTAGAATCTGCATTTAAGATTTTAATATAATCTAATAATACAGAATCTTCAATATCGGTGAAATAAAAATTAACACCGAAGTTTTTTAAGTCTGGCTGCTTCTCGATACCCATATAATTATTATATAGACGAACCGGAATTACAGTACGAGAAGCCGAAGTAATAACTCCGGCTTTATAAGTACTATAAATATTAAATTCTTGTTCGTCGAGAACCATCCATGTCAATGTATTTTGCATGAATTACGCTCCAAAAGAAATAACCATAAATTTAAGTTTTCTTGTATTTCTAATTAGTCCAGCCGATAATTTAATCTTATTATTATCGACATAGACATAATCAGTACCATAGTTTAAGATCGTGCTAATATTAGCGTTATCGATTTTATTAGTACCGACATATTGGTCTAATAATACAAACGATAATTGTTTATCGGTAACAGTATGCTGTAATGAATAAATCGTACTAGTTGGATCGATCGTGATTTCATACTGTTGAATAGTTTTAAATAAACCATTCTTAACTTCGTCGTCCAACATAGACTTAGTAATCTTTTCACTGCGCTTAATAAAGTTATCGGTATTAAGTGTCGAAGTTTTAAGATCTTGAATCGTCGTTTGCATTGCCGTAATTGCAGGATCGATAGAATCTGTAATACGACTATATTTATTATCGACTGCCGTAATCAAATCTTTAGTTTCTTTAATACCGTTCTGAGCATTAGTAATAATAGATTCTAATTGTTCATAAGACCAAGTATAATGAGAAATTCGATAAATGATGCGGTCGCCATATTTTAAATTAACGTTATTGTTAATAATAAACTTATTCGTTAATGTCGGATTAGGATTGTCTTCAGTCGGAACTGGAAGTACTTCACTAAAGTCGACTTCATCAGAAGACCCATTATGTAACTTTAATCCATTTAAGAATACTTCGATTTGTTGTTTACCGTACTCATAATATGTCGGTAACTTAATAACACGAGTATTGTTAGGATAAGAATCTTCGTTATAAATAATACGTTTTTCTTCGACGAACACGGCAGCACGTTGGAATACACCGGATTCTTTACCTTTTTTAATTGTATGACGAACGTTAACTTGTACGACAGTCGGTTCGTTTAATGCATAGTTTAATTTAAAACCGACACCTTTTACGATATCGCTCATTTTATATTTAGCACTATCAGGTACGATTAAATGTTTGCCTTTAGCATCTTGTTCTTTAAGCATGACCATTTCGACATACTGGTCTTTCATAATATATCCTTGATCGATATATACGTCTAGAGAATTAGATCTCGGAATGAAAAACATGTTAACATCGTCTTCATCGAATACGAATGTTTGCTTTTCGTTTTCTTCGTCAGTTAAATTTTCATCTGGAATAAACAATTTAGTTTCGTGAAGATCCATCGTACTGTGTTCATTTACCGGAACCCATTGGTAATCTTCGCCATTAAATTGTCGCCAAATATATAAAATATTTGTATCGCTATCATACCATAAATCATTTGGCTCAGGATGTTCTGGTTGAATAAAGTAAATAAATTTACGTTGATTCTTAGAATATAATTTGCCGTAGAAATAAATATCGCCAAATTCATCGACATAAATAGCTCGAGTATTTCTGTTGTCATAGAAGAATTTAACAGAGATGCCTGTTTCATCGACTATCCAATAAGCCCAACCTAATACAATATCGCCAGCATCTTCAAAGTTTTGCATTGGCGGGAATGCAGGCGATGCTGAGAAAATACCGTAATGATATTTAGGATATAATTCAGGAGTTTTATCATTGTACGTAATTGTATCGATATGAGATGATGCATAATGATATACGACACCGACTTTTCTACCGACATTTGCTTCTGGGTCTACGATATGAATAATCTGTTTATTGATAGAAGCAATCTGTAAACTTTCTTGAGTTTCTAAATCGTATACTCTAAATTCTTTTAAATCTGGAAGTTCGCCTTGAACTCCAGAAATATATGCTACTTGTTTTAATTGAGATGGAGCATATACCGGGAAACGCAACGTAATTTGTCCGCTAGCATCCAAAGTAAATTTTTCAAAATACTGAATAGCTTGTGGAGCACCTACGTTAATGGACGCAGCGTCAAGATTAATTCGATGGCCTTTTTTGTTGATTAATTCACCAGCTGCTACATCGATAATAAACTCATCGCCACGTCGACTGCATTCAAAACCGGACACAACGCCCCAGCCAGCAGACTGAAGACGTTCTGTGTCGATCCAATCTTGAATCATTTCAAAATTGTCGTTAATAGGTTTAGCTTTTACGCCTTTGGTAAAATCAACCTTTGTTAAATAATTTTGTGCCATTTATTAATCCTTAAATAATAATACTGCTGCTTCCGACGAAGAAATATGTTTGTCAATTTGTTCCTGTAATTGGTCTCTATGACTTTCATATTTTTTAGGTAACGTGATTACCATAGAAGTACCAATTCTATACGGTCTGCCAAGTATATTACCTGTATCGATATATTCGTAATTGTCGAATTTACTAGATCCGCCACCAATTATTCTTGTGTCGGTAGGCTCGATTTTTGTATCGAGTTTAATAATAATATCGGCAACTTTAATATCGTTAGATGGTTCATCGACCGGAAGAATATAAAATCTTTGATCTTTTAATATGCCCGTATTCGTCATATATAAACTATAATTAGTTTTTATATTTGAGATATTAATAATCGTTTCTTCAGACTTAGCGATATTATATTTAGAACTATAATATTGACCGATAATTAACTGAAGTTTTTCTTTATCATAATTATAACGTATAGAAGGTAACTGTTCAATGTTAAATAAAGAATAGTCGACATTATCGATAAATTTTAATTCTTGATTTACTGTATAAATTAAAGATTCATTATTATCTTTTTTAGGCTCGTCGTCGATTACTTTCTTAAAGTAAATATCACGGGAAGGTGTGGCATAATCAAAAATAACGTTTTCGTTTGTTGTTTCGACATAAACTAATTTATAATCGTGATTATCGAGCGAAGTTAAAGAAGCGATATCTTTATCTAAATTAATTTGAGGATGTTTCATATTCAATCGATTATTTAAACTATAGTAATAATCGATCAAATTATTAGAAATGAAAGTATTAATATAGCTGTCGGCTTTCTCTGGAATGCGATGGTAGCCAATGCTATAAGCATAAACAATATTTTCAGCAAGAAATTGAATTAAGCGAGGCTCAGTAAAGATTTCTTTACCGCACAATAAAATAGTTTTAAAATTCAATCGATCTTGCATAATGAGTATCGGAGTATGATTAATCGTTAATTTAATATAGTCATATGTAGCACGAGGGAATAGCGACATTTCCAAATCATGATTGAAGATATCCCATGACGGTTCAATTACATATTCAGATTGGTTAAATAAAACAGGTTTAGCTACGTCGAATATCTTAGGCTTATTATAAAGAATCTTATTGCCGTAAGTAGAGTTTACGATATAAATATTGCAATTATCTTTATAGCCGCCGGCTTTCATAGCCTTTAAGAACTTATCTTCTCCGTTATAATATTTAATATCGGGATTATCGGTCACACTATTAAATTTGATATTGTTAGGAACAATAATGCCTTGTAACATAGACTTTACTTTTTCCATGCCGGTAAAATCTATATTGATATCCCAGCTACGTCCAGAAGAAAACGGAATATTTCTTTGGAGAATATATTTATATCCAAATACTGTCGGACGATAAGAAGCCTTTTTAGATGTATCTTTTATTGTAATAATACCGTCTTTATCCAAAAGGTAATCTTTTTGTTCTTTGGCCGGAACATAATTTTCTTTAAATAAAAGTAAATCTTTATCGATCTTTTGATATAAAGATATAGCTTCTTTTTTATTTAAACTTAATAAATCGTTATTGAATTTAATAACGGTATCAGCATAAACAGAATTATTAACCAAATAAGATAATGGCATATCCTGATCATCGAGCAATACAGTATTCGCTACTTTTTTCTTGTTTCTATAAATCTTCATACCGTTACCTCATAACAACATATTCATTTGGTATCATATTTAAATCTGTTATTTTATATTGATCGATCGCTTTAGTTTCTTTATTTTGATCGTAGATAATCTTAATATCTTTTTTATTAGAAGATACTTTCACTTCGTAAAGATTAGAAGCTTCTTTCCCGATTAGTACATTATATTTTAAATCGTTAATACAATAACTATCTGCTTTCAAGTATTCAATAATATAATGTTTATAATTATTATTATGGAGAACGATTTCATTTCTTTTAAAATCGATATCGAATTGACTATTATCTAACACATCATAGTTAGTAACTGCCATTTTTACATCGGTCGTTTCTTTTTCCTTACGAACACGATAGAAATATTTTTCATCCACTTCGTCGTTTGTAGCATATACAATAATGTTATTGAACGTATCGAGAATTGGTTTAGCTAACTTTAATTCTTTTTTAGTATTAGAAAATACTTCACGATTCCAATTCGTAAAACGATACATATATTCTTCTGCATGCGGATATACAATAATAATATATTTATATTGTTTTCTAATTTCATTAGAAATGTTAATAGAGTTATGTTTAATATCGACATCGGTATTATGATTAAAATCTAAATACACATATCCGACATCGGATAAAATAAATTTATCTAGTGTTTTAGCTAATGGATTCACTTCGGTAAATTCTTTAATACCGACTACCTGTATATCTTCTAATTCATACACGTTAAGTTTTTTAGATAAATTAATCGGAGTATATCGGTTAAACATTTCTATTTGAGTAGAAGGAATAATAATTTCTCGATATGAAGAACTTAAATCGAGCGGCTCATCATCTTTATCTAAACATAAGATAGGAGATGTTACTTCATCAGTGACATAAGAAATAAATTCGCTTACATTAAGAATGTCTTCGGTTTTATTTTCTTTATTAGTAACAATTAACTTAGATACATAAGCATCGATATTATAGAACATATCTAGATATCGAGAAGAATATTTATTTAAATGAACGTATCCACCTGGATATGCGATAGTTAATGATTCACGATCGTATACGATTCTAACGTCTTCATTAAGAGGAAGTTCAGGCGTATATTCACGGCCATCATATTTAAAATAATAATATTTTAATTTATCGGCAATAGGTAGTTTCTGAATATTAATAACAAGTTCGATTCTAGAAATATTATCTAAATCGAAATGTAAATAACTTCCTTCTTGTTTAGAGCCGCTGCCAGAAGATGGAACGTATTCACTATTCTCATATTCCTGTAACGAAATATTTTTAACGGTACCATTTCTTCCCGCAAAACGAATAGAGATGTCGGCATCTTTTTCGAGAACTATTCTATTCCCGTTTAATAATTCTTTTTTATTTATATCTGTACTATCACTATTAGACTCAAAAACATATGCAATAATATCGCCTTCAATATCGGCTTTTAAGAAGTACGTTCCCTTTTTAAGCGATATGAAATCAGTTTCTGTTTCCGCTTCATAAATACAATTTTCAAATTGTATTGTATTATCATAATAATAGATCCTACCACCAACAGTACTTGCAGAATTAGCAGCCCATCCAATAGGAAGACCAGTTGAGATTTTGATAGACTTGATAGTATTTCCATATTGAGAGTAAAATCCTATTTTATAATCATCGATGTCGATTTTAAATTTTTCGATAAACACGACTTTTTCTTTTTTAGTCTTTAAATAAAAATTAACTTCGTTATTTATTTTTTCTAAAACTAAAATAGCATCATCGTTGTTTATTAAATGCTTAAATTGTACGGTAGAATATTCTTGAATAGTTTGTGTACTTGCTCCAAGCAAGTCGACAACTTTATCGATAACAGAATATTCATTGTCGCCAAGTTTAAACATGTATTGTTTAGGAGATTTAAAAATGTCTTCGGCATCTTGAATTAACAAAATGCCGAATCCAGAATTAACATATTTTAATTGAAGTTCAATTCTACAATCTCCAGAATATAAATAATCGGCAGTTATAATATCTTGATCATAAAAATAACAACCATTATTTTTTGTTACACGAGCTTTATTAAAAAATATCATATAGCCGTTAATCCTATTCTGTTTAATTTAATAGTAGATTTATTATTTAATAACTCAATTTTAAATTGGAATGTATCAGTATCGGTAAACGATACAGGAGTTAATGTGCCAGATCGATATAAATCTTTCCAAGCCGTAAACTGATTATTCACACCTTGTTTACGTAAAGAACGAACTTTAATACTAACGTCGCCTTTAATGTCGGCATCGATCGTATCTAAATTATAAGTACCTTTTTCAGATACCATAAATAATCGAGAAATAAAATCGCCGCCAGCAACAGGCAAGGACTCAATAGCTTGATCTTCTAATTCATCATAAATATTATATACGTCGATAGAGCTAATAGAACTATTTGCTGGGATATCGATTTCGAATCTAATATACTGTACTAATTTATCGTTAGATAAAAGAACATAGTCACCATTTTCGATAACGGCAATAGTTGCATATTTAGAATAATAGTTTTCAGAACCTAATACTCGAATCGTAAATTTATCTTCACTAAGAGTATTAATTTTCGCAGCCATATATAATATATTTTTAAGATATTTATACCAATCTTCAGATTTAGCTTTATATTGATTATGAATTAAATCAAAGATTTCTGTCGTAACAGTTCCTGACTCATTCAACGTAATTAGTTTATTACCGCGCAATAATACTTTATCTAACTGACAACGTTTCAAATCAGCTGTCGCTAATAATGTAGCATCATAATCGATTGTTGTACCATATTGAATTACGTCGTTATCATCGACATCGATATTATTATCGGTTGTATAGTTAAACGTATCGAAAATAATTTCGTTCACTATACTGTTTTTCTTTTCGGTTAAATCCCAACTATACTTATCGATATTCTTACTATGAGGTTCTGTTATTAATTTATCGGACAGAACAATTTCTTCGATCGAACCGACCGTACCAGTAACGACAATATAATAATAGAAATCTTTGTCGACATTAAATTGAGAGAAGGCAAAATCGTCATTAATGACGAAATCTTCTACTTTTTCTAAGAGCGGTTTCTTTTGCAATCTGAAGCCGTTTAATTTCTTTTCTTTATACAAAGAAATTTTTAAGTTGCCGGCTTTTTTAATGTAGCAATATGATGTATCATATGCATACTTATCGATTCTAAAGATAGCATAGCCTTCTTTATCGAATTTAAAATTAATTACGTAATTTTTATTTAATTCGATTAGCGTAGGATCACAGTCTTCGAATGTCCAATTATTAAACGTATTAGCCGTCGTTAATGAATGAAGCGATGAAATTTCAGAGACTTCTTTTTGTTCTTTAAAGTTAACATAACATAATGGATTTAATACTTTCATATCCATTAAACTATTCGGAATGAAGTTCTGTCTTTCTGTTTGCATCTTAACAAGACTACCTTGTTTCTTAGTGCTATTCAAATCGACATAATGTTCTTTATGATGATCGACTTCTGTTTCATATACTGGGAAATAATATTCCTTACCGGCTTCATAATAATAACCAGATTTAACAGCAACCTTATTATCTAAACTATTACGATATACAGATACGACATTATTTACGACGACTGCAGTAAAGTTAGGGTCCAGTGCTTTGGCATATACTTTATCGATATCGTTATTAGCGATATTTAAATTTTTAGAGTCGCCATCCTTCATATCTTTAATCGTCATTAATGTTTCTGTATCATAAGCATTAATATTATATTCGACTAATTCATATAGTTTATCTAAATTAGTGAATACGATTTTAGATGGATGCTTATAAGTATATGTTGCCTGCAAGCTTAATGAGTCATGATCGTAAATAGAGTTTACTTGAATGATACCAGGCGTTTCGTATAATACATATTCGTCTTCGGCTAACGTTGTGCCGCCGATAGATAGTTCGATATTATTAGAAGATACATTAGAGTATTTAAATTTACCTAGCCCATCTTCTGTCAACTCGATTGTTTCAGTATATCTTTTTTCATTATATACGATAGTAGCATATGACGGAACCGATAAAATATATTCAGATAAATTATAATCGACGTTATCGATTTGATATACGTCTTGTAAACTTAGTTCAGAAGCAAATAACGTTGTTTCTAATTTTTTATTAACCGAGATATTATAATCTGATTCATTATCGTTCCACATATTGGCGAATATAGAAATTTCTGGTGTTAAGATATTAATATTATTACCTAATAAACACCATTTAGATAAAACTTCTTTATTCTTATGTTGATATCGAATATATTGTGTCGATTGATTATAACCGTCCGGCAAATTAATTTCGACAAAATAAACCTGTTCTGCCGACAACTTAGGGATAAAATTATCCAAAATGATCGGATATTCTTTTTGGTTTTGAACGATCGTTTCAGAATGATGTAACGTATGGTTAGAAGAGTTCTTTGTCGCCAATAAAATTTTATATACTTTATTTTCGGTCGATGCCTCAGTCGTTTTAATTAAGCCTCGAGCATCGTGAATATAGTTAACTAATAGCGTCGCCGGAATTTCGGATATGATTTTATTATATTCGAGTTCAAAATATGCACCGAGAATATCGATTTCTTTAAACGCTGATTGGTCCATATTTTTATTATAGATAATCACACGGCCATCATAAGTAACGAATACAGCATCGTTTGATTTATCAAACGAATAATGATTAGTTAATATATTTAATAACGATAGCGATTCAATTTGTTTTTCATAGTGATCGAACGTTAGCGTTATATATTTCGTTTCGCTATCAACATTAATATAATCGACATTATGTTTGTTTATTTGACCTGTAAGGATAGGGAACTCACTCTTAGATATATTTTGTTTATCGACGAGCAAAGGAAGCCTTCCTGGGCCAATAAATGAATCGTAGGTATCATAATTATCGTCGATAATATTATTATCTTTATATAATTTTAATACTGTGTCTTTCGATTTAATCTTTAAATTAACTTGGCTATTAGGAGGAACCGCAATAGATTTTTCATAATATTTAAAGTTAGCATATTCACCAGCAATAGAAATATAATTAATTACTGGATTAGAGATACCGAGATAAGAATGAAGAGATAATGTTAGTATTTTATTATCTGGATTATCGGGAATAGAATATGTATTTAAAGATTTAGATAATGGCTGCCCATTAATCGAGAATACTAAACCGTTTGCAGTTGCATTAATATATTTAATCTTAAATCCGCGTTGACCGATTTTAACAATCGAAATATGTTTTCGTTTCGCATCTTCAGATTCGAAAGAGAATTTCATATTTTTAGTATCGGTATTTAATTCTTTAGACGCTAAAATATTATTATTGTCGTCAGTAATTAAAACACGACAAGAACCGGTATTTGTTTCATTGTCTAACTTATCGATTTCAAATTCAAGAGAAGTAATAATTTGATCGATATTGATTTGACCTTGAACGTCGGAATCGATATAAAGATAATTATCGGCTTGGTTATATTTAAAATTATTTAACTTAATTAAATCGAAGCGATTAATGATATTAACAGGAGTATCTTTAATAGAATAATTAATTGTTTTAAAACGCATATTATCTGTTAAAGGAATACTCAAAGTTCCGACAGTAGATTTAGAAGTGTCGAGCTTAATACCGTCTTTCGTATTGATTACGTTAGAAGAGGAAGCAAAGTCACTAATACGAGTACCGTAGAAATAATTATCTAAATAGGAAATGGCTCCATTTTCTTTAATAAAGTAATCATTAGTGAATTCATTATTTAACTGTTCATTGTTATCAATTTTGAAAGAGGTTAAATAAATATTGCCACCTTGATGTTTAGGATAAGCAATAACTTTATATGTTACTTCTTTGTTGGTATCGTTAACGAATAAGCCTTTATTTTTAATCGTAACGTTTTTCGCACCGACTTCATAATCAACAAAGTCTTCTAATGGTAAACGATATTCACCGTTATAAGTTTTATAAGATTTAAAGTTAATTGTCGCAGGATCGACCTTAACCGTAGAAGTCGCTTTTAAGTTATATTCGACTTGTACCGGTTTAAGTTTTAAGTCGAACTTCTTTAATCCGATTCCGATATTTACGTTCTTATTACTATTTAATAAATACTGGCTAACCTTCTGATTAGATTTTTTATATCCGATAATTGATACGTCAGTTGTATCGGAAGAACTAATTAAATTAGATGTCGTAATTTTCAAGCTATCATAATAGCCGACGCCGTCTAAATAATATTCGACAGGTTGATCCCAGATATGAGGAAAGTAATCGAGTTTCTTAAATTCATTTTCCCAGAATGTAATATCCCAGATCTTTTCTCTCGCAATATCTTTATTTAATTTAGCAATGTAATCATATACTTTCTGATCTTTTATTACTTCTTGAATATTAATATTATTTAATTTATCGATTTTAATATCTTTAAAAGCAATGCCGGCATAAGCCGATAATAAATTTTTAATTAAATATTTTAAACCGAATTCAGTCGAATTAAATCGGTGTTTATATGTATTAAGAATATTAGGATCGTCGAATAAGATGTTATTATTTTTATTATTCTTCGTTCTTAATGCATCATATGTTCTGTTAGATAAACTAAGATTAGACTCATTAGGAAGTCGATCGATCCCGGCGAACCATGCAAACTCATCGAAGATATTCCAAACAGGTTCTTGTTTTAAATTAACCGTATAATGAAACTTATTAATAGTATATCCGATCGGAGTACCGTCTACTTCATCGAGTTTAAAATAAAGATTACCGTTGTCATAATAAGCATATTTTTTATTTTTATAAAACTCGTTTAAGTTTTCTGTAATAGTAAATTCATTATCTAACTTTAAACCATCTTCTAGCTTACCAATATTTGCTACATAGATTTGAGAGATAATAGAATCTTCTCGGCCAGCATAATTTACTAAAAAGAAATCTTTAGTATATTCATCGACCTCTTTATAGATAGAGGTCATTTCTTCAATTACAGCTCTAAGTAGATGTCCGGATGTAGACTTGTATGGTCGGCGTCTAATTTGCATCCACTTTGGAAAATACTGCAAAGCTCTTGCAAAATTTTTATTAGTAATTGCATCCATTCATTAAACCTCTATCCATTGAATTGTATCGAGAATCATTTTGGATTTAATATCCTGTAACGATTTTAATGCTGTCACAGATACACCGTCTACAAATAATCCAGTAACATTAAAATAACTTACGCCAGTTTCGTTGATTCCCATTTTGTTGATTACTCCGATATCTAAATAAGAATCAGGAGGAATAGCATTAATATATTCTGCAATACGTTGTTCTAAATTCTTTTTAATATCGGCTAAATTAGAATTATCGTTAGATAAAGTAATAGACAATGTAACGGCTTTTAATGCCGGAGTCACATACTCTATATATAATGAAGGGCTTGTGACATTCTTCAAACGATCTTTTGCTTCATTTAGCGCGGCTTCAATTTTTTCGACAGTATATTCTTTAGGAATAACGTAACAAATAGCCGTACCTGTTCCATATACCATCGGTACATAGGTTACGTTAGAAGCATTTTGTAAATCTAATAACGCAGCATCAATTGCAATCGTATTAGATTTCTCGTTGATCAACGACCAGTTGATTAATCGATATAATAAGTTCTGATCACTTTCACCTTCTCGACGAGTGAAGCCACAGAACTTAACCATATCGTCTAAATTGGAGCCTTTTAAATTTGTGTATATATGAGGATTTTTATTAGACTCAATATACAAATACGCTTCTTCCATTTCTTTGGAATTAGCTAACATAAATAAATCGACAACAGAACCACGCTCAACAGTATCGTTAGTCAGTTTCTGAAAAATATTTTTAATCGATTCATGGATTTGTGTGAATGTCTTCATATAACGAATCCTTTTAAAACCTTTCCAGTTCGTTTATTAATAATCTTAATATGAATATTATGCCATGCCATAATTTGATGATCGTCGACATTAGGTGTAACAGATGTATCGTATAATGAAGTGTCGACAATACTGTCGACGATTGCTTTTATCTCATGTAAATTTGCTTTATCAAATTTATCTTCATGACGATATTCAACAAGTCTAGATCCATAATCAGAATAAGGCTGAACTTCACCCAATTCAGTTTTTAATCGTAACATAATTTGTTGGATTTCATAATCTTCATTATCTTTACATATGTCGACAGAAGATAATTTTTTATTTAAATAATCATCTTCTTTAGGCTTAATATTAAATTTAATATTCAAAGCATTTACTTTGTGCTTTGGTCGAGTAACCGATTCAACAAAAAATTGAATCTTTAATTTATTTGTTTTTTGACCGATATTAAATTGAATAGCTAATGAATTAGATCGTCGACTCGGACCTAATATGATATCATCTTTATTTGTGTCTAATAAGAAATCGATCATTTGTTATCCTTAAATTTTAAATTTACCGAGTGCCGATTTAGCAATCTTACCAATTTGTTTACCGATAGCTCCAAATGCTTTAGTCGCTAATTTAGTAACTTGTTCTGTCGCCCATGTTTTAGCACGATCTAAAGCTTTTTTAGCGATCTCGTTATATTTAACTAAATACTTATTAACACGTTCCACTTGTTTGCTTACATAATCGATTTTAGATAATTGCAAATTCATATTGACGACTTTTGCAAATCCACCAATCTTTGTATTATCTAACCCAGATATAGCGGCATTTAATTTATCTTCCAAAGTTATCGCTTTGTCTAAATAAGTCTTACTTGTCTTATTAGCAATATCTAAATATTGAGTAGCTTTTGTATATAAATTATCTATTTGTTTTCCGCTCTTTTGTTGTGCAATTAATAGATATTTATTTTTAGCGTAATCGACTTCTTGATCAAGTTGTTTATTAATATTAGTCGATAATTCTTTAACGAGAGTATTTGCTAACTCTGGATTAGTATTTTTAATATGTTTATACGTTTTAATAATCGCTACAATTTGTGAACGTTTATCACCAATTGCGGCCGGAACAGCTTTTAAACTATCGACATGTAAAGTATCGTAAATACGTTGAGTAATTTGTTTATCTAAAAATTTATCTAAAGCTAAATAAGCCAAATCTCTTTTATCGACATATTTAAGAATATCTTGCGCATTGACATCCTTAGATATTTCAGGAATATTTTTAATATCCTTAAGCACTTCTTTTGCTGCCTTAAGATCTTTTTTACTTAATGCTTCAGATAGTTTAGATTGCGTATCTTTAAGTTTTTTACGAATCGTATCATCGATTTTTATATTCTTATCATGCAACAAAGTATTAATTTTATTGTTGACGCCATTAAAATCTTCCTTTGTCGGATTCTTTTTATAAATTTCATGATACTCTTTCGATACTTTATTCTTAGTTTCTTCACTAATCTTTCCTAGTATCTGATTATAGTTCATATTTATTTTTCCTAATAAAAAATTAAATCTAGTACCAGTATTATTACCAGTACTAGATTTATATTACAATTACTGCTTTTTGTTAGCATAATAATTTGTTGCTGCTTTTAACAATAAATCATATGCTTGAGTAGCTTGTTCTATTGAGTTTTTAGCACTAGCATCACCTTTAGAAACTTGTTCGTTAAAACCTTTAATAACGTTTTCTTTTTTAGTGTCTAATGCTTTTTTAAAATCATCTATAGTCTGATAATCAGAAACTTTTAAATCATAGATATTAGATTCTAAAACTTTTTGCTCAGCAGGATTAGCTTTTGCTAACGCTTCTTTTGCCGACTTTTCTGTAATCGGAGAATCACCGGCAAGCATTGCTGCCGTAAACGGAGCAAAGTCTGTTACTAACTTAGTAGGATCTTTTAATTTTAATCCTTCAGCAATTTCGACAGTCGTCGTTGTTTTACCGAATAACGGTAAATAAATATCGCGACGGATTAAAACGTATCGAGCTAAATTAGGTTCCCATGACTTCACAAGAACAGTTCCTTTAACCATAAGATCGCCGATAATGGAACCTTCTTGATCTGGAAGTTCTCGGAAATCGGCAAGTTCAAATATCCTATTATTTAACTTATGACCGTTAATAATTAATTCATCACAATCTAAATGAATTCGATTAGCTTTAATTCTATGTGTTTGAGATATAGAACTAATGCTTCCTGAATCTAAAGATAGTTTTGTATCGTTACCGATAGATAAACCAATAGACTTACCCATCTTGATAACGATACTAGCTAAGAATCTTTTAATTGACCAATCTTTAATTCGATGTGGATGCTTAGAAGATTCTTCCATTTCAGTCGCATTAATTTTTAAATCTTGATATACTTTCTGATTATCGATCGCAGAACCGTCGTCAGGAGTATCTTTAATTGCTTCAGATACTGCTTTGTCGGTTTTAGCGATATCGACATTCTTAGACGTTTGATTTATTTCTGGCATTTAATATACTGAGCCTCCGTTATCCTGACCATTTTCATCTGGGAAGATGTCACTCTTTAGCTCACTTTCTTGGTATATTTCAGTGCCATAATCTGCAATCCAGCGACCAGTTACAAGAGGACGATCTCCATATGCTTCTATTATAACATAATCTCCGCCTTTTGGAAACCAATCGTCAGGTGAATTTGTCTGTACTGGCATAGCAGGTTCAGTTATTGTTTCACCAGTTTGTGAAGTATAAGTTACCGAACAAGTACAAGTTTTAGGGTCAGATCCTAAGACTGACCCTTTCAACTTTGCAAACCCGTTATTACGGATCTGTTGTCCAGCATACGTATCTTTAAATTTATTTTGTATCGTCGACATTATGCACCGAACTTAGGAATATTAACATTAACTTGATATACCTTACCATCGTCGTTGTCATATACTTGATAAGTTATTTCGTCTTTTTCTTTTAATGTATCCATAATAACTTTAAGATTTTCTTTAGATTCACCATGAGCAATCAACGTAAAACCAAAACCGGATCCCGGGAATATTTTCTTAGTACCAAATAAGTAACAACTTGTTAATGTGATATAATCATTTGATACTTTGTTGATATATGTATTTTGGTCGGTCGTAGTTTTATAAGACAACATTTGTTCTGCTTGGAAAATGATCTTACGAAGAGTATTTAAAGCAAATGGATGTAATAATGGAGCATCGATAATTTCATTGCCGTCACCATCTTTACCTTTAATACCGATAACCTTAACAGGTTTACCGCCTTGGTTAATAGAGAATTCGACAGTATTTTTAGACTCTTCATTATTTAACGCCTTTTCATGACGTACAACGAAGAATTTAAATTGTTTAAAAATATCAAACTCAGGACCAGGAACCGGAATTAAAGGATCAAGAATAGACGTATTATCTTTTTGAACGTCTTCGATTTTATGCATGAATTGTTCAGCTCTCATTTTAATCTCTTGTTTATCCTTTTGATTTTCCTCGTTATTACGCATTAATAATTGTTCGACAGAACGAATGCTGCCACGTTGCAATAAGCCATCGACATAATTTTGATTTACGAGATATTCGTAATCGCCGCCCATGTTATTAGCATACATATTGCCATCAGCATTTAACTCATAACGTTGAAGAGCATCGGCAGGACCGCCACCCATTGAAGCATTTAATAAGAAACTCAATGAACCGGCAATAGGATGATATCCTTCTTGATCTTGGAAACGATGATTAAATACAGAATCCATAAGGTCTAATACTTGACCACGTTTTCCCCAGTTAGGGCTCATAAAGATTGTACCGCTGTTACCTGCCCATGCCGGTATAAATGGCATACCGCGTTTAAGTAAAGGAGTAACGCTTAATGTTTTATAGTTCTGAATGAAATCAGAAATCATATCGCCCCATCTACCTAACGTATAGGCAGCAGCGACCATTAATACATTGCCACCAATTTTGCTACCGAAGTTTAATGCCGAAGATAAGTATCGTCCTAATCGAGTGCCAGCAATTTTATTAAATAAAGCACCAGCTTTACTCTTCATTAAAATATCTTTAGACGTAGCATCAATTATCTTTTTAGATATATCAGACTTAGCTTTTAATGCAGCAAGAGTTTCTTGGCCTTTTTTGGTATTGTTAATACTCTGAACATCCTTAATTAAACTTTGAGTTTCTTTACTATAAGCTTTTAGTTTGTCTAATCGCTTTTTGTATTCTTTATTGAATGCCTCTTCAGCTTGTTGTTTATATAAACCTTCTAAATTAGCTTTTCCACCACGATCAAACTTATCTAAATCTTTAACATTGGCAAGTTCTTCAATTTTTTTCTTTACAAAACTATCTTTATTAGTTTTAAAAATATCTGCTTCGTTACTTAATTTTGTAAATTCTGGCATTCTAAGATTAAAAACTTTTTTAGAGATTTCTAAACTAGCTTTTTCAAAATTAGCACTAGCTTCAGCCCAAGAATTTAATATTTTAGAAATACCTTCCATACCTTTAACGCCACGATCACCAAACGTAAATGATGGCTTAATTGGATCGAATCTTGCGAGTCGTTTTTCTACGACAGCAAGTCTAGCTTCAGCTTCTGCAATTTTTGCAGCATCTCCAGATTCTTTTGCAGCTTCTAATACTCCTTTAAGATTAGTTTGCTTAGTTTCGAGCTTCTTAACAATTCTATCGATAGTATTATTTCGCTTCATTTCTTTAGTAGCATTAACTATCGTATCAGCATATTCTGATGCAGCCCAGCCTTTTGCTCGAGCAAACAAGCCCCATCCATCATCGATAATAGCGCGAACAATATAAGCTCGTTGTAAGTTATAAACACCGAGAGCATAAACTGCCCAGCGCATCAATGTAGATGTAATAGCCATATTAACAGCTTGAGTCGTCTTATCGTTAAGCACGTCGACAATCGCGTCTGGCGTAATTGTCGTAACAAAACCTGTTGTAGCCGATAGTGTATGAACGACTTCACGAACTCTTGCTTGACCTGTCATACTACTTGGCTCATCGAAGATAGAAATTCGATCATGAGGTTTTACTGTAGGATCACCGTAAACAACAAGATTGCCAGAATAGATTTGTTCGACAGATTTTTTTAATCGAGATAACGTCATCAATCGAGCAGTTTGAGCATGATTATGTTCAGGTCCACCATAATTATCCGGAACAAAGTTAGATATTGCCCAAGAAGCAATATTCTTTAAGCCTAACTCTATGCCTGTGCCAATAGCACCGCCAAGAGCAAAACCAGCACTAGCACCGACAGAACCACCACGAGCACCGACTACACCACCGACAGCAGAGCCAAATGCTCCTGTAACTGTTGCATAATTATCTAAAGAACCAATTTCGCTATCGATCCCGAATGTATTTTCAGAAGAAGTATGAATTTGTGTTCTACCATGTAACCATGTATCGACCACCATAGAACGTTGATATTCAGGATAAATATCTCGGTCGAAATAAATATCAGGAGTTGATTTTTTAACTTCTTCAAACTGATACATACCTCTAGCTACTGTAGCTACTTTATTAGAATTAGTTTGAATTTGGTTAGATAAAATATCGTGATCCGACCAATACATATGGAATTGAGAATAAGGTTTCCGTTTCTCGAGAGTATTTAATTGGTTATTGTTCTTAATATATTTATAAGCATAATACCAATTAGGTAGTCCCATAAATACAGTACTTCTAAATCCAAAATAATCAGTTGCACCAATATAGGATGGATTAGCACTTGCTGCGAATTGTAAGATATCCCATACTGTTCTACCTTGTGTTTTAATACTAATGAACTGATGGCCTTGTTCTGGGGGATCAATCCCAATAACACTTCCTAATGAACGATACCAGGATTGCTGTCCTTGTTCTGAAGCGCCATTTTCAAATTGTAAGCTATCACTATTAAATAAATTAGTGATATCAGTATTCTTACGGAAGTTATAATAATGAGCAGAAGAGTCATTAGTCACTTCATAAATATTTTGTACTGGTTCACCATTAACGAAAATGTCGCGATAATAAGGATCGCCGTAATGATAAATACCGAATGGATTATTAGAGAATACTCTCGATAAAACATTCCAGTTCTTTTCACGGAATAATTGACTAAACCAGTTTTGATCTTGACACGTTAAGAATGAACTTATCAATACTCTAGGACTTACGCCACCAAAAGATAAGCCGTAAGGAGATTCGCCTAAGTATTTTACGCCGCGGTTTTTAATCTTATCGCCGAAATTATCTTCACGAATAGGGTTAGATAATTCTATGCCATCGCCCTGTCCTACAATACTTACGACATCGCCACCTTGGATCTCGGTAACTGTACCATTAAACATAACAGGCAGCTTAGCTGCATCAGCAGAATAGCCCATACGAATATGCATACGAGCACCGGCCACTAATTTAATAGAGTTACGTTCAGGTATTAACGCTTGTTTTTCACTTAAATTACGAACATAGGTACGAGGATTAAAGATACTATCGTATAAGTTTTCAAGCCCGGCAACACCGTATTGTAATTGTGCCGTAAAATTATCGCCTTGCCCATCGTCCTCATATTCAGCTAATATATTTTGATACAAATTATTTAACTGAATAATCGCTGTATCGGCCGCAATATTTTTAGACTTAACGACTTGAATAGAGCTTACTGCATTTGTACTATAGAAGCTATCATGCATCTTCCAGAAACCAGATGAAGCGCCTTCATCGATAAACATAATCTGGAATGTCGGGAATCCTCGAAGCATTCTACCACGAACATCAGTTTGAACCATATTAAGATATGAATCTCGAATACGTCGCGCTAATGCTTTTGGCGTCATTGCATTTGCTTCTAATTCTAATTGCTGCATAAACTCACGTTGAATTTGAGCGATAGGATTATCGGTCGCAATATCGATACCGAGTTCTTCGATTTTTTCTACGAGACCAGAAAGAACTAAGCCGTATAATAATTTTCTTAGGTTTACTTCATCGTTAGTTAACGGAGCCGTCGTCGTTATGTTAGGCGTAATTACTTTATGGGTTAAAGCATTTAATGCATTATAATCACGCGTAATAATTTTCTTAATTAAAGAAGAATCTTTACACATTAACGATAATGCTGTCGCTACAAATAATTTGCCTTTTACAAATTTATCTTGATTATCTTTAACGAAGTTCTTAAGAGTTTTTACATTTTTTTCTTGAACATCGTTAGCTAATTTCATATCTTTCATGAACTCATATGCAGAAGCTTCACTTACCGCATTTTGGAACATGATATCAGTCATATAGTTAGGATAGATATTCTTCTTAATTAAAACACATAACCAGTATAAAACATTTCGTAAGAAAGCATGTTTTGCATAATTCATATCATGCATACAATATTTCATGTATTGAATTGTTTCACTATGATCAGATGTTTGATAATAAGGATCTAAGAAGTAATATCGATCGGACGCTTCGAACGTAAAACCTTTATCTAAAAACTTTTTGCGACGTTTATTATAATCAATCGGTAAGAATTGAAGCATAGGATTGTCTTCAAATTCTTTTTGAGTAAAACAAGGTATGCCATAAGGGCCTAATTCAGTACAAGAACCATAATTATAAAATTCGGAAGTATCATCAAGATGACGAACATAAGTTAATCCATTAATTGTATATCGTGTCGGCTTAAAGTTTTTTACGTTAAAATCTAAATCGCCTTTTTTATCGTCATTCTTGTCCTTATTATAATTAGGATCGTTAAAAAGACTATTTGATTTTCCGTTAAGTTTTACAGATTGTCCCCATAAACCATATTGACCGCCATTTTCTTGAGCACCATTAGCTAAAGCTTGACCTAAGTACATAATAATGCTTTTTGCTTTTTCAGGTTCAAGATCGGTAGAGAATCCAGAGCCTAATGCAGCCCAAGCAAATTTATTTAACCAATCATTAATGTCAGCATCCCATTTTGATGTTAGTTTCTTATCGACAGATTTTGTTTCGACAATAATATTTTTAAAATACTGAATTAAAGCTTCTTCAGAACCTTCATCTTCAATACAAGTTTCCGCTAGGAATTTAAGAGCTTTGTCGGCTTCCCATTGAAAGACATTAATACTGTCAACAATTACAGATTTAAGAGCGTTTTCATTTGCTTTTGTTGCATTTTCTTTTGCTTTTTGTTCTTTAGCTTTTTCATCAGCAGAAGCCTTATCATACTCTTCTTTATTCTCTTTATAGACAACAGAGTTTCTATCTACTTGAGTTCTTGGATCTATTATACCCTGACCAGGACTAGATTTTTTAACTCCACCTTTGCCATCAGGAGGAGTTTCTTTTACAGCTTCTTTAGCCTTTTCTACTTCCTTCTGACCTTCTTCTGTGTTTAGGTTATGATATAACCATGCATAATAAGGTTCTAAGAAAGTAACGCCGATAGATTTACCGACTTTCCATTGACCAGTAGCGATACCAGATTTGAAGAGTTTCATACGTTGTTCATTCTCTTCTTTTTTCATCTGGTTAAGTTTATCTTGGGTTAACTGCCAATCTTTAGCCGTCATTTCAGATATGCCACCATTTTGTGCAATCATACCATGACGCATAGAATATTGAGCAGCCTCACTAAGATCGGAAAGTATTTTTAATTCACCAGATGGATTGCCATCTTCATCTGGTTTGGCAAACATTTGCAACATCTTACTATCTTGTAAAATACAATCTCTTAATAATTCCGAGAATAAATATTCGTGATAGAAGAAGTAAAAATCAGGATCGACAAATACTTGATCTCTAGGATTTTTATAACGAATAAATTCGAAGCCTAATTCACCGAGTTCTTTAATTGTCGGTAATTCTAAGTCTGGATACAATTCAGCTTTAGATAAATTTTGATCGATCTCGAAGTAACCTAATGCAGCTTGTGCAGCACGTTGAGCCGTTGCTTCTTTTGACGCAAAATTATTTTGTTCGAATTGTTTATAAATAGCAAAACGATTACGAATCGTTCTATCTGTTTGTCGTAATGTTACATTTATTTGATATAAACCAGGATAATTTACGACAGTCGAAATCGACACTTGTTCTACGATTACTTCGAAGATACCTAATAGGCGGGTAAATTCAGAATCAATTCTAAATGGATAACTCGGTAATGCATTAGGATATTTCTTTTTAAAATAAGAAATAATCTTAGGAATCTTATCGAAGCGGTCGACAGTTTCTCTGTCGTATGTCATTACAGAGAATGTTAATGTTGCATCTTGGCCACCCATAAATTGAGGAGCTTGACCATGATATGTATTCAATGTCATATTCGCATATGTATTAGAGAAGTTTGCTGTTAAACCTTGCACTAATACATCTTCTAAATATGTTACATATTGAATAGAACCGATACGTTCAAATTCAGAGTCTTCATAGTTTTCATATGTCTCTTGATTGCCGGACAATTGAACTGAACCATCGGCATTTTGTACGGCCGCAAACTGAGATGCACAATATTCTAAGAATTTAGAATCGCCATCATAAGGAGAATATTCTAAAGTACATTGACCATTATTTTGCTTTAATACAATTCTAAAGTTAAATGCGTTATCGGCAAATACCATATCATAATAATTGGTCTGTAAATCGATACCAGATTGATCAGTATTACGAATATTATCAGACATATTTTGATTGCCACCACTCGTTAAAGTGGAAACAAATTGTTGTCTTAATAATAAAGATTCATCTCGACTGTTATAATCGACAGCCGGAATGATTTTAATTTTTAAATAATCATTATCTGGATCCTCATCGAAACTATATTGAGGTTTAGCTTGTCCGCCGCCAGCAATCGATAAGGCGTAATCTCGAACAGATTTAACGACGTCGATATGTTTTTCTAAAATAGAATAATCAGACGGAATATTCAATGCTCGCAAATAGTCGACGATCTCACGACCTGCAGTCGACATAACAGAAGCTTTATCGCTATAATTAAATTTATATTTTTTAAGAATATTATTAATTTGATCACTATGAATCGTTTTATAATATTGATTTGCAATTGCAAACAATTCTTTATCTTTTTCAGATGGACGATAATAGTTAGGAGCTTTATTATTACTATGAGTAAAAGTCTGTCTAACCTTTTCCATCTTAACAAGTTTACCTTCGTCAGGCATATAAATATTAATTCTAGGATTTAATGTATCGACCGGCATATAAGCAGATCGATTTGCGAACAATGTTTTCTTCATAAAATCCTTAGAAGAAATATTCATTTTTCGATCGTGAAGATCTTGTCCTAATTGTAGTGGTCGTTGAATATACCAACGCAATAAATCATAGTTGATTGTTTTCGCAAAGAAATTACGATATATATCGATAACTCCATCTTGTAAATCACGTTGCTTAGGAACTTGAGGCATAAATACCTGATAATCGAATTCCTTAAGTAATAACGTAACTTTTAATAGTTTAGGATAATTTGGAACTGTCGCTACTGACATCGATTCAAAACAAATAGCATCGATATCGAGAACTTCGTTAATATATTTATTCTCGATTGGCATATATGGAGCAAAATGGAATTCTGAAAGCAATGCTCTGAATCCATTCATATGATATACGACTTTTTTCTTCTTATCACTAAGATTTGTATACCACTCTACAGGTTTACCATTAATGCCACGATCTTCGTTAAAATATAATTCTAATTGTAAGAATCGTTCAGGTTTAGCATTTTCGATATTTGCAGAACCTTTTGCACGAAGTAACGGAACAGAATTTGTATAAGCTTGTGTTACCGTATTAATAGAAATTGGTGGAACAAATAACGTTACATCACCGATCGTACAAGTCCAGTCGGAGATAGAATTTAATCCTTTGGTAATGTTATTCCAACCAAATGCTTTATTTTGAATTTCATGACGATTATCGTATTGCGATGTTGCATTCCATACAGCATCAGTCCAAGCTTTCGTATCATATTGATATGCCCAAGGTTTAAGGTGAGGATTCGTAAAATCAGAATACTTTAAAATAGAAGTATTTCGATGGCGAGCAATAATATATTTATTTAAATTAATCCATTGTCCGTCTTTATCTTTTACGAAAATAACAGCTAGGTTACGACGATAATGTTCTAAACCATATGCGTTAATGCCTGTTTCTTGGAATACGGTAGGATCTTGTCCAGTAAAGAATTTATTAAATGTATTAAAATAATTAGCCAATAATCCATTACCAGGGAAGCTAATCATATTCTTAGGATATGCCGTAGTTTGGTCTTGCTTAGAAGAACCATTAATATCGATAACGGCACGAACTTCTTGTGCGTTCTTTACCATATTTACTACGTCGTTAGCTGCAGCATATGCTACTTCTAATGTCCCATAATTAGTTCCGTCAGCCATTAAACCGAATACAGGTTTACGTCCATTTAATAAAACAGAAGATCCGCCAAAACGTCTCTCTGTTAAATAATTATTTACTTGGATCCATTTATTATCGAACTCACCGATTTGAGCAATCGTAACGGTATCACTATCTTTATAGCGCTCCCATTTAGAACCATTTTTATTGCCGCTAGCATCATAAGCCTTCGTTAAAAAAGCTTGATAATTTTGAACGGCTTCACCATATGTAACTTGTTTTACATCGGTTGCATATACGATAGACCAGTGATGAACTTCTGGTGCATCATAAAATAGAAAACGGAAGCCCATATCATAATCGAGGCTTCTATTTTCATCTTTTACTTTATTAGCATCCAAAACATCTTCTGTCGCTTTTTTATTGCCAGCTAACCATGCTCTCATGTTTTGCTGACCGACACATAAGTACTCTAATAATTCTGGATCTTTTACTTCTGCTTTTCTTAGGTCGGCATATAAAGTATCGCCATCGACAAAACCAGCATGTAAATCTTCATCTGTAATTCTGAAAGCAGATGGAGGAAGGCTGACCATAGCCAGCCCTCTCAATCTATCGATACCGGTATTTTCTAATGGAGGATTTTCTTTATAGAACAAAGCCTGTTCTTTTGAATCGCCCATCTTCTTAGCGAGCTCTTCATAAATTCTCATGTCGACTGCGCCTTCTTCGAAGTCGGCCAATTCAGGTAGACTCATTTGAGTATCTCGAACCATCTGATCAAATTCTTCTTTTGATCCTTCAGTCGGATTGTTAGGAGTATCTTCCTGTTTTGTTTCGACTTGATCAGAAGCCTTTTTGCCGACTTTTTGACCTAAATGCTGAGTCGCATAGTTGACACCTGGCTTTTTATCTTCCGCCATAGAATTTCCTTTCATTTATAATACACTATCTAAATAATTGCTAATGTCATTAGCATTCATATCTTCATATTTAGATGTAACTCTTGTCGTAACAGTTGCACTACCGCCAGAACCAACAATGTTTGGCATAGCATTTAATGCAGCAACTGCAGCTTGTGGATCTTGACTTGTCGAAGTTGCTACATTGATTATATAACCACCATTAGCAGCACCTTGTTGAGGTTGAACTAAACGAACTGACGTATTAGAATTATTAATTTGCTGAGCCGGAGTATTATCGACATCCGGAATCGGAGAAGCCGATCCATAGCCAGCAACAAGAATCGAAGAACCTAAAGCAGCCATTGCACCTAAAACCGATTTACTTCGTGCTTTACGAACAATATCCATGGCTTTAACTTCGCCACTTCTTAATTTTGCCATACGTTCAGCAACACCGGAACCAATTAAAGACTCGTTCATTTTAACAGCTTGAATTTGCTCTTCAGGATTATTTACGATAGGCGCCATATTATTTAAAGCAGCGTTATTTATAATCGCTTCTTGAGAGGCACTATGCATATCGGCTGCACTTCTAAACGTAGCATGTCGATCGCCAGTAACACTTACACCGAGATCTAATTGAGACATCGTAAAATTAAGATTTAATTTATTTTTCTCCATGTAAGAAGCAGTTGTCTCAAACATATTAGATACATGTTGTTTATATTGTTGACGAACATATTCATCGGCAGCACCTTGAATCTCTTCAGCACTTCTACCTTGTAGTCCACTGTTCGCAATAAAGTCAGAGTTATTAGCAACGGCATCGACCATTGTCGATAAAGATTCTTGTTTACGTTTCATTTCAGACCATATAGTTTTATTATATGTATCGTCTGTAACAAGTTGGCCAATGTTACGAATATCTTCAGCTGTTTGACCATGTCTTGTTAAATCGGTAAATACATCGGCAAACTGATTCATTATATCGGCAGTAGCACTACCGGCATTCTTTGCCGATAAACGAGCTTCTTGGACACCGATAGCTACAGTAGAAGCTGTATGCCCTAATCGCATTCCGCCAGAATATTGAGTCATAAACTCTTCATTAAATCCGACGTCGTTAACTACTTTTTGTAAATTCTTTAACGGGTTATATGTCTCACCAGCATAGCTTGAAGCTTTTTGAGTTTTGGCAAGAGTATTACCATCTGCACCTTCTATTGTAACATCACTTACGGATTTTGTCGATGGATCATAACTTCTTCTTGCCGTTTCTTGGAACGTTACAGCGCTATTATCCATAGAAGATGCAAGTAATAAACTATCGTCGGTCATGCCAGAATTAGTGATGATATCTTCGTTCATCTTAATTAATTTAATTTGGTCGCCGTCATAGTCAAGACCTTTACCTTTGGCCATAAGCTGATTAGTTCTTACTTCATTCTCGGCAAGACCTTTATTTAAATAAAGTTTGCCGAAGTCGACGGATGTAGGATAGTCGAATGGATAACGTCCGACGCCCATTGCCATGCCTTCAGTTTCGAGTTGTTTAATCTTAGCAGCTCGACCTGCAGCATCTAAACCGTCAAATACGCCGAGCTTTTCAAAGACATCGATAGAAGCTTCACCAAAGCTTGTACTTAAACCGGCTTTTTGGGCCTCTTTAATCGTCATGCCGCCAGCAAATTTTCTCGACGAAATAAAGTTATCGTCGAAGTCGAATACGTTTGTAGCAGCTGCTTGAATACTTTCACCGAGATAAGCAGAACTTGTCGATTCTAATATATGACCTTTACCTCTTAAGTTTTTAGTGACATTGTCACGCAAACTATTATAGGCTTGATCCATATTATTTTTTAATTTAGCAGCTTCTTCGGTATATTGAACGCCGTCCTGAACTTCCATTTCGGCAAGCTTTTGAGCTGAATCAAAGAACGATTTAACTTGTGCTCTTGTTTCTGGGCTATGGGCACTTTGCGGAATAAACATTTCATATTTTCTTCCGCCGATCGTTTCACTAAATTTACCTGATTTATATTCACCAGTTTTATTATAGTGATTAATCATTTCATCGAGAGTAAGAGGTGTATCTATATCGTTAAGAGCTTTTCTAAATACTTCTCTTTCTTTATCAGTACCACGACTGCCATGTAAAATATCTGCAAAGTCTTTAGTATCGTCTGCCATACGACCGCCTTTATTGTTACGATAATCGGCAGCATGGTGAGATAACCGTTCAGCAAATTCTTCGACATAATCTTTAGTAGCTTTAATGCCTTTTTCATCGAATAAATCATATACGAATTTTTCTAACGATGTATCGGCAAAATCGCCAGCCTGAGCAAGTTTTTGACGAGACTTTCTAGCTGCACGAGAATAACGAGTTCCGTTCATTGCTGCATCAGATAATTTTTCACCGTAATTGATTTCACCGGTTATATTATCGTATACACCAGTTGCCGCTAAAGATTCTTGTAATGTTCCAGTCGGATCTATTACTTTTAATAATTCTTTAGCTGTTTTTGCGCCGACCTTTAACTCTCTTACTTTCATTAACTCGTTTTGGTTAAATACAGCATGTTGTAATTCACCGATATAATCTTTTGAATACGCCGTAACTTGTTGAGCCGTTACCTTGCCAGAAACACCCATAGTCAATTTATCGACGTCGCTAAGTTTTTGTACGAGTTTTTCGTCCTGATCTTTAAGCATAATCTTAAAGATGTCGCCAAGATTCTTACCGTCTTTTATTTCGTATACACCGTCAGTAAACATAATTCTATTTAATTTCTCATCGAAATAAATGGCACCTTTGTTAAATAATTCTATGGAGCCAGACTCATTTAAATTATCGACGGCTTTTCTCATGAACGCACGTTTCACATCCATAGGCTCATCGGCAATATTATCTAACCATTGTTGTGTTAAACCTACGATATCTTTACGTTTAACCATTTCTTGTTCACCTTGAATGATATCGATCGGTGATCCATGGTTAACGGTTTTAGCTAATGCATTAACGATAACATTACGCTCAATATTAATACGTTTTTTAATTGCGCTATACGCTTCTTCTTTAGATGCATCTTGAGTTAAGCCAACTTCGAGCAGTAAACGCTTGCGCATTTCTTTTAAATTTTGAGTTCGTTGGCCTTTGTCGCCAGAATAATAACGGTAAGCAATTTCGTTAAGATCGCCAGATAAGAATTTAGCTATACCTTCTGTGTCGTATTTCAATCCGACCATATTACCAAAACCTGTTTCATTTAAAATTTTAGCAATATTTTTATCGACTTCACCTAAACCAAAACCTAATGTCGACGTTGTTTGTTTAGCATTGCCAACAAACAATTTACGAGTCGTATCTCTGAAATTATGTAATACCATTCTAGTATCGATGCCTTTAGACTTAAGTGCATCGATCATACCTTTAATATCGTTAGGTTTATTTTCGACACTTAATTCTTGTAACATCTTTGATATCTTAGATTCAGAAACAATATTATTGTCGGCATCGACGAAATGAATTCGACCAAATAAATCACTCTTAGCCGTTTTAGATGTTGCACCAGAGAATTCAGTATCCATCGAAGTCTCGACAATATCTTGACCTCGTAAGAATACCGCATCAGATACTTCTTTTAATTCGAATTTGCCATCGGCATTCATTTTAATCGGAACGTGACGCTCAATAAATTCCTTGCTAATATCTTTATTACCGGATAGGTTAATAGCTTCACCGCCATGTAATCCATAAGTAGCTTGGCCTAATGCATCGGCGAGTTCTGGGGAAATTTTAGCAGAACCTTCGATACCGGATTTTAAAGCTCGAGAATATTCTCCATATAATTTATCAATTTCATTTGAACTTAAAGTACGATGATACTCGTTTTCGATACTCGTTACGATTTCATTGAAAGACTTATCAATGATTTCTTGTCCTTCTTTATCATGTTGTAACAATAAAGTATTCGTATTTAATACAGCTTTGTTTGTATCTGCTTTAGTCGAACCTATCCAAGATTTATCGGTATAATAACGAGCAGGATCGTCACCATGATCGAGAGCAACTTGTTCGACACCTTCTTTTAATAGTGTTCGAGATTGACCAGAAGATTGTTGATAACTACGTTCGTTACCCGGACTAATAGCAGAAGCATTCGTTGCCGTATCGTATCGCTTAGCACCTTTAAGCACTTTAGCATAATGATTTGTTTCGCTCTTAGTAATATTTTGTTCTTCATATTCTGTATCAGATAGAATAGAATATTCACTGCCAGAATATCGAGTACTTGTTTTTAATGTGCCATCATCGTTAAGAATGATTTTACCGTTGTCGTCATATTTAAAATCATAAATATCGACGCCGACAAAATTCCTTTCGATAAAATCTTCATCGTGAAGTACTGCATTTAATCCTTTAGACGGATCTTTAGGGTTAAGCAATGCATTAATTGCATTCTGGGATTTACTAGACGGAGCCATATCTTTAAATAAATCTCCGGTCTTACCATCCCATGCTGGATTAATTGTCTTAAAGAAATTAATTACGTCGTCTCGGCCAGCGCTCTGTTCAACAACGCCCATCTTAACAAAATGGTCGACAGTTAATACGTTAGTGTTAAATAACTCAGGAAGAGATCTCATGATCTCTGCTTTATGGTCGATAAGATTTTTTTGTGCGATATTTAAATCGGACAGTCTTAATAATTCTGGCTTAGTTGCATCAAAACCTTTATCTCCAGGAGATAAACCTATTTTATTAGGATTTGCTTGAGCATTTTTAAGAACGTTAGTTAATACTTCACCGATACTAGCGTTCTTATCTGTTTTTAACCATCCTTTAACAGACGGAAGTATATGATCAAAATTAGATAATTCTCTTGCTACATATTGTAATGCCGGTTTTACTTTTGCCTCGCTGCCGTCCATATGAATAGATCTAACGGCTCGCGTTGTAAAGCTCATATCGACAACACTGTTACCGTGTTGGAAAGCAAAATTACCGCCATTAGCATATACTACTCGAGATAAATATTTACTAATATCGTAGAATTTATTACCTTCGACAATCGCGACAGTATTACCTCTAATTGATAAATTAGCATTATTACCGAGACTTGCTACGATTTGATTAGCAATACCTTGCATTTGTTTTTCGATCGTATTAAATCGAGCCGATAATACTTTATCAGGCACAAGACCTTTGTAGCGATCGACAAACATATTTTCTGTAAGGCCATTCATTAAATAGCCTTTTAATCGTTGACTTGCATCGAGAGGGCTTTTACTTAAACCGTTTGCCGCAGATTTAGCTACCGATCTTAATACAGTTTTCTGTGCATCAGAAGTAATAATTGCCTTACCCGGAGTTAAATCAAAACTTCTAAATGCTTCATCATGAGGATTACGTTGTTGATATGTTTGTAATTCTCGAATAAAGAATTCAGACATATCTCTAAATGATACATCGTCTTGAGCTTTTAAATCGTTAAAACGCTTAGTAATGTTAGATAAAGCTCCGCCGCGTTTTTCGAGCTTAGTCGCAAAATAATTAAAGCGATCGATTAACTGTGTCGGAGTAATCGTCTTATTAGTACCGTAAGTTCTAAGCTTCTTCTCGAGTGTAGCAGCAGCCATATTAAAGTCTTTTTCTTTTAGACTTAAACTAAATTCTACGCCACTAAGATTTTGAGGGCCAGCGAGTCCTGCCAAGAATTTATCGTCAATTCTAAAACGAGAATCATAAGATACTTCATGATTACGAATCATACGAGTATATTCATTCATCACAGATTGCATTACATAGTCAGACGCAATCTTATCATGTTCTAATCCACTTGCCGCAATCTCTCTTGCTGCTGTCGAGATTAAGAAATGATTATCTTTAGAATTAATATTATTTAAAATTTCTTTAACGGCACCGAATGATGGAATATATCCTTTTTCAGGATTATATCGTTCTTTCATTCCGGCTGCTATTTTTTCGATTGAACGAGCAAATGCTCCTTTATCGATACCGCCAAGATCTTCGATCGAATATCCGGACATTGCTTCAGCAACAGATTTACCTAACTCGATATGATCTTGAAGAATTGTTGCGGCCGCTAACTGTTGTTTTTTAGTAGAGAACGTACTAACGATAGGATCGATAACAAAGTTTTCTCGACTATAAGTCGAAGACTGAATTTTATCGATAACGTTACCACGAGATTGTCGTTGGTAAGAATGAACTAATAAATTATTAAAAGTATCTTCTGCCGTATTTGCCATACCGATACCTAAAGAATTTGTCGCAATTTTCATGCCAGGCATATTATATTGCATACCGTCTTTAGTGCGTTGAGCAATCGGTACAAAAGATTCCATAAATTGATTTTCTAAATTTTCTTTTGTTCCGACAATATATCGTAATGCACCATCGCCGCCAGTTAGTTCTACCATGTGTAAATCATGGCTACCGTTAATACCGAGCTGACCAGCATTTTCTGCTATATAACGACCAAGATTAAGATCGTTATGATCGAGCTTCATTACTTTACTTACTTCATAAACAGCATTCGTCTTAAAAGTAGAACCTCGATATGCCGTATAATTTTTACCGTCGACATGACGCATATTATATTCTGGGAAAATATATTCTCCGCCATTACGTTCAAACGTTAATAGTCCAGAGTTTCTTCCCCATACAGAATTAATATTGCTTACAAATGTACCAGCTTTAATTTCTTGCATTGTCGATTTATTTTCGGCAATTATTTTAGAAGCTGATTCTAAATATGATCGGAAATATTCATTGTTATATAATTGCTCTAATGCAGAGATATCGGCGCCAGCATCATGGGCCTTAGATACGTCGATACCGAGCATACGAGCAAAATCTTCTTGTCGTAAGCTAGAACCTTTAATATAATATGCTCCAAGACGACCATTTTTAGTTTGTTTAGCTCCACGCAATATAGAATCTTTATAAGCTCGAGACATCGCTTCAGGGTCTAACGTAATAGCTGTTTTAATCGTCTTAAAAATATCGAAATGATTTTTAGTCGCTATTTTATTAACTGCTCTTGTCCCTAATGTTCTCGTGATATCAGGAGACTCACGCAAAGCAGTCGATACTTTATTTACGTCGAAGAACTGACTGTTAAAACCGATTACTTGTGTACCAGAAGAAATATGTTGATCTATTTCTCTAGCTATATTATTTAAACCATCTTGATGATTGTTAGATAAATAATCGATACCACGTCCAATTAATTTAGTTTTATCGTCGGCATCTGTTAGTGCTTCAAGTGCACCACCAGAACTCATATTGTTTGCGTTCTTGCCGATACGAGCTAATGTATCGTAAGCAACTTTTTCTTCTCGAGTCGAAGTATCGTAATTAAATGTCCCGTTATCGAATTTCAATCTTAATAAAGATGCTTGATCTTTTGTTAAGCCATTCATGACGACACGAGTACCGCTTTCGTCTTTTGCAGCATACTGCCAAATAATATCTGGCGTTCTAACTGCTCTATCTTGACCGTCGACATTTACGAGTACAGACGGAATTGTTTCGATATCAAAGAAATAAGGTTTTGCATCAGAAGACGGCAATACCTTAGCTTTATTATTTAACGATAAAGCGGAATTAGACGCTGACTCAATAGCCAGCGTCATATCCTTTCTTTTATTTAAATTAGCTTTTTCTAATAATTCAATAAGATGACTAGGTGGCCCAAATGACTCTTTATTAAAAGCATCGTATGTCGGTCTCCTAGTTATATAAGTAAAATCTTGATCCATTATTTAATCCTTTTATAAGAATGATAACGCTTTGTCTATTTTGTAACCAAGAACAGAAGTTACATTAGTTACTATATCTATTATACCATCTTGTTGCGTAGGATTCACCTGTATTTGTTTCTCGGTTAAACCGATACCACTTAATACAGTATTAATTTTAGCTCGGACAGTAATAGGATCATCGCCGTTCCTAATATTTTCTATATTAGGAGCATTGATAACTTCTGGATCTTCATATGTCGAAGAATAAATTCCGAAGTCTGCAAATTGCATTCCTTCGTTATATATTACTTTTGCCTTAATATCTTCAAGGTTAGAAGATGCTTCCCAACCTTGCCATAATGGTCCAGGAAGATTATGAGTCGTGAAATATGATTCATTAGACTCTGTTTCAGTTTCTTCTTGATACCATACAAGTCTTAACGCTTTAGCTAACGATGGAGATACATTACGCAAAATAGCTCGGCGCTGTTTCTCGTTCGTTACTTTAGCAAATTCGACGAAATATTCTTTTTCGGTGCTAGGTAATGCACGAATAATATCGGAATATTCACTATCTTTATTTAATGCATATACAGTAGATTCAGCTACTTGATGATACATAATAGCTTGTTCTGTCCACTCACCGGCAGCAAGCGTTGTCATATCTTCACTTAAACGACCGAACTTTTTATTAATCCATTGCGCTAATGGATCGTTAGACGGAGTACCAGAAGTTAATACGGATGCCATCATATCGGTAATCGACACGTCACCATCCATTTCGGCACGAAGAGCTTCTTGATGTTGATATAATTTATCGACATCGACGCCTTCTTCGGCTTTTGCTTTTTCTTTAGCTGCTTCGTATAAACCCATGTATTTTATATAACGAAGTCTATCGAAATATTCTTCTGTATCCCAACGCTTTTCTACGTTATCTGGAGTATATACATGATCGAGACCGAGAGCTTCGGTAATCGGATTATTCTTGGCTAATGCTATCGCTAAACCAGTACCGGCAAAAGCAGCTGCTTGTAACATACGACTAGCACGAGTTCGTTTAGCGAAATTAACTAAACTTTCAATACCTTTATTGTCGACACTACCAAATAAATGTTCGGCAAATCTACCGATAGAAGACTCATCCGAGATGAATTTATCGAACAGATTTAAATGGCTACCGATATCGTAACCCATACGTCCCCATGCATATGTAGCATACATAGGATCGTCGGTCGATGTTGCCATTGCAAATGCATTACCAGCAAATCTAAATGCACGAGAAAGTTTTTCTTTACGTTCGACAGCATTGGCACCGACGAAAGTAAAACGACCTGTGATTTCACCGGCTAATGCTGGGCCATCTAAATATGTCGAAGCAAATTTAGCAACGGCTAATCTAGATTTAGAAGCATTATCTAAAGCTCGACTATTTAATCCTTTGTAATAACGATATGCACTATCGGCCACTAAATCTTTTACAAACGATGTTTTACTTTGTTCGAATGTCGGAACGAGCATTGTATCGACAATATCTTCCCATGAAGCAAATCCACTACCGTATAATTGATCGCTACGATATTCTTCTAACGGATCGTTAATTCTCATGAATTGACTATGGAGAATCGGAATTTGTGCATGCGTTACTAATTCGGCAGCACTACCAAAAATACGTCCAAACGTATTATAGTTAGCATATGCACCAGCAGCAGAGCTATCGTCCATATCATATTCAGCTAAACCGACTTCTCGTAATGTGTCTGAAATATTTTCACCATTCAAGAATAGAGCTGCACGAATCGGAGCTTGAGGTGCATCTGGATTATCGGTACGTTCTTCATCGTCGATACGCATCGTTACTCGTTGTCCTGGTTGGATAACTTGTAATAATTGTTGTTTCGACATAAAGCCGTTTTCTTTAAATTTAACACCGGCAATTTGATATAAACGATCATCGCCGGCAATTTTAAATTTACCGTTAGATAATACTTCTTCGATATGGCCGTCTTGAGATACGGTAGTTTTACCTAAAAATTTATAATTAAAGAAGTCGTGTTTTTTGCCCTGATGTTTAACCATTTCTTCAGTATCTCGTAATACTTTTTTGGCCTCATCAGAGTTCATCATCTTAACGATTTGTTTCCAGTATTTATACTCTGGACTATTAGGAGCTATATCGGCTAATATCTTATAACGGTCAATAGCGCCATATGATCCAAATTGATCAGGATGCAACTGATTAATAGCTTCATATCCTGCACCAGGAAGACGAGCCTCACCATTAATGATCTTAGTCATTAGGTCACCAGTATAAAACTTTTCAGGCAACCATGGATATTTTTCTGCAGCATCATTCATTAACGGATTAACACGTCGTCTTCTTGAAAATTCTGGCAAGAAACGACGACCGATTTCGGCTGTTTCACCACCGAGACCACCTACACCAGCATCCCAGAATTGACGAGTAAATGAATCGATATCGCCAGCATTAGCGATAAACTTAGATTCGTCACGACCGAATACACTAGAACCAATATAACCATAAATACCTGTTAGCAATCTCGAAGTAGTTTGTAGTTCATCTAAATAATCACGCCCACCATTTGAATTCATCAAATTATTATATAGGTCGGCATTATTTAAAATCTCTTCGAGAGATCCTTTAGGTCTACCACGTCGAACACGTTGTTGAATATACATACCATTAGGATTAGTATAAGGAGAGCTACCAGAATAAATAGCATTATTCATTGCTGAAATAGCACTACCAGATCCACTCGTAACAGGTTGTAAACTTGCTACTTCAGGATTTACTGTTCCGTCAGGATTGATATATTTAACATAATCGGCGGCTGACGCATACATTGGAGCTTGTGGCGCATATTGTTGATCGCCACTTTGTACATATTCGTTATCAGTAGGATGATCAAATGCTGTAAAATCATATACACCGAGACGTCCATTTTGGAATATTAAATAACGAGTATCTTGAGACTGCTCTTGTATCTGTTGATTCATATGGTACATGACTGCTTTAACGTCACGACCGAACCACATTCTATCCTCGTGGTATTTTTTCTTAGGTTTAATTATTTCACCCAATGTCGGATTAAGAATTAAACCTTGAAGAGTATTGGATTCAAATAAAGGACCTGATTCTAAATAAGGTCGATCTTCTGAATGCATCTCTTCTAGCCAATAAGGATTAAGAGCATAGATTAATGGAGATAAAGGGTTAGATAATGTCGGTATTGGACTGTGCATCCATTTATTAAAATAGCCGCCATAAATACCTTCAGTCTTATAATCAGACTTGGCTAATTTTAAACTATTGTCTTCCCAGTATGAAATACTAGAACCACGGAATTCATTCGAAGAACCCCATACCCAATAACGACCAGCCCTAATCGGGTCTTTGCCGTTTTGATAATAGTCTAATCGTTCTTCGTAGGACTGATAAGGACGATAGTCGCCACTAATATATTGGGCCATTGGATTAGCCATTTTAGCTAATTTAAATGCATCCGTTAATCCTGTAGCATCGGTAAATTTTCTAAAGCCTAAATCGATGTTGGCTAAACCAGTCTGGAAGTTTTCATTTAAATTAAATGTATCGTCAGCCCAATCTAATTGAGTATATAAAAAACTAGCCGGCAATACACGTTTAAATAAAAGTTTATCGATGATTTCTAAACTACTTCTTGTAGCATTTTCATGTAGACCAAGACCATGCCCAATATTAACGAACTGAGCAATGCCTCTAGTTAACCAGTTATTTACGACACCGGTAAATGCGCCAGGATCAAGCATATTAAGGCCACCGCTTAAACGATACCCCATCTTATATAAATATGCACCAGCAATAGATAAATCATTGCCGGTAGTATTATTAGAGAAATCTAAATGACCGCCAGTAATTTTACCTAAAAAGGTTGTTTGACTTAATTTAGAATTAGCAAATAATCCTTTAGCAGAATCAGAGATACCCTGCATTATTCCGTCAAGGTCGCCACTGTTCCAAGAAGTAACTATCTTCTTAACGTCGAGTGATTTTCTTGCTAAAACTGGCGCGGCAGCATTTCCCTTTTTACCAAAATCAAAATGGATATCTTTTTCGTTACCTAAATAATGCCCGAGTATTCTATCGGCTTCAGGACTATCGTCTAACGTTCTTTGTATCTTATCGAATACAGCAGAACCAATATCTTGCTTATCTCGATTAAAATTATGTCTATCTTTAATAACGTTAATACCAGATTCTTTTTTATATTTTTCAATAGTATACATATCTTTCAGTTTTTGTTTTTCACCTGGAGATATGTTTAAAGAATCTATTTTAGCATAAGCTTCGGCTTGTGTCTTGCCTAAAGAATCGACAGCATTTTTAACGACGGCTTCGTTAACTGTTTCTTCGACAGATTTAATCTTATATAATGCTTCACTGCCGATACCGATACCGTCATCGCGCAAACGAGCATTAATTTTTTTGCCGTCACGAGCGGCTTTAGTTACACTTAATAAATCCAAGTTATCGACCTGATCAACGTCGATATCTCGTAAGATTCTTCTTTTAGCACTTTCGCTTTTTGCATGATATACATCACGTATTTTAGAAAGTGTATCTTTTTTAATGCCTTCTTTTGATGCGGCTAAATCGAGAACAATTTTTTCAGTATTTTTTTCTAAATCGATATCGATACTTTGTACGGCACGAGCATGAGAATAGGCACGTCTGCCTAATGCAGATAACTCTGATTCGCTTAACTGATCTATATTAATATTTCTTAATGCATATAAATTGTTGCCATCAACATCGGTTAATCGTTTAGCGCCTTCACTTCGACCAAGTTGAGCCCAATTCGTTTTCTCTTGTTGAACTCCGTATTGGTTCATTAAACGACCATAATGAACGATATCGTCATTAGCAGATTGCCAGTTGTAGCCGCTAATATCCATTTGTTCCATCTTACCGGTCGTAAGATCTTGACGATATAATTTATCGCGATTACGAACTAATAACGTCCCTTCCTTTTGGAAGTTGGCCATACCGAGTTTAAACTGAGCATTAGAATAAACATCGATACCTAATTGGTTTCGAGGTGATAAATCATCGAGACCAAATAATTTACCGACTAATGTATCGCCGACAATTCCTCTCGCTTCAGATTTTATTTTATCTAAATTCGGAGTATTTAATATTTCGCCATCGACATATTTAGTACTGTCATTATATTTAGCATTCTCTAATAGATCTGCTAAGAAAGCAGTTCTATCATTACTACGTATCTTATCGAGAGCATTATCGATATCGATGATGTCTCGTTTACCGTTACGAGATACAATCGGAACATCGAGAGCACCGTTGTCAATTTCAGCATTAACTTGTTTTTCTTTTAAATAATCGGCAAGAGCAAAGTTGTGGACTTCTCCAGTCTTTTTAGCCTGATGTTTAGATAATAACTCTCCGGCATCTCTAATTTGATTTTCGATAAAGTTGTCGACTATTTTTTCGCCACGGCCACCAACACTTTGCCAGTCTGCGAGACTTTCTTTTCTCGTTAAATTTTGAATAGCTCTTAATGCTACATCTGTGTCATCAAATGCTGCATACTCTGATTCGCCATCCATAACAACATCTCTTAGCGTATTTTTAAGACGTTCAGAGAATCCAACAGTACCGTCATATCGTTGAGATGGAACGATATTGTTAATAGCATCGACCATATTGTCGATCGTTGCTTGGTTAACGCCGGCATCTTTAAAATCGGTTGCTATCGTATCTATTACTTGAGCATGATACAAATTTTGTGAATACTTTTCTGCATCAGCTTGTAGATTTAATATACGATTAGCCGTATCTCGAATAATATCGGTTTGCTTATCGGCAGTTACGACAGATGAAGGTTTAGGAAAATTTCCTCGTAATGCTTGATTGGCATATCCTTCTAATTCGGATAATGTAATTGCATTAGCACCATCATCTGTAATCTTTGAGAGTCTACGTTCTACTTGCCCTATAATAGGATCAAGTTTAGATAAAACTCTCGCCCCTCTTTTTGTTCTAGAAAAAGCAAAAGCGGCCCCGACGAGTCCGCCGGCAGCCGCTACTGTATCAACAAAAGAGTCGGCAGGACTATCGGAAGGAGCTTCTATTCCTTTAAATAAATAATCGTCAGCCATATTTTTCCCTTGTTATATTAATTTAATTATTATTTCTAAGTTCAGCTAACTCTGCAAGTGTCATATCATGAGGATTTTTACCACTTAATGCTACTTCACGAATAGAGTTTTCATCGCCTTGATTAACAAACGCCTCTGGGAACATAGCTTTTAGTTCGTCTTCAGACATTTGTTGTTTACGTCTTTGTGGACGTTTAACTGTTTGTTTTGGTTTTTTAATTTCTTCTGGAGGTTTTTCTCGTTGTTCTCTTAACTTATCAAAGTATTGTTTTTCTTCGTTAAATAAACGAGGATCATCTTGTTTAAATGATACATTACTACCAGCATCGAGAAGTTTTTCCATATCGAGACCGCCGCGGCCATGGATATTTTTAAGAATCCATTCGCTTCTTGCTAAGAAATCCATTGTTCTAACCATATCCCAATTATCGATATCTTCAATATCGTATTCAGGGAATGCTTCATGGATTACACAAGAGATTTGTTTATCGACATTTTCCATATTATCGACAGCATTTAAATAAAGAATTTCTCTGCCACGTTTGCTCATAAAACTAGCGTCGAGAATCTTTTGTGCTAAGTCGGCAATAAGGCCGGCTGGTTGTGCACCGATATCGAAATTTTCAGGATATAAGATACAGTTATAACAAACAATATCTTCACGTTCAACATCCATGAGTTGCTCATTTTCAAACAATTCATAGTATTGTGAACGAGTTAATGGTCGATAAATTACGATACCATCCGGGAATCCTGTGTAAGTAAAAACAGTTTTATATTTATCTTTTAGTTGTGTGAATATTTCATCGAAACGTAATTCTTCCATATTAACACACCTTACAATGGGTTAGAAATAGTATTCTTTTCGTAACCAGAGTTTACTAAAATTTCATTTACGACAGTATCGATAAAACCACCAAATGTTTCTTTACAGTATTCAATTCGTTCTGGGCGTGGGAATAAAACGAAATAACGAAGAATATTATCGCTACGCAAATCTTCTAATTTTTGGATTCGTTCTTCGTAATCTGTAATTGCATCGAATTCAGCTTGTTGTTCAAAAGACAAATTGGTCATAAGATGTTGTTCGGCACGAGTAATGATTTTATATACGATAAACTGATCGTTTAACATTCGAAAAAATCGAACGTTTTTATTTTCTTTACGAATACGAACAGCTTCACTGTTCATTAAGTATTCGGTCTTTGAAGGGTCGAAGTCATCATCGTGCTCCGTATTAGAAACTTCGACTACATCGACACCACCAGTCATCTCACGATCAATATTATCGACAGGATTTGTCGTATCTTTTACGGATTGAGTTTCTTTAATATCGATACCTTTTTTATGTTGTTGATTATTAAACTTTTGTTTCTTCTTATTATTAGTTGTCATAAATCAGTTTGTCCTTAGCTATTAATTACCTTACGATCTCGAGCTAAAAATTGATATTGCTCTAACACTGGACGACCAGAAGAATCGAGTACTGTTTGTACATTCATTATATGACAGTCTAATAAAATAACATGTAATGGTTGGCCCATTACATCGTCATCTTGTCCATATACAATATCGATTTCAAACCCTTGTCTCCATATAGCATCATGCTCAGGATTAGATTGTACAGTTTGAGATAATCGATGTGGTTGAACAATTTCTTTATATTCGACTTCTTCTGTTTTATCTTCGGCGACAAGTGTTGCTTTCTGATATTTCTTAATCATATTATCGATATAAAGTGGCTCAGTAAAGTTAATCGTAAATGTACCTTGTACTAACCGATTACCGATAGCTAATTCGTCATAGATATAAGAATTATAACCGAACAATGGCATATCGTGTTGAGATAATCCATAATTAATATTCTGGATATCGGTAACTAATTTATCACCGAACCACACATTCGCATCGATCTGAGAATAATATCTTTTATATGTCGGAGTATTTTTAGTATACCCAGACGAAGATCGAGTTATTTCTTGTTCAACGTTTTTATTTGTATAGGACAATAGACTGCTTAAATGATTATCGAAGCGCTTTCGTCTCATAATATATTATACTCCATTTTTATTTAAAAGTCTATTTGGTTCTTAACTAGAACATTCCAATTAGCCAAATAATAATCGTTACCATTTCTCCATACTGTAACTAATCCAATATGAGTTCTAGTTTCTTTATCGTATATAGATATTACAGTATAGTCTGCATCATCATATGTTATATATGCAGCATTATCTGTTACTTTTTTATATTCAAAACGATAGTTTTCTCCACGTTTAAATTTAACGGCAGATACTATCATATTCTTAATATCGTTCGGTATGATTACTCGATGAGATGTTTCTTGATTATATACATACATACCGATATCTTTATGTACTTGTTTAGAATAACGATATACATTTAAATAATGAATCATGTCGAGCAATTCATCGTACGGATTAATTTGCACAAATCGGTCAATAACTTTATCGTAATAATTAGATAATGTTACATCGCTATTGCCGATACAATCTGTAAAATAATGATAATATTTATTTACGTCTTCTAATTCAAATTCTTCTTTTAAGAATGCTAATAAACCAGTTTGTTCATAGCGAAGAGTTTCTTCGATATATTTATGTTCGATATCTTGATCGATATTAAATAAACAAATCGGACTTAAAATATTATTATCCTTATCGGATAAGTAACTAAAGTAATTACCGTCATAAATAGAATTACCTTGTGTCGGCAAATCGATTACTAAGTTATCGATTTCTTTTTTAACCAACACTTGATCAGCAGCTAATCCTTCTACGTCTGTTATACAGAAATAAATCGGGCCGATATCTTGATACTGATTAGCGCCATCGATAAGTGCCGTTATTTCGCCGTCTTCTACGACGATCTTAGGCATTTGCAATACAGGATTATCGATATGTTTATTAAGCAACATACTAATCGCTAATTTCGTATCGTCGTCAAATGATTGATACGCTAACGGTAAGTATCTAAGACTATCAGTTAAATCGCTTATCTTAGTCGCAATTATATTTAATTTATCCCAAATAAGATTAGCCGACATTAAAGATGGATGAATTGTATAATAAGAATTAACTATGTTCTGATCGATAATTAAATCGATACGATATAAATAATCTTTATCTAAAAATCCTAAATCGATATTTTCATCTTTAAACGTTATCGTATCTTGATACTCGTAAAACTTACCAGTAAACTTATATAAATTAATTTTACCTTCTAAGAATCCATTTACGATATTAGGATGCAATAATGATTGATTATCAGAGTTTAAATAAAGCGAACTATTATTATCGATATTATTATAAAAATTATTAGCATTATAATGTTTAATCGTCGCCAATAATAAATAAAATAATCGATATTTATTTTTCTCTTCTTGATTAGTCATATAAGAAAAATATAAAGTTTCGACCAAGTTAAGTCCACGCTCATCGGATACTTTAATAATAAAATCTTTAAGTTCTTTATTTAACTCATCGTTAAAGATTAAATTATTTAAATACGTCAGTTGATATTCTAGTCCTTCAGGATATACTTCGATATATTTATCTTCAGACTGATCGTCAGGCCCTTTACTAAATACTCGATAGATGCCAGACTGTAAATCATTAATAATAATAGTCGGTTCTTCTAATTCATATTTAGTTAATTCATTACCGTCATCGACATATAATTCTGTATGACCGTTAAAATAATCGTTACAATAGAGGGCAACGAATGTTTCAAATTGCCACAAAAAAGTAATACTAGATGTGCTCAAGTTCTTCGTTGCCTCCTTCTTTTTTATTAGTAACGTTATCAGTTATAACTACGATGTTTCCATTTTCGTCGAGACGATATTTAGTAGCGTCTTCTTCGTCGACAGTTTTAATATCTTTTCTAAAATTAGAATAATCTGGAAGTTTAGTATCTTTACGTTTTTCAGTTTTTCTAAATTCATCGTAAGACGGAATATTGCTATTATCCTTTTTAGGATCTAAACGATATTTACTATAATCAGGAATATCCTTAGAATCGCGAATTTTGCCGTCTAAGCGATATTTAGAGTAATCGGGTACATCACGTCTAGACGTATATAAAGATGTTCTAAAATTGTCATATTCTTTATTTATTTTAACTCTTTTATGTTCAAGGAATCTAACTTTCTTTTGTTTCTTAGAAAGTAATGCTTGAGATGGATAATACTGTTCAGCTTCTGTGCGCAAATCGTAATAATCTTTTTTAAGCTGAGCCATCTTTTCAGATTCTTTTTCGCCCATAAATTGATCGGCTAATTTTTTATATTTGCGATTAAGAGCTTCCATATAAGATTTAAAAGAATAATATCCGTCTTTAGATAATTCTAATACATGTTGCCCATATTGAATCTTAGGATTATAACGAGAGATTTTAGCATTCGTCGTCGTTAACCAAGGATTAGATTCGATAATACTTTTTTCGTTTATTTTATAATAGTCGTTAGACTCTGTCATATAATCGATATCGGTCGCATAATAATGATATGTATTTTCTGTTAAGATATCGTTAATCGACATAATCTGTCCTTCGTCTATAATCGTACAGTTATAAACGCTAATAGTAGATTGGTGGCCATATTCATTTGCAAAAGATAATGTTACGTCGAATACAGGTAATTCGTCCATTAAATAATGTTTGTTTAAATAATTGCCTCTTTTAGTAACTTCATCAAATATTTCATAGATAACATGTTTATCTAATACTGCAAATACAATAGAGCCGGCGATAGTTCTTGGGCCGCTTACATAAGTAATAGCATTAACATCACCTAATGTTCGTATAGGAGACTTCTCTTGATGAATACTATAAGAAAAAGTTTGAACACTCCCGAAAACATATGAAATCATATCTTGTCCTGGGATCGTGATATTTACAGATGCCACAATATCGCATCCACTATAGGATGTATAAGTTCTTGTATATTTAGAAGTCTGAATTACTTCCTTATTCCCTAAAGAATAATCAGTTGGCATATTTCACCTTTAAGTTGTATAGCTTCATATATTGTTTTACTCTATTATCGACTAACGTGATAATATGAGTTTTGAGCTCGATGTTGTGCTCATCAATAATGTCATAGCAAACTTTTAACATTTCTGATTTCATATCGATAGGATATTCACCAGAAACTAGGACATCATTGATCAATGTTTGTAAGCCACGATTTAAGTATAAAAAGATTTGATTTGTGTTTTCTTGAGGATTCACGCCTAATTCTCCTTAGAAAAAATAAAAAGGCGAGGAAAAACTTCCTCGCCAAATTTATTAATACTTGTTGTCAAGTAAATATTTATTTTCTACTGGTTGCAAGTAATCGACAGAGCGAGCAATGTAAGTACAAGCTTTATCAGTAGTTGTAGAATCTACGGAGAAGCTAGAAGCTTCGTTCAAAATTTCACAGCCATAGATAACCATAACTGCGGATTGACCATATTCGTTTGCAAAGGACAAAGTAATGTCGAATGGAGGAATTTCGTCAGAATATTTTGGCGTAGACTGAATAGCTACGTTTTGCGTAACTTTGAATGGATTAGTAGAAGCTACTTGGCTATCGTTACCGTTAGAACCCAAGGAGTTAACTACCATGTTAGTTAATTTTGTATCCCATTCAGTAATTGTATACGGTTGATAGTTAATATCGCCACCGATACGTTGGAAGTAAGCTGCTTTAGCAGCACGAACAGCAAGTGCGTCGACTAAAGCATCACGGTCAAATAACGTGAATACAATAGTACCTGCAATACCTCTTTTTGGACCTAGTCTTTAGTTTTAACTAAAGTCGAGACTATATCTTCATCCCTGGAACGATCAAATTTTCTTTTTAAACATAGGCATCCATCATAATAAATTACTTTTAATAATTCCCGTGCTGTTTTAAAATTGTAAGTTATAACATAAATGTTTTCCTTGCCTTTTTTACTTACAGCATTCGTATTATGTGGATATAATAATTTAGTTTTTTCATTTAATTCTTTTAGAAAAATTTCATTACCTAAGATTCTTAATCTAGCGCCAATATAAATTTTATCGCCACGATATCCTTTTGTAGAATCTATATTTCCATCGCCATCAATTATTCCTCGAATAAAATCTCGAAGATATTTATTTGGAACTTCTGGAAATCTAATTTCTTCAGTCTTTCTATTACTAGTCATTGAAAAATATTCTTTTAATTTTCTTGTCATTTCTATATTAAAAAATGATGCTCGAAAAGAATTTGTTTTTTCTCTGAAAGCAACTTCTTTTTCTGGACATATGTAATCGTTTAATTTTTTTACCATATATCCATCTTTTTCATTAAGTTCAAAAATGATTCCACTATTTGTTAGAGAACCATCTGCTGCTAAAAAACCAAGAAAATAATATTTTTCAGGCGATTCTTTTTCTAAAATATCAAAATTATAATTATATATTGCCATATTTATGACCTCCTTATATATTAATTATATTACAGGAAGATAAATATTGCAATACCTATATTACCCAGGGAGCTCTGCACTTCCATCAGCTGTTATGATGTACTCCTTACGGATAGTCGTTGAGGCGCTTACGCTGCCTGCTGATTGCCCAATCCTTTAGATTGTCACACTTTGGTACTAAAGGCTCTAAGGGGTTTCCAGCATATCACAGAGTTTAATTATGCATTGCATTACTGCAAAGGAGAAGCAAAAGTGGTATTCTTACCTCTCGAAATAGAGCGAGGTTCTGCTGAACCAAATGTGTAGTGAAAATGATTATCAATAAGTTTTTTATCTTATTCTCTGGAAGTTTCCTTCATTTGCATCGATCAGTCTATTCTGATCCAGACTAGCATAAATTTTTACCTTCGTTTAACGTTAAGCAGTACTAACTCCTAATACTGGATAATCTGTAATTATCGTAATGCGGCCTCGTGGACGGATTATATCTTTTCACCATCTATGCGTTGCCCCTGACTTAACTCAGTTAAGCCTTCGGTTCGGATTAGCATATACTATATAGTACTTAGCCTTCCCGCTTAATTCCGCATTAATAACCTTATCATTTCTGATTAGGACGGCCTACACGTTGACCGGAGCCTTTTCACGGTTAATAGAAACTGTAATACCTTGAATTTCAGCAACTACTTCGGAACCGAATGTAGCTACGATATCACAGCCGGAAAAAGTAGTATAACTACGAGTGTATTCAGACGCTGTAGTTACACCAGAGTTATTAGAATAAGCCATGTGTTAAATAATGGGGCGACGATTAAGCCGCCCCCTCCTTCTTTATTTAAAAAATACTAGGTACCAGGTTGACGAATTTGAATGTAGTTATTGATTTGACGAATTTCGTTAAATGGCATAATAGTGTAATTGATATCAATATAAGTATATTGAAGAGCAGTTACGTCATTAGCAATATCGAAAATGTAATCATATAATAAAACACCTTTAAGTTTATTCAACTCAGATGTCAAACCTGTGCGGATAGCATCACGAACGGAGTTTTTGTTTTGTTTACCGATGAACGGTTCACAAACACGGCGGATAGCTCTTTCAACAGCACCGATGATACGAACGCTATTCAAGCGAGACAACGCATCAGTAGGATCAGCCATTGTACAGCCATCAGTTACTACATAACCACGAGTGAATGTGTTTTTAACTGTTACGATACCTTTCTTAGTCAAATCAGAGATTTGAGTAGTAGTTAATTCGAACAATGGGTTAACACCGATTTTTTGGTTAGTAGGAGATTGTTCTACAGGCAATGCAGAAACCATACCAGCATAAGCACCAGCACCGTTACCTACATAAGCGTAAGTAGAGTTGTAAACAGGTACATTGTTTTGGAAGAAAGTACAAGAAATTGCACGACCAATATCGACAGGCATACCGTCATCATCGATTACGGATTGACCGTTAGCACGTTTCAAATCGAGATGTAAATCAAGATTTTTAAGGTCTTGGAATTTTTGTTCTACGCCAGACAATGTGTAGTCAGAGATGCGTTCCATACCAATTACGCCATGAGTATGTGCAGTTTTTAATTCTGTATACATACAATGTTGTGCGAATTGACGAGCGAAGTTATCTGGAGTACGGTAAGGGATACGCATAGTATAATCGTAATCGATTGTACGGTCAGCTTTAAGATCGGCTAATGCTACTTTACCACCAACCAATACTGGTTCCAATACTTCTTCGATAAGAGCGTCTTTTTCTACGATACCGTTGTCTGTCATTTCAACAGCAAATGTATCGGCAAAGTTTACATTATCTTTCAAGTCAGAAATAAATTCTGCTACAGTGCGATAGTTGAAGTCTGTTACGGAAATAATAACACGGTTGTCGACACAATCGAAGTTTTCAACATAAGCTAACACTTTATCGTCACGAGATTCTTTATTAATAAGAATATCGTATTCGCCGATTGGAGTTACTTGACCGCCGTCATATTTACCGACATAAAGAACGTCGTTTACAGACAACAATACATATTTAGCAGTACCAGCAGTTGCAGCAGAAGCAGCAGCTGTAGTTGCATAGTATGCAGCAGTAGTTGCATCAGCATCGGATAACAAACCGTTCATAGCTGTATCATATTGAAGATCAGTAAGAGCAGTAATGTCTTTAAATGTTACTGTGTTACCAGTAGCAGGTTCAGCTTCAATAATTTTATCGCTAGTTACGAAATGTTTGAATTTTTGATGAGCAGATACTGCAGGTTGAAGTTTGCCGTCAAACGTAATAGATTTAACTTCTTTAGTATCTTGTAAGAAGAATGTTTGACCGACTTCGTAAGTTTTATTATCTAAATCGAGAGCTGCTTCATTAGCTACAGTCGGAATAACTGTAAATACTTCGTTTTGATAAATAGCACTATCAACGATAGCATCAGCATCATCGATTTTTACGAAACTAAATTTGTAAGAACGAGGTGCGTGTTTTACGTCTTTAGTATTAACTACTGGAGTTAATTTAAACATTTCTGTATCGACTACAGGGGCACCTGCTGCTACAGTATTAACCATAGCTACGTCGATAGGGAATGCTTTTAAGAAATCTTTTGGTTTAGGTAAACGGCCACCGATTACTGTGTCAGAACAGATTTGGGAACCCAATACACGATAAGGCATATCAGCATTTTGCAATACAGAATAAGCACCTTCACCGATAGCAGTGATGTATTGTTTATCTTTTACTTCAGATTCTTTAACGCGAGGAGTTAAATATTGACCAGTAGAATTTGTACGAGGGAATGCAGTTGCAGTTACTGCAAAACCGGAACCTAACTTCATGTATTTTTGGAAGTTAGTCATATTAGTATCTTCATAATCTTTATCGTCTTCTTCGAACGCTAATGCAGATGCACCAGGAGTCAAAAGATAATCGTTATGAGAATACATTTTCAAACCGACAGTTACGAAAGCTTCGTTAAGGTCTTTATCCATTACAGAATAAATAGGGTATTCAGCATTAACGTCTGTGTTGATACGCAATGTATGGAAATATTTACCAGTGAAGGAACTGAAAGGTTTAGGAGATTTTTTGTTTTTAATTACATGTGTGCGAACTTCTGTACGGCATGGAATTAAAGAACGTTTACGGCCGATGAAATATGTACCAGGGAAGATAGAACCCATAGCCAAATCATAGGAATCGTTACGAAGAGTAACGTCTTGGCCTTTTTTATTTACGATAGAAAGAGTTACGACGTTGTTCAATTGGTGTTTGTTGATATAACGAATTACTTCGCTAATAGTAGTGTCGGCATTAAAACCTGCACCCATCAAACCTAATTGAATGTCGATTTTGATCATTTCGTTTTCATCGTTAACCATTGCATTGTAACGTTCATAAGCAGTTGCTTTAGAAACTGGTTTATACAATGTGAAAACTTCTTGACCAGGAGTATTATCGAAAGTAAAGTATACTTGTTTTGCTTTATTGGAAGGGAAACGAGATTTTACACGCAAACGAAGAGTATCATCGGAACGTAATTTAAAATCTTTTTGAGCTTCGGAACCACCAATACGGAAACCATAAAGAGTACGGCAACCAGAGTTGTAAGCATCGGATAATGCTGCAGTCAAGTCTACTTCACGTTTAGTTGTGCGATCATAAGTATCGCCATAAGTATATTTAGCATATGTTGGATCATAAATAGGTACTGGAACACCGTTAGGACCATCAAATGCTGTACCGATACAAAGAACTGCGTCAGTTGTACCGAATTGAGAATCGTCATAAAGTTTCTTCTTTACAGAATTGACTTCGACGAATACACCAGGAAGATCTCGAAGGATTTCCTCTTTAAAGGTGAAAGCCATATTTAAACCTCTTAAGAAATTATTTACCAAGATTTAGTAAACGTTCGATAAGTTTGCTAGTTACAACATACATTTTATCGATGTTTAAAGTATAGCGAACACTTCTTATGGAATATTTTTCACGATACATAACGTAGGATTCGTCAGTTAAGCGTTGATCGTAAAGTAATTCAGATACACCACGCATTTTTAAATAACCAGTGTAGTCTACCATAAGCTCTTCAAATTCTTTAAGAACTTTATTAGCTTGGTCATATGAAGTTGCGAAGATGTCAAATTGGATGACGTATCTAAATGCATGACGATACACATCGACACCTTCTTCTTCAATATTTTCTTTAACGGGATATTTATCGTCGGGACGATAATCAGGATTTCCGGGAGCACGACGAATAGTCGTTTCCATTAATCTTGGTTTTAAATCCTTAGCAGGTACACCGCTAATAATTTTAAAGAAAATATAAGGATGATTGATTTCCTGATCTCGGTCGTTAATCGTAACGCCTTCATCAGGACTCATCTTTACGTTATCTTCACGAAATGCTTTCTCTACGAGTTCTACGAGTAACGCAATAAATTCGTCGAAACTAATGGAACTGTCAGCCCGTAATCGGTCGAGACGTTTTCGACTATTCAGTATCCTACCGGGATTAGTAACTGCAACCAATTGTTCTTTTTGACGTCGTACTTGATCGAGTACAAAACGTTCATTAATTTCTTGTGTCATAGTCTTTGCTCCGCAGTATAAGATTCTGTTGTAAATAATGGATATAATGTATATCGTAAAATGATGTCCACACCATATCCATGATTACTGATTTGTTCTTCGATACTATCGATATGATAATCATAAAGAACAAAGCCAACATTATCTTTAAGTAAATTATCTAACCGTTCTTTTATTTTATTTAAATAAAATTTACGGTAGTTCTTACCTATATATTCTTCGAAATCCATTTCTCTAATTAGGTAATTAATGATCCGCATTACCATAACAGATTTATTAGGATTTTCGTCAGATAAGTTAACTAAATTTTCAATAGTAGTACCAGTCCGATAGTTATTTTTGAAATAACAAACATTAGGAAGCATATCTTTATAATCTATAATAAAATCAGTATCCTCATCATCGAAATCGGGGTACTTATTGATAGGCGTGGCTGCTAATTTCGCAGCTACAACTATATTACAGAAGTGCACATATTTCAGGTTGTTGCCGACAAAAATTATATTATCTAAGTATTTGTTCTTATTATTAATAGCAGTATACTCTGCTAACTTATTATTATAATCTTTATTAAATGCATCGATATCTTCGTATAATGAACTATGATTATCGGTAGCAAAAATAAAACTTCTATTCTTTACACAAGAAGAAGATAATAAATTTAAATAATGTTCGGTTAAATTCTTATTATATCGATCAGTATATTTATCGGAGAATTTAATCTGAGTCGGACAAATATAAGCGAAGTCGTAATCGATAAGTTGTTTTGCTATATTTTGAAAGTCAGATATCGTTCTCATATTAACTAAATATATGGATGGCGCACCATAATTTTTAGCTATTGTATATGCTTGATATAAATCAGAATCTTTCCCGTATTCTTCTTCGACTTGTGAGAGTAAATCGAATTTCTCGATTTTACAAGTTTTATTCGTATGTTCGGAGTTTCCGATAATTAATAAGCTAGTATGCTTATCTTCCATTATCTAAACACCTCCGATCAATGCTTTAAAGTTTTTCATAAAGGCTTCTGGATTTCGTTTATAGTCGACACAGTTAGCCTGATAATATACACAATCCATTGTATTAGAATGCCAATCCATAACATAAACGACATTCATAATTTTATCTTTAAAAACGATAATATCTCCAGGGAAAACCGGGAATTCATTTCTAAGATATACATCGTAACCGCGCATTAAAAACATTTTGTTGTCACCACTATCTGTTGCAAATAATGGTTGAAAATGTGCGCGGATTTCTCGTATCGTTATTTTATGACCGAGACCTAAACAATTTTCACAAAATGGATCACCATGTTTTGATACAGGATCCATACAAGTGCAATTAATATGTTTATTAGGTTGGATCAGCCACATTGGCACTTCCATTAATTGGATTAAACCATTAATACGTTCATCGAGGTTTTTCATTATGTTTTCCTCAATGCTTTAAGAGAACGAGATAAATTATCTAACAAGTCTGTCGGGAATGTATGCAACTTACGTGCTTCAGTATAAGAACGTTTGCCGACACGAGGTTCAGCTCTACCCATAGTAAGATACGTAGGATCGACAATTAGTTTCTGGAAAATCTCCATCTCGGCTTTAATCATTTTAATTAAATCAGATAAAGATGGAGCACCACTACCGCTAGAACTAGAGGAACTAGAACCACCGGACTCTGTCGAGCCAAAACTAATATTACCGATATGACCAGATATCTTACCAGATGTAGTAGTCATTACTGCGTGTTTACTAACAAGACTTAACGTTGCTCTTAATTTACAAAATTGTTGTAAAAGATATGGCAAGTCAGCTCTATTTTCATAGCCAGGAATCTGGTCTAATAAAAACTGAGCAAATCGACTTGCTTCTTTTAACGCATATAAAACTTCTGTATCGCTAGCGTCAAATACATTGATTAGATAATTAACATCGCCGAGCGTATAAAAATTACTAATTTGTTCTGATGCTACTGTATATACTTGATACTTTAATACTTTTTTACCGTCGACGGATTCTAATTTTTTAATTCTGATTTCGTATAAAGAATCAGGTTTAGTTCCGCCAACCGGTTTTAATTCTAAACGATTACCAAATATCGTATACTCAAAAGGTTCTGCCATTAGAAATCCTTTCTGATGATTTCGATATTTTGTAGAATACCTTCATCTTTAATTTCGGCATCGAATTCAAATACAAATCCATCGTTAGTACCTTGTCTAGGGCGTCGAAGGACTTTTAATTCTTGAATAATTACTGGTTTAATGTCTTGACCGGCAGGAGTTTCATCGATAACGACACCAGGTTTGCCAGCAGTAGCTCTTGTTATTATAGTTCCATCTGCTAGTTTAATAGTCGTTGCTGCATTATTACTATTACCGTCTTTCATAATCTTTTCGATTGTTTCAGGCGTTAGTGCAGTTGTCGATGTGTTTCCATTCGTTACTTCGTTAGATAAGCCAAGAGAAGTAGCATCGTTAATCTCGTCTTTCGTCATAGAGCCTGGAGAAGTCGGATTTTGATCGAGATTAACTTTATTATTGTGCATATTACGCTTATAGTTATATGGAGCCCAAATAGATACTGGATCTATTTTATGAGGATTCTCTTCGGCTTTTTCAAGTCGATCTTTAATACGCTCAGGGCCATCATAAGTAAACGTAGCCAATTCAGACCATGCACCAAATTCACCGTCTTTTTCGACACGTACTCTAATATAATATTGCTGTTGTTTATTTAACTTAGGAAAACTAATCTGTTGTTTATCGACTACTACTGTATCTATTTCAACAGAGTTAAATAAACTATTATCAGCAATTTGGAGCCGATATTCTAATACAGGTTTACGTCGTTTATCTCGAAGAATTTCTTGCCATTGGCAATTAAAAGTACCGTCGACTAATTCATGATTAGCCGGACTTAAAATTCTGACGTTAGAGTAAATACTTGTATTAAAATATACGTGTCTAATTAAACTAGATTGAAGTTTGGCACCAGTAATATCTTTAATCGTTCTATTAATATCGAGACGATATTCTTCGTTAGGAAGTACATCGTCTAATACAGTAATAATAACGAGCTTTTTACTTGTGCGATATTTTAAACGATATATTTTTTGTGATTCAGCATGAACCATAGCGATTGTATCGCTATTAATAGTGTCTGGATCGACATTGCCAGTAAAGAAAAGTTTAATTTGCTTTTCAATAGGATTAACGGCCATGTCGACCAAAGCAAATTCTTTAAACATGCTACACCTTATTTACTAGCTTTTTTACGACCACGTTTTTTAGGTTTTTCTTCGGAAGTTTCTTCTTCAGTGGTTTCATCAGAAACGTCTTCAACAGTTTCTTCTTTTACTTCAGTTTCTACAGAAACATCTTCTACTTTATGAGCAGTAGTTTCTTCGACTAGCGTCTCAGTTTCTACTTGCAACCCTTCTTGCCCTTTTTCTTGTAAGCCATCTTGAGTTACCTCTTCTTTTTTAATTTCGGCAACAGGTTCTTCTGTTTTAACTACAGGAGCTTCAGCAATAATACCAGCACGCTTAGCTTCTTCTGCTACTTTTTCTTTAGCTTCTTCAGGATTAACAAAACCAGAGGAAACAATATCATAATTAGTAGATTTAACTAATTTACGGATAAGTGGAGAATATGTACCTTGCTCTGCTGGAAGGATTCCATATACTAATACTAGACGACCCATGCGAACGGATTTACGAATATTAGTTAAATCCATCTTTTCATGGATGAAACCGTAAGGCTCTTTGCGAGATAAACGCATACGAGACAAGCGATCCCAATAGCCAGTTTCTCCAGAGGCCAATTTAACAATGGCAATTACTTCATGTTGTTGTTTCATATTATATAAATTCCTTTTATTTAAATTAAAAAGGAGGAGCTCCGAAAAGCTCCTCCAGTTAACTACTATTATTCAGTTACACGAACAACAGTTGGACGTGGATAGGATGGCATTGCGGAAATATTTTTAGCAACTGCGATACCTTTACCGTTATCCATGATGCCGATACCATAGCGTTCTTTAGCTTTGATAATACGAACATCGATTTCAGGATTAGTCCATTTTTCAACGGACAAGTCTTCACGTTGTACGATCGCACCAATGTTGTTGCGGTCGATAACATACATATCAAATGTTTTGTTTTGTTTGTCGAATTTAACGCGTGGGCTCAAGATTACGTTAATTGGCATTGGCAAATTGAAACGTGCTTGAGATTCGTTCAATACGAATTGTTGAGGACCCATGTTGTTAGATAAACCAGCGAAGCCACCAGTACCTTGAGTTGTGCCGAATGGGTTAACATTCATAGCGCCCATAGCACCGAATGTTAAGCCTTGACCTACCATTGCGTTACGAGCGAATACTAACCAGCAAAGTGGATGCATGATAACGTCTGTTGGTGTCTTATCGTTAGCCATCAATGCTAAGCACATAGACATAAAGTCTTCAACAGACAATGTGTTGTTTGGCAAGGAATCTTCGCCAAGACCTGTTGTAGCAGCATCTGGGTTTTGAGCAGCCAAAGCATTATCGAATACTACATGGCCGTGTTCGGAGAATTCACGAGCACACCATTCATCTTTATAACGAGCCATAGCGCCACCAATACGGGAAAGGTTAGCTTCCATGATGTCCCAATAGGAGTCCATGATAACTTCTTCGGAAAGAGTTACTTTAAGACCGATTTTTTTAGGACGAACTTCGATGGAATTGTATTCCAAAGTATTGATTTCTACAGCTTCATCGTTGTAAGCGCCACCTTCAGCAACTTCGTGAGCTTGCAATTCACCGATGATAGGTACTACTACAGTACCATTAGTATTACCAGCTTGAACTTTAGTGAAGAATGGAGAGATAACAGATTGAGTATCTTCAGCTTCGATCATTTTAGATTCGATGATACGAGGAACTAAATCAACTACGTCTGTTGTCATAATTGTTTCTTTGATGGAGAAATGTTTGTCGGACAAGTTTTGTTTATTTAATTTGCCGACCATATCTTTCATCATGTCATATTTTTTTACGGATTCTGTAATTTTTTCTGGAGATAAGCCTTCTTTTTTAGCAGCTTCAACAGCAGCAGAACGCTTCGTATTAACATCTTCCAAAAATTCTTTAATATTGATAGCCATTATTATGCGTTACTCCTATTATTTTTGCAACAATACTTTAACTGCGCCTACACAGCCGTCCCAATCCATGAATGTAGGAACACCTGCAAGACCTTCGCGAGTATAAGAAACTTTCACATCAACAGTTTCTTTAGGACCTGCTTTAATAATAGCGTCAGCTGCAGCACGATCTACAACTTTAAGACGAAGCAAGTTATCTTCTGTATTATAGTGAACTACTTCGAATGCATTAGCGATTAAACCACCTTTTACTACAGGAGTGTAAGCGGAACCGTTAATGGAAATTTGAAGTGTGCCAGGTTTTACAAAACGATCTGGAACTTGGAAGTTGAAATCTAAGTATTCTTTACCAGCTTCAGCAGCATGCATTTGACCTACGAGAACGTCTTTGAGTTCAGTAGATGCAACATTGCGGCCATCAGTTAAGCCAGGAATACCGATATATTCATATTTAGCACCCATACGAGAATCGTAAATGTCCAATTTGTTATTGGAAGCATTCATGTTCAAGTCATGGTTAGAATACAAGGAATTATATTCGTAGTTATCCATGCCACGGAAGTAAGCATAATCTTCGTAAACATCTTCACCACGACGGTAAGAACGACCATAACCATCAGCTGCATATTGAGCCAATTCTTCTTGATCGCCAATAGCCCATTTCATCCATTTAGTGGAACCTTCAGGAACCAAGTTAGGGTTTACTTCGTGTACTTGACCGATAACTTGTTGACGTTCAAATTCAACTTCAGCAGGAGTCATAGCAGCAAGAAGAGTTTCGTCGGACAATGGAGATTTAACGACACGGCCGTTTTCATCAGATTTTACTAGGTCACCAGGCAAGAATGCGCCATAAGCACTACCCCAAGGGTTTTGCTCTGCTTTATCTTTAAATAAGAAATGAGGCAATTCTACCATTACGTCAGTTTTAATAGCACCAGGAGTCATGCCGTTCCAAGCGTTTTCATCACGAGTAGCTTCGTTACGGGACATGATACCGATAGGCACGTTACCAGCACGATGAGCCATGGATGGTTTACCATTTTCTTTTAAAAGACCAGTAACTTTATCTTTTTCTAAACCAGCATCAGTAGCTAAAGCACGAGGGCCTTTACCGCCAGCAAATGGTTGATAGAAATCAGCAGTATAAGCTGCAGCATTTACTGGAGTCCATTCAACATCGATGTTTTCCAATGGTTGACCAACGCCGACAGGAGAAACAAGACCAGTAGCAGCATTATAAGTATCGCCAGCTTTACGCAAACGAACAGGGGAACCGCCGTTAGCAAGTGTTAATACGTTTAAGAAAATTTCAGGATTTTCTTTTGCAGATTTTACGTCAGGATCTACGGCTACAATACGACCTTTTGGAATAACCAATTGATTGTACATTTCAGCGTAGTTATAACGGAAAGCAACTGGCAAACGAGAATCCAACCAGTAAGATACGTTAGAAGTGTCATGGTTTGCAGTGTTCAAGCGAACTTGAGTACGTGTTACACGACGTTCTTCGTTATTGAAAGCTTTGAAGCCAAGGCCTTTGAATACTTTACCGTTAGAACCAGTGGTGAAGCGATTAGGGCCTTTACTAAGATCAAAATTAGGCATTGTAATAGAGCTCCTTATTATTTAAAATATTTGTAAAGATCGGATAAGGATTCAGTTACTTCGACAACTGGCTTAACCTCAGTTTTCTTTACAGGATCTTCGACTTTGGAAGTGGAAAGTTCAATTGTTTTAATTTTTTCTTCCAAGGATTCTTTAACGGCTGTTACATTGTCTTGTAAAGCTTTTTCGCTTTCAGAGCGCAAAGTTTCAAGACCTTCTTTAACAGTTTTTACAGAATCAATTGCTTCTTGCAATTCTTCTTTAGAAGATACAACAGCTTGAAGTTGTTCACGAACTTCATTTTTATAAGCTAAGAAATCAGAAGCTAAATTTTTATAATCTTTTTCTACTTGTTCTTTAGCTTCGATAAGCTCTTGAACTTTAGCAGATAATTCTTCGAATTTAGTATCTTCGGATTCTTTAACCTCAGTAGGTTCTTCAACTTTAGCTGGAGTTTCTGTTTCTTCAGCAGGAGCTGGAGTTACTTCAGCAGATTCTTTTGCTTCGACTTCTGCTGGAATTACTTTAGGTTCTTTTTCCATGTGTTCTTTAACGACAATTTTATTGCCGTCATGTTCTCCTTCTAATGAGCTAATAGGAAGAACCGGTTCAACTTGAGCCGGCTCTGCATTATCATCATATACTTTAATATTCTTAGCATATGCATCAGATGGAACAATAACATAAGATAGCTCCTTAGGTTCTAATTTCTTAAAATCCCAATAGCACATCTCGCCGTCATATTTAGTTCCTCGAGCATGCTCACATAGACCGTCGTTCGCTAAATCTTGTCCACAAATAGAACAACGAACTTCGTCGCCGCGAGCGCCAATGCTTACAGTATCTAACAAACCATTTTTAACTTCTTCTTGAGCGTCAGGTGTTAAAATGTCGGCAGTTAATACTAATGCTTTCGTACCAGGTAATCGTTGAGATTCCTTAATTTCGGCATTAATAACGCGACCAATTGTTTCACCGTCTTCGTCGTTATGATGTTTAATAACTGGAATGTTATAAGGATAAGTCCATTTATGCAACGACTCTCTCATTGCAGATTCGTAATAACGTGTATCATTACGAGTAGCATACGGATAAAAATGTAATGCTTCTATATCTACTTTTAATCCTTTAGCTTTAACGTTGTTAGATAAAGAATGAGAGTGTGCGACTGCGGACTCTTTTACGTCTACAGGATTAAACCCAAGATATTCACGGAATTCCATGTTTATCCTTTCATTATAGGCTTAATTGAGCACTTACAATATGGAGTGTAAGCTGGAATATCTTCGATAGTAATCTTATCGATATCGAAATGGGTCATGCGGCCATTTTGATGATCGCTATTTTCGAATTGAATTTCGATTGTTTTTACACCGTCGGTTTTACATTGTTGAACATAATTCCACCAGTAAGCTTTCTTTGTGAGATAATCACATAAGAATCTTAATCGATATTCTGTTTTCGAAAGTTGATTATCGATGTATATTTTATCTTTATTGTTTTTTGTCGCAGATTTTAAATCTTCGACTATCTTATTAATTTTTTTTGAAGAATAGTCTTCAAATGAATCGACTATCGGATCAATTATCTTTCCATTAGTTTTATTGTTCGCATGTGAATCGTTAACACCACGCCTTGCGGACTCTGCCAAATGTTTATTTAACTTTTTCAAGAGTTCGGTAACTACAGGCTTTGTAGAGCCACGACTCGCCAATATATTACCTAGTCGATTGTAACTTGCGTGTATATCGCTAAAATTTTTCTCATAATCTTTAATATTATCTTCTAAAGATTCCTTCATTACGAACTCTTTCGCAGCAGGATTATCTTGGATTGTATTTTGATTTTGAGGATTTGCATCGTTAGAAAAATATTTATTCGGAGTCGATTGTTTCTTTTTTCCGTTGAAACTACGTTCATCTAAGCCGTCATTACTTGTTTGCTGAGAAGATTGTAATTGCATAGTTTCTTTAGACGCTTTAATAGATGCATCTGCTTGTGCATCGATTTGTTGTAATTGAGATTCTAGTGTAACTTTAAATGCATACATATCCGCTTCGGAAATTTCGTTATCGAAACCAAGTTCACGACGAGCTTCTTCAAGGGAAATAACATTACCTTGATATTTTTGAATCGTATGAGACTCAATTTTAATTTTAGTATCGATCGATACTTCATTAAAGTCAAAGAAAACATAATCGTCTTTATTAGTTAGTGGATTGAATCCACCTTCTAATAATATTTCAGTAAATAAATATTTTTCGATGAAAGCAGAAATTATATTCTGGAATGCTTTTACTTCGTCATGCATTAATGCTTCCGTATTGTCGGCTGAGGATTGTCCACCACCTCGACCCATCGAAGATTTTGAAGCATTGAGACCAGTAAAAATACGTTGCTCCATATAGTCTAAGAATTTTAATAATTCATTAGCTTTCATATCTGGAGTAACGGACGCAATCGTCGTTCTTTCATTCGTTACGATAAAGCCATCATTCGGCATATCTTGGAAAGCATTTTTTGCGTCGTCAATTTCTTTTTGTGTCGCATATTGACCTTCGGCAACATTACCTACTTTTATATGCAAAATAGGAGTGGCGAAACGATATAATATCGTCATAACCAATCCTTCAGCTTTCCGCAGCATAGATGCATCCTCTAGAACTGTAAACATTCTAGAGGTGCCATACTCGGCATTATTCATTTTATCGATGTACAAATGAATTACATCGTTCGGAGAATACTCTTCTCCATCGATTAGGTAATGATCAATTCTTCCATCGTCTCCTCGCTGTACTGTGACATTGCAAGGATCTGCTAAGAATAAACCAGAGATCGAACCGCCTTTATAAATTTGATCTGCTTTAACTCCAAATTTTTGCGTATCATTATCTCTAGTTTTAATTATATACGAATTTGAGAAAGTATACAAGTCTTTTGCAATAGAAGTTATTAAAACATAAAAAGGAATTTTAGAACGGAATTCTATAATACGCAATCTGTCATTAATATAGTCAGCTGCTGCTTCATTTTTAGATTTAATCTGATACCCGGCTTTTGTAATAAGTTGAGAGAACTTTCTAATTGCTACCGATAAATATGAATCGGTAAGAATTGCATTTTTAATTCTTTCTAAGTCGTATGTACGAGAACCTGGATTAGATCCTCGTCGATTAAATTGACCGAAAGCTATTGCCTTGGCCTTAATAAGATTCTCCTTGACAGTACTAACTGCTCTGCCAAGTACAGAATCTTTTTTCTTTTTGGGCTGTTCAGCCTCATAAAAATCTGATATTTTCATTTACTTTCCTTGTAATGAAATGAACCCGGCATAATTTGTCCAACCACCCATTTCGTGGAAGTCGCTACCATGGACACCTTTATTTTGTGAAGATGAATTGCCATAATAGCCGCCTTGCCCATCGGCAATAACGACATGATTATATCCTTCTGCATCATTATGATATACTATTATATCACCTTTTTCCGGTGTTCCACTAGTCACATGTTGTAATCCGGCGGCTCTAGCATTTTGCATCAATACGTCGACGTTAACGGTTCCTTTCGATAATTCATCGGCTAAGAATTTAGAGAAATAGGAACCGAACTTCGTCGCGAATTCTACGCAGCCAACTGATCCATTTGCCATAGTAGAACCGACCAAACCAGATGCAACTGCTTTCGTAAAGTCTGTATCGATGACTCCAGTACCTCCGCTACCATTTATAATTCTATCAGATAATGAACCAGGTTTCAAGTTACCATAATTACCGGTACTCGATAATCCATTAGTACCGACTTTACCAGGATCAGGAGCTAAGTTATTTAAATAAAAGACTGGATCTGGTTCCGGCGTTTTCTCGAACGGATTAATACCGTTGTTAATTAAAACACCTTTTGCAAATGCGCTATTAACAGTTAAATCGAATACGTCTTTCGTTAATTCTGTCGACGACATTAATAGTTTATTATATTGATATACACTATTAACATACTTCTGATCGTAGACTGCACGATTTTCTCGCAAGAAATCATTTTCGTATTGACTTAACATTGTCGGACAATACGATAAGAATTCATGATTATAATATTCTTGACGAGTTTGTGCAGCCGCTTCGATTGCTCGCATGAACTTAATTAATTCGTCGGCTCCATATAGCTTAGCCATCATCTTAGCCTTTTCACGAATCATTAAATCGTTACGGACAATACTATCGTGTGCCACTTTACATTTTTTGCCCGAGACTGTTTTAACGGCTAAACCATCAAATACTAATAATAATATCGTTAAATCTTCTGCGCCGCACAATTGTACGGCATGGAACATTTTAGATAAATAATCTTGAAGATAATCTTTTAACTTATCGATCCAATGTTTCTTAATGCGAACCAAGTTACTCTTTGTCCATCGATATACAAGTTTATCGATCTTCTCAGATGGTTCCTGTTTAATATCGACAATCGGAACATCGGGGAACCCGAATGGGTCATCATGATTAGATTCTGGTTTAGGAGCAATTGGTTTCGGCGTTTCGGGAACTTTAGGCTCGACCGGAATAAAGATATTCGGATCTTCTGGCTCCGGAGGAAGAGGAGTTTCTGGATCTGGAGGATCGATACGAACAATTGTATCGGTCGTAATTGTTACGATCATCGTCTCGATAATTGGCCTAATCTGAATCGGAAAGTATGGTAACAAATTATATACCGTCTTTAAATCGGCTAATAATTCATCGACTTCACTTTTCTCAACTTCTTCTAGTGGCGTCCAAGGAATAGGATCGTTGAATACTCTAGAAGGAGTTTTTTCAAAAGTGGCGTCACTTTCATAATGTCGCTTAGGCTGTATATCGGGACGATAAATAATTTTATTATTGTCTTCCATATTTTCCTAAAATAATGTACGACTAAATTTATTTCGTGTATGAGATAATCTTCTCGATGGACGATCGAACGATTCGCCAGGGCCTAACTTACGCCAAGCTTCATCGGAAGACTCATACGTTTTCTTTTTATCTTCCCAAGGATTATCTAAATCTCGTTTTTCGTATGTCGGTAAAACAGATCCTCTATTAATAGAGTATGCTATATCATGAGACGCTTTTTTAACGAGTTTAGTTAATTCAGGGAAATGTTCTACGAATGCTAAATAAGCAAGTCCTAACGCATCGACAAAGTGTTCGTTATTACTATTGTATACCGGAACACCGGCCGCCGTAATCTTTTCGACGCGATAATCGATCAATTGTTTAAAAATTACGTTATCGTAAGGACTCATAATTAAGTTACCACGTTCGATAAGAATAGATAACTGATTTACCATAAATGGTTTCAAGTGCTTCTTTTCTAGAACGCCAGTAACAGGATCTTGAATATCGATCTTTTCTGAGAACATCCATCCCTTAACTTTTTTATCAAGTCCAGTTTCTGGATGTTGTTTACCATAAATCTTTAGAGATTCCATCTGATATTCCACGTTGTTATCCCAGAAGCTTTTTATCTCCTAGTTCTTATAGTTTCTTATAAGGTCGGCATACTTTTTCGTGTTAAATAATGTGAATACACGGTGCGGGCTCTTGGCAAGATTATATCTTTTCACTTGCTATGCTCTGCCCCTGACTTATTTAAAATAAGCCTTCGGTTCGAGTTGCCATATTAATTATTTAACTTAGGTTTCTCGCTTAATACCGCACTACATTTATATTATATAGTTCACTTATAATATAAAGGGCAAATTTTTACCGGAACCGCGATCTATATAAATATAGCTAGGATTATAAATAGCATTCATATCAATAATCTTTTTCACGGCTTTATCAAATGTAAATTCTGAAGATTCAATTTCTGTACGATTAATAATTCTAAATTTATTAAATGAAGGATCATACTCTAACACTAGTATCGATGTTGGAGCCTGAGATTTCATGTATATTCTATTAAGATCGCTAATCTTAATACGCTTTAATGCTGCTATATATTACTATATAGATTAGACTATATCTTCGGCCTACTATTAGGTCCGCTGGCCACTTCGGATCGCTCGATCCTACTCCTCATATGAGGATAGTCGTTGAACGTCTTTTATTTAAAAAAATAAAATTTCGCTGCTGATTGTCCATTAAGGATATTCCAGCAATTCAACCAGTTTATTACTTATTAATTGCTTAATAAGAGGACTCATCTCGAATCCCAGTCTACGCCTATCGTTCTAAATGGATTAGGCGTATACGTTCTTCTTCCCGGAGGAAGTATATGAACTTTTTTTACGTTAGAATCGTCTAAATCCGGCCAAACCGGTTTATAAAATTCTTTATCAAAATAAGTATAATTATCTATGCGAGTAGCTGCTTCTAATTTATCTTTATCGAATACACCAGCTTCTTCGACACCGAACTCTGCTAGTACTTCGTGTGCATACGCATTTTGGTCGTATGTATTTCTAAATTCTTCTTCCATCGCGTCTGACCACATCGGATTGTGCTGAGTCGGGTGATAGTGCTCAGTGAAGCCAAGAGATTTATTTACGCAAATTTCATAGAATTTAGAGCGTTTACCAGTCGGTGTAGATGAACATGTTAATCCGATAGTATCACGCTCCATACAAAGAGCGTATACAGTGTCAAAGTCACCTTCACCCAGATAGTCCATTTCCATTTTGTTCATATTGATTCGCTACATCAATACCGTTAATTTAATTAACTGCTCAATATTACTATTGAGATCAGACTATATCATCTATGTTACCTGCTTCCATTGCCAATAGCTTGCAATGTACTCCCATAACGGGATAGTCGTTGAACGTCTCTTTAAAAAAATAAAGATTTCGCTGCTGATTATCCTTATGGACGTCTCAGCAATTCAAGTAATTTATACTGGACTAAATGTTAATCCAGTGAAATCCAGTCAGCTCTCCAGCCCCGAATAGAGGCGGCGCTCATGCCAGAATTTGCCCCTGTCGTAAAACCGACAATTTTGGAACCGTTTGAAAATTCAAATAAATATGGATTCGTCGTTGCTCTCGTTACTTCTTTTTTAATAAGAGCAGAGCTATCTATCTTTTGACGAATATTATCGAAGATCATTCGGATCTGTGATTGATATGGCGTTACAAACATATGAATAAAATTCTTACGAGTAAAAACATTGTACAATGCTTCAACTACCATCGTTTCTGTTTTGCCGGTATTGTGTGAAATAATATCGTTAGCAATAAAGTTACGGTAATGTGGCACCGATACATCATATGTTTGTTGTTCACCAAGATATTCGATCGATACAACCGGATCCCAGAATATATCACCATTAAGAATATCTTCGATTGATTCAAAACCTAAATGCTCGGCAAGTTCTTTTGCCTCAGCCTTGTTAATAGTTTTAGATTCTAAATATTCTTCGAGTGTTAATCGTCCTGTTTTTAAATATTCAAAATTAGTTTTTCCTAATTCATGATATTTTAAATAAGATAAAAACATTTTATTAAGTTTATCTGTCATTGGCTGGAACTTATATGAATAATAAACAGAGAACATATTCTTATGAGAATGATTTTTAATTCGATTATATTTCTTCTTGTCGACGAATCCTAAAAAATAAGAATTTCGCTCTTTAACGATTTTTACGACAATACCAAATCGCATTAATAAGTGAGCTAACTGATACGCTAGCTGACCCGATTCGGAACAATATAGTCTATTAATCGGGACTTCGTCTTCTTCTTTATACGCATCTTTAATTAATTCAGAAACAAAGATCGACATCGATTCTTTATTTAAAGAAAATACTTCTTTCGGAATCGACTTATCAGAAGACGTATCTTTATTTAACTTCTGAGCCATTAATCTTAATTCTGATTCTTCGATAGAATCACTACCGAAATAATTAAGATGCATCGGAATAGCGATATTATCACCGACCGTTAAATCTTTTAATTCTAACCATCCTAATTCTGTTAAGAATGGATGGTTATCGGTCGCATCAAATGTGCGACCAGTATTTGTTGTAATACGATATACTGGTTTAATACCGTTATCATATACTTTAGCATTCGGCGCTATTTCGATTTGATAATTATCGTCGAGAGCAAGAATATTAAATTCTTTATTCTCATCGAATAATTGTTTTACAGTTTTAAATAATCCTGTTTCTGGATCTTGTATTTTAAGATTACCAGTTACACAACGACGGCCACATCGGAAGACTTTACGAAGACTTCGATCACGAAGCATTTCGGCTTGATACCAACGTGGAGTCCAAGGGGCATATTTATCTAAATCAATATTATAGATTTGAATAAATGATTTTGCCCACATAACTGGATCTCGTTTAATTACGACTAGCTTTCCTTTTTCACTGAGCTTAGTAAAATCTAATCTTACTAAGTCTTCCAAAGGCATTGCCATTAATTCTTTTACAGAATAATCTTGTTCTTGTTTCATAATTTTTATTTATGGAATGCTTTACCTTCTTGACCCATCATAGTCGTTTGTAAACTATATTGGGATTGCTGAGCTAAGGCCATTCCTGCCTGTCTCATAGTTGCATATTGTTGTGAATTAACTGGATTAGTCCAAGAGAATGGACGATAACTTTGTTGCATTTGCTGACGACCTTGCTGAGCTAAATCGTTAGCAATGCCGACTAAAGCTGGTCCACCATAATAAGCAGCTTGAACTGCCATACCGGCTAATGGGCCTAACAATAAATCGGTACCCATACTAAAAGCAGCATCTTGCATTGCGTTAGCCTTAGTGCCACCTTCATCAAGCGTATCGTTATAAGTCCATACTGCATTGGCAGTCGCTAAACCGGCATTAATTTTATTATCCCAAATTAAATTGCCGGCAGTACCCATACTTTTAGTCGCATTGCCGACGTGTCCGACAGCAGATTTTGCTTTACCAGTTAATCCTTTTAGAATATTTAAACCTGCCATTATAATGTACCTGGTGCTTTAATATTATTACGTCTTAATGCAAAATTAATATCGCCAGATGCACCCATATTATCGAATGCGTTTTGTGGCGTTAAGCCAGAACTAGCCGATACAACAGGATTAACGGTACCGACCGAAGCGATATTCGCTGTCGACGTCGGCTCCATTGCTGCTTCGATCGTATTATTTGTTGCACCTAATGTAGCAGCACCACCTAATATCGTAGCACCGTATCCCGTTAATTTGTATCGATCCGGAATAGAATAATTATCTGGATTAGTGCTAACAAACTCTTTGTTAACTTTAAAATAATCGTTAGCACCGTCTTTAATAGCCGGAACTGTATTACGCATAGGACGATACTTAGAACTATAAGCTTCGACTTCTTCTTTAGAATATTGACTACCCATATCACCGAGAACTGTTTTTTGTTTCTCGAGATTAGAAACTTGTCTGTTAATAACTTTATTAGCTCCATTCGTTATAGCGTCGTCAGTTTTTCTAGCGATATACCCAGCACCTTCGATAACTTTTTCGCCGGCAGTTTTTACGCCTTTAACTATACCTTTAAGCATAATTAAATACCTGGGATACCGATAATATTAAATTCGCCATTCTTATCACGGTATAAACCGCCACCAGTAGCAACACGATAAGCGACACTACCAGCAACGACACCTTGAACGCCGAGACGAGTCATATCGTATTTAGCATTATCTTTATAAAATGCAGATAATTCTTCTTTGGCAGCTTTAACGACTTCTTTATCTTCGCTACCCATACGTTGAGCAAATTCTGGCGACATAAACTTATTATCGAACATAGTTCTAGACTCTTTATTTAAATAAGAGTATTGTAGAGCCTGAGTTGTATCGAGACCGATCATTCTACTCTTAGCCATTTGACCTAATGTATAATTAGGACTAGCAATTCTTTCAATGGAACCAATTTGATCTAAACTATCATTCATGATTTTCATGCCTGCTGCAAATGCTTCAGAACCAGTCTTGCCAATCTCTTTAGCAATAGTATTAGATCCATTAAAGGCTAATTTGCCGACTTCCATTGTTTTACTGATATTACCAGTAATAAGCTCTAAAGCATTACTCAGTTTCGCCATAAGCGTTTAACCTCGCATTTCTTTCTTCCTCGATTTGATCTTGTGACAAGAAGAAATCAGGATCATTAAGACTATTAATGAGGGCAGTGTCATGATTTGCGTCGTCGACGTTATTACGAATTTTATCTTTTCTAGTCGCAGCCAATAACTCAAATACTTTATCGCGTTTTTGTACGAGAGTCGTATATAATTCGATACCTTTAGATATCATTGGTTGAGTTATTTCTTGACCAGTTTCAGTTATATTCGTAACGACATCGATAACAGGATCATAATCTTTATTGTTGATATATTGCATTGCCCGCGAAATCAGGAGGTCTAATGTAATTAATTCATGTACAAGAACATTATCGGTATAGGACGATTCGTCGAGATTAAATTCTTTTTGATACTGCATAAATTTTTGAGCAATTAAAGTCGTTTCACAAATACATGGTTCACCGACTTTAACGAGTCCCGCTTTATGCAAAGGATCGTTTTTATAAATACAATTTTCGCCTTTACATAAGATCGGCATTTTAGCATAGATCGCATGATCAGTTGCTAACATATGCATGGCTTTATCGAAGATAATTTTACCTTCTTCGCTGTAGCCCCAAGAATTATAATCTTGAACGAACTTATCCATCTGTTCGATAAGCTCTTGCTTTCTATTAGAAAGTTCTTTTTTCGACATAGGAATATCCCTCCTAATGCTCTATATTACCAGCATTACGAACTTTCTTGATTCTTTCCATAATATCGTCGACAGTAATTTCTAAATTTTCTTCTTCACGGTCGACAGATTTAATCGGTTTAGACTTATCAGGTTCTGGTTCACCTTGATTTTTCCAATCAATCCATGCCGCCATTTTATCGGCAAAATCTTTAGCCGTTACTACTTTATTATATAAATTATAATAGATGTGCATTAACGCTTCAATTTTTAATGGCTCCATAGAGTCTTTAATAAATCCATAGATATTTTCTTCGACTTCGTTATCGAAAGATAGATCGGCCAATGTCCACACTGGAGTTCCGTCGTCTTCATAGTGGAACTCAGAGATAACGACTTCATGAGTTTTTTTATCTTCTTCAGATGCAATTTGATTGCTTTCGTTTAACGTAAGAATTTCGTCTTCGTCAAAGATGTTATTAGCACCGAATTGAGGAATGTTAAATAAACCATATGGTTCATATGCATCTTTTACAGATTGTAAATACGGGCCGAATTCTTCTGTTTCGATAAACTCTTCGTCGAAAAATGGCTTATCTAATTTAAATTTATGAAGCTCGTTCATAAAGAATAATACAAAGTTTAACTTATACATGTTAAGATCTTTGTAATCTGTGCATGCACGTTTACATGCTTTAGTAAGATTGTTAATCATGTTTAACCTTTCTTGCGCAGCAAAAAAGACGATATAATAAATAAATACATCGTCTTAATTAAGCATTATTAAATTCCAGTACTGCCAATACCGCCGATGCGTTCACCGTCTGCATCATCGTCGTCCGTAATTAAAAATTTGTGGAATACGCCTTGAGCGACACATTCGCCTTTTTTAATATGAACGACATCATCGTTATGAGATAACAAACCTAAAGAAATTTCACCTTCATTAGTTTCGTTATTATAGAAGTCGCTATCGATAACAGCGACACTATTAATCATACGTACACCACGTTTAAATGCTGCTGAAGAACGAATGTGAAGATACAATACTTCATCGTCTTCCATAGCTGCTTTAACGCCGGTCGGTAGTACATATAATTTATTAGGATACAATTCAATATCTTCGATAGCAAAGAAATCATAACCTGCAGATTTCTTAGTTTTACGTTTAGGAAGTTTAACTTCCATGTCTTTACATCGAGATACTACTTCAAATTTTCTCACTTTTATCTACCTGCAATCTTATCTACTTCTTTAGAAATCTCGTTCATTAGCAAAGTTAATTCACTAACGGCAAATTCTTTTGAAATGCATCCATTATTATATAACAGTGCATATGCCTTAACATGATCATAAGATAAGTCAGAACAGAATTGATCGACAATCTTTTTATTTGGCCAATCTGTATCTAAGATACTATACACAATCTTATCTTTAGGATCATCCAAAAAAATTAAGATTTCGTCAGGAGAATACGCTACGTATTTCTTCATTCGATTTCCTTTCGCTAATTAAAATATATATATCGTAATTATACTTTAATTATACACGATTTTTTGATTGTAAGCAAATAAAGGAGAGAAAGGGAGGGAACGGTGCCGCGAAAGCGGTGCCGGATCCTCCCAAATGCGATGCATTTATTTATATTATTTTAACCAATAAATTCTATTAAATTTCCAAAGTAATCTACATTTTCGTGCATTCACTTTTTTACAATGTTTAGTTTTTGATTGAAAATTTAAAGCCAATTGTTCTGGATATAAAGCTGTAACATAACCTGTATGAATTTCTCCATTTTTATACGTATAAGAAACTAAATCTCTATGCTTAATTCCTAATACATTGTTAGTTTTTGCTTTTGATTTTCTTCTCATCGGTTTAACAGTCCACTCTTTTATGTTACAAGAATCTGGAATACTATCTGTAATACATATAGCATCATTGCTATGGGATTTTTCTATATTCCATTCAATTCTTTTATTTGCAGTTTCACCACCATTAGTTAGATGTAATAATCCTAATTCAGATATTTTACTTCGTAGATAGTTTTTACCTTGCATAACATGCATTGCGTAATCAAACCGTTTAGGTTTAGAATTAATCTTTTTAAAATATTTATCTTCAAAATCTTTTTCTTTACCTTTTGTTCTGTCATGACATTTGGAACAAAGCGTAATTAAATTTCCAATAGTATCTGCTCCGTGATATTTTCTTGCTCGAATATGATGTACTTCTAATTTACAATTAAATTTTCCACATTCCTGACACTTATAGTTATCACGAATAATAGTAGCCTTTCTAAGATTCTCATCTAAACGATTAGACTTTTGATATTGCCATTTATAAGGCTTGTAATCATCTGTCATTGCACGAATATCAATACAAACATCTTCAAGATAATATTCTTTAATATATATCCATTTGTTTAACTGATATAATACTCTTAAAATAGCATATTTCTTTTGCTTAATGCTTGGCGCTAACCTGCCAATTCTTTTAGAGGATGAACGATTATTAAATCTTGCTGGTCTATATCTTTTATGATAACGGTGATAACGTCTATATCTACGTCTAGTATCCATTTTATGTTTTACATCTTGACGTTGCTCAATAGTGCCTTTGAATATTACCTTATTTTTAGTAGGACATTTTTGAACAATAGCTAAACCAACATGTAAAGAACCATCATCTATGCCACAAACCATATAACTTTTGTCATTTTTATCGATATTAATTTTTTTATTTAATTGAATTATCATAGGATATTTAGATTTTAATTTTGCTCTATTTTTTCTAATTAAATACCAACCTTTTTTCACTTTTGTTGGCGCCAATGGTCGATTATCTTTATCGACTACAAAGCAATATTCAATTTTATTTTCCATCTCTGGACACCTTCCTTACGGAGCATTTTTCGTCTTGCCAATGTCATGGAGGGTATATGTGTTTCTCTGTTATCTATGCAGAACATTAGCATAGTTTCTTGATTGGCACTCACAGAGCTTCAGACTGACGAGCACATCTAAAGGTGTGTCTTTAACCTTCTCCATAACGTAGTTCATATCTGCAACATATCTTTCGATAGTAGCAGTCACTAAGGCTAGAAACCTATTATTAAGTAAATATAAATAAGAAATATAGCATATATTTGTTCACTTATTTACATTTTTGTTTATAAAAAATAAACTACTTAATAATTAGTCCCAAATGACTGAGCATTAGTGCTCTTCTTTGGATTCCAACAATCTTTTTGGAATGCATTCACTAGATAAAACAATCTTTTGTTTTCCATCTTTTACATATTGAATGTCGATAGCCGTATTATGGATATCGACAAGGCCTATGAAGACAGCCGGTTTTTTGCCATGCAAAATAATTTCACCAGGATGAACTTCATTCCAATTAACATTCATTATCTTCCTCGGAACTTATTGTACAAGAACACTAATACATATAATAAAGTAACGACAATGAAAGTATAAAATACAGTTATCAATTGTCTGTTAAATATATTGTATTGTGCTTCAACTATTTGTGACAAACTAATAGCTAAAGATAATACGAATAAGTAATCTTTCATGGTTAACAAGTCGTTAAATAATTCTCGAGCTCTTCGATCGTTTTGAGCTCGACCTGTTCATTGATCCCGTCAAATGCTAATACAACATCTTGATAAATATCGAAATACCAAGTTACGTTATTTTTCTTAGCGATGACACGAGTACAATGATCTTTTTCAGAAATAATAGGAGATTCGAAACATTCAATAATTTTATTTAAAGCTAATTCCATTATTTAAATTCTCTTTCTTAAAAGAGTATGCATACCGTGGGCCCATATCTCTACGTATATTCCGACTCATTATACCGATATGCATACAGTCTTTTATATTACATAAATTCTTCGTATTCGTCAATAGTAATTTTATTATCTTTATATGTGACTTTCCATATATTCTGATTAGAAGATCCTCTAAATTTTAAAGATGGATCTTTTAATTCGTCGATAAATTTACCGTCGACTAAAGCATCGACTAATTTTAATAACTCGACTTTTTTAGGATCCATAATAATCTGATTGATCGTATATCCAGAGTAACACCAGATATCTTTATTTTTGAACCATTCTTGATCTTTTAAATATTTATTAATAAAAGACACAAGACCGTCGACATTTTCAAATGGTTCACCACCTAATATGGTTAAACCAGATACTTGAGGATGTTTTAAATAATCGACAAGTCTATGCGCCTCCATATCATCGAATAGTTCACCGGCTTCATGGCTCCAGTATTCTTGATTGAAACAATTAAAGCAATGATGAGAACATCCTGTTACGAATAATGTAGCTCTAATACCGGGACCATTTGCAATATCGTATTCACGAATTTGTCCGTAATTCATTATTTTTCAACTACTTTCAATAATCCATTTTCGCTCTTAACAGAAATATGTGGAACTTCGTAAATTTTAGCTGTATGATGTTCGATGATACAACCACGATATTGATTCCAATCATCTAAAAATACTGCTAAATCGGCATTCGCTAGCATCTTAATAGAGTCACCAAGGGCTACTAAAGGTTCTTTGCTTTTATTTTTAGGAGAGTAACTTTCGATAATTTCAATATTCGTAGAATCAAGATATTTAGTTAAAAATTCTTGAACTTCACGAATGTTACTTAAGATTTCTTCGTGTGTTTTACCACGCATCGGTTGAGATAAAAATACTTTCATAGCTTTTTCTCCTATCGAATAATATGCTGTTCGTTAATTAAGATCATATCTTTACTTATTAAGTTTTTATCAATATATTCTTGGCGTTTTTCTTCAGCTTTTTCTAAAGATTGAAATACGCCCAACACAGAATTATCATAATCATCAGAACAAATAAATAATATATAAACCGTATCAACCATGTTTACCTTTTTATTACTCATTAAAATCATTAATATAACAAGTTTTTACATAAATTTGATCTTCGGTATATCCATCTTCCAAGAAATTCTGATATTCTTCACGAATATTTTCTTCGTTATACCAAAGAGATTCGATTTTATCGTCGACCATTAAAATAAATACTTTTTCAGGGTTGTTCATACAATACTCCACATTCCTTAACTTTTTTTAATATTTCTTTTGCGATCACATCGATATCACGAATAACTTTATGATCGGCACAATTAATCATAATTGTACTATACCGATTAGCTATTTTCTGATATGCATGATCGACTTTCTTTAAATATTCGATATCATTTTCATGAATATCGCCAGTATTACCACCAGTCTTGCCTTTCCGTTCTGCAAGTAAGTTTAACCGGATTCTGATAGGGAGGCGTAACATAATAAGTAAATCCGGTTTAGGTAATTGCAATAAACGATATTCAAAATTTTCAAGCCATTGCAAAAACTGATCTTGAGCAGTTGCTTTTTCATAACGAACGACTTGATATAACTCATTAGATGTTGTATAACGATCACAAATAAGAATTGCGTCGTCTTGATTTAATAATTCTTTATATTTGGTTTGAAATGCTGCATAGCGATCCATCGCAAAGAAAAGGGAGGCAATTTTGGGATTAACGGCACCATTTCCACCAAACGTTCCATCTAAATAAGATTTAACGAATGCTGAATATTCAGATTCATAATCAGGAAAACTAATTAAATGAACGTTATAGTTCTCTTTCTTTAAAGACTCATATAATTTATTGGCTTGAGTTGCTTTGCCGCAACCGTCGCCACCATCAATAACTATTAGTTTCATATAGTAATCCTTTTAATAGTAGAAAAGGCTCCAAGTGGAGCCTTTATTTAAAATAAGAAATTAAAACTATCTTTTGTAAGATTAGTTTCGTTTAAATTATAGTCGGCTTCTTCTGGATCTTCTGTAATAAGACCACCGCACATAGCGATTAAATCTTCTAACATTAATCGACTATCGATAGTCGAATTGATCGCCGAAGAAATTCCTTCTAGTTTTTGATTATAAGTCGTAACGATTTGATCGCTTAATCGGCTACTGTAGAAAATAAATTCTTTCTTGCCGTCTTTATCGGCGCGAATAAGACCAAGCATAACTTCGTTACTTTCTAAAGTAAAATCTTTAATATATAAAGAATCAGAATCGATACTTAAAATAGTATCTTCATCTAATACTTCTTTATCGACAAACCAATTAAAGAATATATTAGTCATAATATCCTTGCGGCCAGTATAATTATCGACAGTTATAACGACAATATCGTCGGTAAATTCATCTTTAAAGTAAACAGCTTCTGCGCCACCATTAGGCTCTGGAGCATTCGTAACATCTCCAGTATAAGCAGCAGCATTATTTTTTAAGTCGCAATTCCAACCAATATGTAATCTTTTAGACTCAGCATGCAAATCTAAATCGACGCGACTGTTAGGCTGATTAAACCAATGAATACCGAAAGAGAAATTATCGGTAGCATTAATTTTAGAACACATCGGAATATTCCCGATAAAGTTCTTTTCAGATGTCGGTACTGCATATTGAATATATTTAGATAATAAGAACTTTTTGCCTTCGACTTTATCTTTAAGGTCTGCTCTAATAGAATTAGAAATAAGAACTAAACGACGAGCTATCACAGATGGATATTTCGTTTCTTTAGATTCTTTAACGAAGATTTTACCGTTGCGAATATTATATAATTTATATTCGGACTGTGTTAACTCATTAAGAAGATAATTGTATAAAGAAATTTTCTTGAATACAGTAACGTTCTTTAATTCTTTTATAATATCTTTATCTAAAACAAACGGACTTGCAATATTATCGAGAGGCAATTGTTTACAAGGAACATTTAATGTTTTTGCCAACTTAGATGCTTTATTGATAATTTTAGCATTAGCCTTACTATCTTTTTTTAGCATAATCCAAAAATCGCGATAACGATTAAACGTTCTAGCAATTGTTTCGACACCGTAATTTTCAGCAAAAGAAGCTAAAAGCTTAGAACTGTTATAACGATAGCTGTTAACATTAAAATCTTGTTTATTATATTTACTACTGATTAAAAGAGTACTACCAGTTTTTTTATAATAAATATAACGAATTAAATCGATAGCATTAGACGGAGTGTAATAACCGGCGTCAATTAAATACGCTTTAATTTCTTTATTTTTAAAATCGTCGATAGAAAATCTATTAGTATAAGACGGAATAATTTCCATTAATAATTCAATAGTTTCTTGTTTTAATGCAATACCAGATACAAGACCTTTAATTTTCTCGACAAGTTCATCGACCGTAATCGGATAAATGATCGTGAATTTAACAGGTTCTTGATCATTATCTAAACCAACATATTCGTTAGGTAAATATGTCGACTCTTTATCGACAGGAATAGTGCCGAAACAATTTCCGTCTTCTTGATGAGTAAATACAGATAAATAATGTAAGGCTTGATGAAGTCTTAATTCATCTAAGTCCATAAGATCGACAGCTTTAACAGATCGATGTAATGTCGATTTATTAATTTGATCGATATATTGGTTACCGTAATAACTTACTAATGTATTGCTATCATTAGCTGTTAAATAATTTATGGCCTCGTCGACAAGATAGATGCCACTTTTAAACAGCTTATCTCGTTTAACTGGATTAACGCCGTCTTCGATTAAAATTCTTTTGAATAAACGAATAATCGCATCACGTTTCTTTTGATTAATCATATCTTTTCCTCCATATTTTTTTATTTAATTCCGTAATATTCTAACAATTGTTTTACTGAAAAAGATGTTAATTCAATATTGTATTCTTTTAAAACATCTTTTAAAAACTGTTCATCAAATTGATCTTCTTCTTGATATTTATATGCTCTAAAAAGACAATCATCCAAGTAGCTACTAAGACTTCGATGACTATTTAACCATTTTCCAATACGTTTTTGCAAAGTTTTCTTTTTCTTTGCATCAGATTTACTGTTGTGTTGCTTATAACAAAAAGCAGCAAATGCCTTTTTTATTGTTTTATATCCATAACCTTGAGCATCATCTAATATCTCTCCAGTGCGAGTATCAATCATTACATATCTATTATCATATGGTTTTGACAGCTCATCACTTTGAACAGCTTTTAAATATTTGTTTTCTATCTTTTCTTTCATCATTGTTAGCATCACTTTTAACCAGTATAATAAAAAAAATGATGACTGTGACAAACAAAGACATAAAAGACCTTATTTGTCACAGCCATCATTCTTAAAATAATTGCCGGCGAGAAGTAAGATCATCCAATATAATATTAATAAAAGGAACTTCTTTATGCCGACAGTTAAAATAATAATTAGGCGAAGAGTAAATCATTTTCTTCAGCTTTTTATAATTAAAAGGAACTCTTTTATGCCTAAGCTTATTATACTATCTTTAATAGTTAAATGCAACTATTAATTTTAAATATGGAGTACTCTAGACTGAATTTCTTTAGTACGACCTTCGTTCCAGAAATTGTCTCCTAAATCCTTTATACCGTCGGTTTCCCGATATTTTTTAGCGGAGTAGACTATACCTTCAGCGCTTTTCAGCGTTCTCACCATGGTAGTCGTTGAGGGTTATTCTTATATATATAAGAAGCTTCCCTGCGGATTATCCAATAATTAACCTTTTTACTGTACCTGAGTAATTACTTCAGCCATTATTGTATCACTACAATAACTTAGTAGTCAATTCTCTAAGGACGTTCCCGCATATAGATGATTTAACGCGAGCCTTTATATTAACCCGCACGTTCTGCGACAGACTTCGAGCTTGCTATGATCTTTATTGCCGCACTTAGGACATACCCAATCGCCATGTCCATCGGCAATAATTTCACCTTCGAATCCGCACTCATGACAATAATCTGATTTAGTATTAAATTCTGCATAAATAATATTATCGTAACAGAATTTAATAATACTTAATACAGCCTCAGTATTATTTTGCATTGAAGGCATTTCGATATAACTTAAACATCCGCCAGTCGAAATTTCTTGGAATGGAGCTTCGAATTTTAATTTATCGAAAGCATTGATTTCTTCTCTTGGATCTATATGAAATGAGTTTACATAAAAGCCTTTATCAGTTACATCTTTAATCTCGCCAAATCGTTCACGATCGGCTTTGCAGAAATTATGAGTTAAACTTTCACCAGGAGATCCATATAAACCAAATCCAATATTATATTCTTTATTCCATTGATTACATTTATCTTTCATAAATGTAAGGATTCTAGTAACAAGATCTGGATGTTTAGTATGAGATTCACCTGTTAATAAAACAGATACCTCATAAATTCCCATATAACCTAAAGATGCAGTGCTATAACCATCAGAAATATATTTATCGATAACTTCGCCTGGTTTTAATCGAGCTAATGCACCATCTTGCCAATGAATCGGAGAAATATCAGATGTTGTACCTAATAAGCGATCATGTCTAAAAATTAATGCTTTTTTACATAATTCTAAACGTTCTTCTAATAATTTAAAGAACGCTTGTTCTTTATCTTCTGCATCTTGTACCAAAATAGCGATTTGCGGAAGATTAATTGAAACGACGCCGATATTTTCACGGCCATCCCATTTGTATTTACCTGTTTCAGGATCTTTCCAATTAGATAGGAAACTCCTACACAACTTAACATAAATTAAGCTGGACTATCTCTTCATTTATTTAAACAAATGCGATGCACATCGAGTAGCACGTCTCTACTCTACTTGGCTACATTCATCACCAATAGTCTCTACACTTTCGTAATAATACGCTTAGCACGGTATTACCATTAAGGGTTCACCGTTAGCCCCAAATAAGGGACACCTGTTTTGTGACACAGTTCACATCGTTTTACATGGGCCATTATATGTTAACCCATGCAGGTAAATACTTCTCCGTCATGTACTTCTTTTAATTTTTTAGCAGAAATATAATCAGGATACATTCTTTTAGCAGTACATTTAGCAGCTAATTCTGTTAAATAATAATACTTAGAATCCTCATGGATATTATGTTCATCTAAACAATAAATTAATTTAGGAAAACTTGGCGTAACATAAATGCCGTCTGCATTTTTTACACCTTCAATACGTTGCTTTAACACTTCTTCACAAATTAATGCAGCATAATTAGCATATTCACCATTAGGATTAAAATTTAAAAATAAAGTGACAAACGGTGCTTGCCCATTGCTTGTATTTAAGGTCTGGATCTGGTATTGAATAGTTTGAATACCATCTTTCAGTTCCTTCATCATCATACGTTCAGCAATTTTTTCTTTATTTACTTCATCTTTAAAAATTTCTAAATATTTATCATAAGATTTTTTAAGATATGGAGCTAAAATTTCATCGAATCCATTAATTGATTGTCCACCAAATTGTCCGGATGCCACTTGAGCTATGACCTGTGTGGTAATAGTACAAGCAGTTTGGAAAGATTTAGGCGTTTCAATTAATTTATTATTAATACGAGTTCCGTTATCTAACATATCTTTAAGATTAATTAAACAACAATTTGGAATTGGCTGGATTAAATAATCCATATCATGAATCCAAATACTACGATTATCATGAGCTTCAAGAATATCTCGAGGCAACAATTGTCGACGAGCAATATCTTTAGATACTTCGCCTGCAATTAAATCACGTTGAGTAGAAGCAGCTTTTGCATTCTTATTAGAATTTTCATTAATTGTATCGACATTTGTACCATCGATAAGGCCTAAAATAGCTTTATCAGATGTATTTTCTCTACGACGATATTCTTGAACAGCTCTATATGCTTCATAAGCACGAGCTACGTCTTTTTGCTTATGCTTAACAAGAAGATCAAATACCATCTTTTCGATACGTTTAATATCGAGTTCCTGGAGCATAAGAGCTTCTTGCGTTATTTCTTCGGCAATAGAATTAGCTATTTTTTCATTATCTTTAAGTAAAGAATGTTGTGCCTTACTTATGGCT